CGGNGCTATCGAAGCTGCCAGCATCGCCTCTGGTGCGACCNCAGCAGACAAGTTGTCCGCCAATGCGGTGACTGCCGACAAAATCCAAGCCAACGCTGTGACCACGGCCAAGATCGCGACGAATGCTGTCACGGCCAACGAAATCGCAGGCGCGACCATCATCGCCGAAAACATCCCGGCCAACGCCGTCACCACCCCGAAAATCGCGGCGGGCGAGCGCGAAACGGCCAAGGTGGGCGCCGGGTCTGTAGTCGCCGACCCTGTCGCCGCAGGCGCGGTGACCGCCGACAAAGTGTCGGCCAACGCCGTCACCGCAGACAAGATCGCGGCGAATGCGGTGACCACCCAGAAGATCGCGACAAACGCCGTAACGGCAAACGAAATCGCCGCTGAAACTATCGTTACGGCTAATACCGCGCCGAACGCTGTCACGACTGCCAAGAACGCGGCGGGTTCTGTGACGGCCAATGAAAACGCCTACGGGGCGATCACCGGCGATAAGGTCCCAGCCAATGCCATCACGGCTGGAAAGATCGCCGCTGGGGCCATCACTTCTACCGAAATCGCGGCCAACGCCATCACGGCAGACAAGGTGCTGATCGGCAATACCGCGAACCTTCTGGCCGAACCCGACTTCAATGCAGGTGGCGCGGGTTGGACTGGTGTCCCCAGCGCCAACTTCAACATCGTCAGCGGGATAGGCCCGCAAGGCAGCAGGAGCAACGTGATGCGGGCCACCCCAACAGCGGCGGACGTCAGCGTCAACAACNGGGATTGGCGCGTCACTACGCAGACGCTTCGCCAAGTCGTTCCGGGGTCGGCATTCCGATACACGATGACGGTTCGCCTTGTGAGCGGGAATTCTGGCTCGATACGCATCAACCCAGTTGAGTGCGTGACCCCGGATGGATCGAACCACTGGATCAATCCGGGTATCGCCGACGCCGCGACCATGACGCCCGGAGAATGGGTCACCCTGACCGGAGAGAGGGCATTGCCGTTTGCCCGGGGCTTCATGGGCCTGCGTGTCCAATGCTCCAACGCGGTCGGGACAGTTTTCGAGGTTGCCGACGTCTCCATGCAAATGATGGGGACGGGGGAATTGATTGTTGACGGGGCCATCACCTCGCTCAAGATCGCCACCGGCGCGGTTACCGCAGACGCTGTTGCGGCCAATGCGATCACCGCTGACAAGGTTGCGGCCAACGCCATCACGGCAGCCGCCATTTCGTCGGGCGCTGTCACCGCTGCCAAGGTCGCGGCTGGTGCCATCAAAACGGCCAACTTGGCCGCCGGGGCTGTGAACGCCGACAAGCTGGCAGCCAACGCCGTCACCGCAGACAAGATCGTATCCAATGCGGTGACCACCGCAAAGATCGCGGCGGGCGCTGTCACGGCGAACGAAGTCGCGGCCAATGCGATCACCGCCGTCAAGATCGCGGCGGGCGCAGTCGAGACTGCCAAACTGGCCGCCGGGTCGGTTGTGGCAGACAAGCTGGCTGCGGGCGCGGTCACGGCTGATAAAGTTGCTGCAAACGCCATCACCGCCGACAAGCTGGCGGCGAATTCGGTTGTCGCTGGAAAGATCGCTGCCGGGGCTGTCACCGCCACCGAGATTGCGGCGGGCGCGATTACGACCTCGAAACTCGCCATCGGCGACTTCACCAACCTGATCACCAACAGCGATCTGACCAATGACCTCGGAGCCACCGGATCGAGTGACGGCTTCACGCTGAACAACGCCACGATCTACGGCTCCCCCTCGAACCAAGAGGGGAAATGGGCAATCCGGTTCGAGGCTGTGGAAGGGGGCGCGTGGGCGCGTTGGAACCAGCGCATCCCGGTCAAAGAGGGAGACAAGTTCTACCTCTCCGGCATTTTCCGGGCCTCCACCACCACGCCCTACACGACTAACCGCATTTCGGTTAACCAATACGATGCAGACGGTGCATACACGTCCGTCTCTCATGTGGCGGTAGAGACCTTCCAGACTACCTCTCCGCAGCACATGTCTGGCGTCTACACCGTTGGCCCTGGGGTGGCTTACATCCAGCCGATCTTCTTCAGGGTTTGGAACGCTTCCCAAAGCGGCCAGACGTTCCTGACGAAGCCGACCATGCGGCACATGGCGAGCGGAAGCCTGATCGTTGACGGGGCCATCACCTCGGAAAAAATCGCTGCCAATGCGGTGACCGCTAATCAAATCGCGGCGGGGACCATAACCGCCGCCGAACTCGCGTCCGGCTCCATCACCACGGCAAAGCTGGCTGCCGGGGCGGTGACGGCCACCTCTATCGCCACGGGTGCGGTTGTCGCTGACAAGATTGGGGCGAACGCCGTCGTATCGGACAAAATCCAAGCCAACGCTGTGACCACGGCCAAGATCGCCGCCAACGCGGTGACCGCCAATGAGGTAGCCGCGAATGCGATCACCACGGCGAAGATCATGGCCGGTGCGGTGACGGTTAACGAACTGGCAGCCAACTCGGTCACCGCCGCGAAAATCGTCTCGGGCGCGGTGACCGCCGACGCACTGGCGGCCAACTCCGTGACCTCCGACAAGATCGTGTCGAATTCGGTGACTACCGCGAAGATCGCGGCTGGGGCCGTTACCGCCACGGAAATCGCGGCGAACGCCATCGCCGCACGCCACCTCATGGTCGGGGACTTCACGAACCTCGTTCCCAACGCGGACCTATCCGACCAAGCGTCGTGGACTATTCCGTCCCCGTGGGTTTTGGGCGTCTCTGGTTCGGCCTATAAAGGGTCGCATTGGACCAGTCTCGACGTTGCCGCCGGGGAGACTGGGAACTCGCCTGTCGTCGTATCGCAGGAATTCTCGGTTGATACCGGGGTGGAATACTTCACATCTATCCAAGCCCGCAGCAACGGCGCGTCGGAAACGATCAATTTCGTATGCAACATCCAGTGGCTGAAAACCGACGGCACCTCGATCTCCTACTCCTCCATCAGAAACCCAGCGACAGAAGGGCCGATCACCCATACGGCAACCACCTACTCGGCGTCCCTTGTTGCACCGTCCGAAGCCACCCGCGCGCGGTTCCGCTGGTATGTCGCCCGCACCAACTCGGTTGGTAAAGCTCTTGTAGGATCGCCCGAAGTCCGGCGGAAAAACGACGGTAAGCTGATCGTTGACGGGGCCATCGTCTCGGAAAAAATCGCTGCCAATGCGGTGACGACGGCCAAGATCGCCGCCGGATCGGTGACTGCAAACGAACTGGCTGCCAACTCGGTGGTCGCGGGAAAAGTTGCGGCTGGCGCGATCAGCACCGACAAGCTGGCCGCCAACGCGGTGAACGCCTCGAAGATCGCGGCGAACTCGATCACCTCGACCCAGCTTGCGACGAACTCGGTCACCGCAGACGCCATCGCTGCTGGCGCTGTTCAGGCGGCGGCGATTGCCGCCGGGGCGGTGGTGGCTGACAAGATCGGGGCAGGGGCCATCACCACGGCGAAGCTGGCCGCCAATGCGGTCACGGCAGACAAGATCAACGTGTCGAGTCTGTCTGCCATATCGGCGACCATAGGCTTCTTCCAGACCGCGACTAGCGGCGCACGGCTGGTCATCGCGGATGACAGGATCAGGGTCTTCGATGCTACAGGAACGCTGCGCGTGAAGATCGGGAACTTGGCATGAAGTGTGCAACGGGTTGCAAGACATTAACACTTGTAGCTGTCAATGCTGGCGTGGTATCTTGCCAAAACTGTCCACATGGGGGATGCCATGTCCAGCAGCGACGAATTCCGGGACCATCCGGACGCCATCATCGAACTGACCCGCCGCGACCTCGAAGACATCATCGAAGGGGCCGCTCGGCGTGGTGCAGAGCAAGCCCTGAAAGAGGTCGGACTTGATACCACCTCGGCAGGTGACGACGTGCGCGAACTACGCTCGCTGCTGAACGCCTTCCGGTCGGTCAAGTCCACGGCGCTCGATACCGTCGTCAAGAGCCTGACCATGACCTTCCTGTTGATCCTCGGCATCGGCGTGTCCGCCAAGCTGGGTCTCTTCGGCGGCCTGCCGAAACCCTAGTGCAACCCGTTGCAAAGGAGGAGCCTATGGCCGTTCCGCGTCGTCTGCCGCCAAAAGTCGTCGCCACCCCGGTCGAGGGGGTTTCCATCCTCGCGCTGATCGGGCCGAAGCAGGTCGGCAAGACCACCGTCGCCAGTCACCTGCAAACCGAATACGGCTTCCACCGCGTCCGGTTTGCAGACCCCCTGAAGGACATGGCGGAATGCCTCGGCCTGACCCGAGAGCATCTGGACGGCTGCCGAAAAGAGGAGCCGATGGAAGCCCTCTGCGGCAAGACCCCGCGCCACGTCATGCAGACGTTGGGAACAGAATGGCGGAACATGATCGGCAAGAATCTCTGGGCCAACATCCTCGTGTCACGGCTTGCCGTCCTTCCAGAAGAGCGCCGATTTGTCGTCGTGGATGACATGCGGTTCCCGCATGAGCTTCAGGCGCTGAACGAAGCCTTCCCCGGGCGGGTGCGCGTCATCCGGATCACCAACGGTCAGAAAGGGCGCGCGGTGGTGGCGCAATGGCTGTGCCGCAGGCGCTGGGGTCGATTGGTGGTCCGTCTGCTGGGCATCGACATGCACGAAAGCGAAGCGTGGTGGCCGGTGCTGCCTGCCGACGCGGAGATCGAGAACACCGGCACTCTCGATCAGCTTAGAGACAAGGTTCACACGCTGCTGCGCGACTCCGGAGCCGTGAGCAGCAACAAGGCGCAGCGCCTGTCTGTGCAACGGAGCGACACATGAAGACTTTGAAACTGATCCCCAACTGGCGCTATGTCCTGACCCGGGCATGGTCTGTCCGGTTCGCCGTGCTGGCTGCGCTTCTGTCCTCGGTGGACTGGCTGCACGGCACGCTCGATGCCAGCCTCCCAATCCTGCAAGCGGTGCTTCCGTCCGAGTATGAAGGGACGCTGCGCTTCCTGATCACGCTCTGCATCGTCGCCTCGGCGGTGTCCCGACTGCTGGCCCAGATCGGCATCACCCATGCCGAACCCGAGAAGGAATGATCGCCATGTGTGTCTTCAAGTCCAAGCCCAAGATCACCCAGACCGCGCCGCGCACTGGGCTGCGCATGAAGAAATCCGCCACCTTCGCCGCTGTCGTGGTCGCGGCGGTCGGGGGGTTCGAGGGCTACCGTTCCTCGGCCTACCTCGACCCAGTAGGCATCCCGACGATCTGCTTTGGCGAGACCAAAGGGGTCAAGATGGGCATGACCAAGACCCGCGCCGAGTGCGAAGCCATGTTGGCCGATAGCCTCGCCGAACACGAGGCCGGGATGGAAAAATGCCTGTCGAACCACGCCACCATCCCGGACAAGCCTTACGGCGCATTCTTGTCTCTGACCTACAACATCGGCACCGGCGCGTTCTGCGGATCGACCGTCCGCAAGCGCGCCGAGGCGGGCGATCTGAAGGGGGCATGTGACGCGATCATGTCGTGGAACAAGGCGACCTTCTCGGCGTCGGCGGCTATCGCACAGCGGGCGCGGGGCGAAACCTGCACGAAGAAAGCCGACGGCAAATACCTCTGCACGATGTCCGGCCTGACCAAGCGGCGGGACGCCGAACGCGCCATGTGCCTCGAAGGACTGTGACATGGCGCGGCTGATCTCGCCCATCTGGGCCATCGTTGCGGTGCTGGGGATCATCCTCGGCACCGTCGTCTATGTCGGGGTAATGCGCGCCGAGGAGGTCAAGCAGGCCGTCCGCCGCGCTACCATGGAAACACTAGGTCTGGTCGAGACTGAAGCCCTCAAAGCAGAGAACCAGCTTCTCCGGGACCAGTTGACCAAGATCGACAATGCCGGGCGTCAGTGGAGAAAGGCCGCCGCCGAAGCGGAAGCCGAGGCCCGAGAAGCACAAGCAAGGATCGACCGCTATGAACGCGAAAACCGCATTCCTGACACTTGCGCTGTCGGTGACAGCCTGCTTGGCCGCCTGCTCGCCCCATGATCCGATTGCCGAGCGCGTTGGACGGGCAGGGGCGTCTCTCGCTGCCGTCCGCGCGCCCGGGCTTCCGGACCTTCCCGAAGATTGCAGGGTTCAGGTCCGTGCCGGACTGACCACGGGGATGAGACTGGATATTGCGGTGCTGCACTACGATCAGGCCCTAAGCACCCAGAATTCCCGGGTTTCACGCTGCGCCGCATGGTATGACACGGTAGCGGGAAAGGCCCCATGAGAGAAAATTCGACAAAGTTAAACTTCCTTATTGCAACGGGTTGCACCGTTTGCTAGGGTGAACTTGCTCACGCACCCTAGCGGGTGCTCAAGTTTGATTTGACTTTCAGGGACGTCCGCCGGGTTCGGCTGGGCGTCCTTCTTTTTTGCCCAGTCCCACAGTCGAATTGTGTTGACGAAGGATTTAAGATACGGTATAAAGCAAGGGTCGAACGGAAAACTGAAAGGGACCACCGATGAATACGACGATGACCGCCATTCAGGCGTCCATCCGGAACGCGGACACTTTCCGCGACCAGTTGAACATCCTTGACGCAGCAGCCGTCGGCGTGATCCTCTGCCGCACCCGCGAACCGCATCGCGTGGTCGAGGCGGTCAAGGCTTACGCCTTCTCCCGGCAGCGGGACTTCTTCAACTGGTCGCTGCTCTACGGATGGGAGACCTATTCCCGCACCAGCCCGACCGATCCACCGAAGACCGACGGAAACCAGAACCCGGTGGACGCGCTGAACAAGATCGGTGCCGTTGGCCCGAACCCGGGGGAGGCGATGCCGAACGGCTTCTACACCTTCATGTTCCCGCATTTCTGGCTGAAAGACGGCGTGGGGCAGCGCGTTCCGATGATCTTCGCCCTGAAGGAATACACCCGCATGTTCGCGGTGAACAAACAGCGCCTGATCATGGTGGCCCCCCTCGGCTTCACCTTGCCGCCCGAGGTTTCCGAAGACGTCGTTGTGCTGGACTTTGACGCCCCGAGCTACGCAGAGCTTATGTCGGAGCTTGACGGCTTGATGTCTTCCCTGCCGAAGCAACCGCGCCTGACCAAAGAGGACCGCGACCGCATCGTCGCCGCAGGCATGGGCATGTCGCAGCAGGAATTCGTCACCGCCGTCAGCCGGGCCGTGGTGACGCATCGCCACCTCCTGCCTGCCGTCCCGGTCGATGACCTCGTGGACGAGGTGATGAAGGTCAAGACCGAAGTGGTCAAACGCTCCGAGGTCTTGGAGGTGATGCCGACCACCAACATGTCGCAAGTCGGCGGCCTCGACCAGTTGAAGGAATGGGTGCGGAAGCGGTCTCGGTGCTTCTCGCAGGACGCCCGGGATTACGGGATCGAAGCCCCAAAGGGCTGCGGCCTGTTCGGCCCTCCCGGCACGGGTAAGTCGCTCTCGGCCAAGGCCATCGGCCATGCCCTCGGGCTGCCCCTGATCAAGTTCGACGTCTCTCGCGTGTTCCAATCGCTGGTCGGACAATCCGAAGAGCGGGTCCGCGCGGCGCTGAAGATGCTCGACGCAATGGCCCCCTGCGTCGTCCTGCTGGACGAGATCGACAAGGCGTTCCAGCGGTCGAGCGGAGGCGACAGCGGCGTGAGCCAGAGGGTTCTGGGCGCGATCCTGACCCACATGCAGGAGACCGAGGCCCCGATCTTCTGGGTCTTCTCGGCCAACCGGGTGGACAACCTGCCGCCCGAACTTCTGCGAAAGGGCCGCCTTGACGAGATTTTCGCGGTCACCGTTCCGGACGAAGGTGAGCGGCTGGAAATCCTGAAAATCCACTTGCGCAAGCGCGGCCACAACCCGGACACGGTGGCGAACCTGCAAATCGCGGCGCAGAAGTCGGACGGCTATGTTCCCGCCGAGATCGAGCAGGCTGTAAAGGACGCGCTGATCGACGCTTTCACCGACAAGGTTCCCGTTACCGGCGACCTGATCGCGCACCAGCTTGACAACATCAAGCCGCTGTCCGAAGCCTTCGCCGAGGACTTCAACCGGATGCAATCGTGGGCCGAGAACAACGCACGCCCGGCGTCGAAGTCCATCATTCAGAGAAAGGCTGAAAAGGCCATCATCCCGGTTCGCACCCGCCCCGGGATGGGCCGCAGCCTCGAAATGGGTGGGTAAACGGTCCCGGCGCGGCTGGCCGTTCGACACCCAGCCGCGTGCCCACCTTGCCCCGGCGATCCTTCCGACCCAGATCGCCGGGGCACCATATCACAGGAGGATGAAATGCTCATTCAGGTCACGACCGGATCAGAGTCGTTCAAGACGGGTGCCTCGAAATATCACGTCTTTGTCGTTCCCAGCACGCGCTACAACCTTCCCGACCGCAAGGAACAGCACATCGGAATCGTCCAGCGCCTCAACCTTCCTTCAATCCCTGTCAGGCAGGTATCGGCAGAGCGGTCTCCCGCAGCCGCCGGGTCCATGGTAGACCTCGGATCGTGGACCAAAACCACGTTCGAGGTTCCCGATGGGCTGATCCTCAAGGTCTGGGGCCAGCGCACCTTGTCCGGGGCTGCAATCGGGGCGGATCGGGGTGTTACCGGCATCGGGGCGATGCTGATCCAGACCCGGGCATCTGCCGCGCTCCGGCGCATCACCTGCCTGCGCGTCCCGGACAGGCAGGCGTCCGTCACCACGGTCACGCTGGAAGGCAGGTTCGACGTCCTGACCCTGCGAGACGCGGCAGAGCAGGGCGCGGCCTTGCCGATGGATCGGATCGGCCAGTTCACCTCGCCAGCCGCCCGGCAGATTTTCGCGGTCCACCAAATCGACGGCGAGCTTTCGGCGCGACCAGTCGCCACGGTCGAGACCGTGAAGGGCGAGCGCGGCGAGGCGGTGCAGGTGCAGACCGTCAAGATGCGGCGAGCCATCGACCTCGGCGACTGATTGCAACCCGTTGCAACATAAATCTGTTGACAAACAATCTAGCACTTGTTATCAAGGTGCTATGGAAACCCCTGTCAGAGAAGGAACCCAGAATGTCTCACACCACGACACTGAAAGGCATCGCCATCAAGGACACCACCGCCATTGAACAGGCGGTCGCCGACTTGCAAGCCAAAGGTGTCAGCATCTCTCTCCTGCGCGACGCCACCCCGCGCATGTATTTCCGCGAGCAGGAGCGCGAGGTCGGCATCTGCGAATACGTCCTGAAACTCCCGGGCCGCTATGATGTCGGTCTGAAATGGGACGCCGAGAAGCAAGAATACACCGCCTATATGGATACATGGGGCGGCGACGTCCGGAATGCCATCGGCGCGGCCTGCCCGCTCCCCAGCACCGACCGGGATCGTGAAGGCGAGCACGCCATCGGCGCTTTCACCCAGCGTTACGGCGTCAACGCCGCAAAGAACCAAGCCGCTGCACAGGGCTATATGGTTACCGAGCGCGCCGCCGAGGACGGAACCATTCACCTCGAAGTCCAGCTTTAATCGAAAGGCCACGACCATGTTCGACAAGAAAATCCTGATCACCATCCCGCCCTACGGCGCACCGAAGATCGAGGCAGAAGGCTTCAATGGGATCGGCTGCGCCGAGGCCACCGCCGCGTTCGAGCAGGCCCTGTCCGGCGGTGCCATCGAGAACCGCACCTACAAGCCCGAATGGTCGAACCCGGAAACGGGGACCGAGCAAGAACAGGAGGGCCTGACGTGGTGACACAGGTTATCACCTTCGAGACCTCTGGCCGGGTATCCGGCCTTCAGGTCAAAAAGGGGCGCGGGCTTGACCTACGGTCCTTCGGACCGGCCAAGATCGTTCGCGCTTCGGAGATCGTCTGGGATGAGGACAACCAAGCATGGGCGGTCGAGATCATGGACGCGCCCGGGTTTGAAGACCTGAAAGGGTGCCGCCTCACGCACAGGTCTGCCGCCGTGATCGGACTGGAATTGACCAAGGCGCTGCCGCCCTTGCCGGGCGATTACCCGGTCGCACTCTTCGAGCACTATGAAGACGCCGTCGAGTTCGAGATCGCGTATCTGGACGCTCACCGTCTAGCTGGCAGGTTCTGAAAAACTTTCGGTTGCAACCCGTTGCAGCCGATCCCGCGTTGACACAAGGTCTTGGGGCTTATCTTAAAACGACCCCAAGACTTACACTGGAAGCTGCCGGACGGTCCCTAAAAAATTTATTGACAGAGGCGTGATCCTTCGTCAGTTTGGACCGCAATAAGAAGGGAATCGAAGGACCGGGAAACGGCCCGAAACCCCCATCAAACACGAACTTGAGCACATAGGGTCTGCCCCCAAACTAGCGTCGAAAATCCGGGCGAGCCGGGTGGATTATTGCGCGACGAGGGCAGGCGATAGGGACATGAGACATGGCACAACTCGCCGCTGACAGGAACGTCGTTAATTTCCGTTATCCGGGCGCTACAAGTGTGGCGCAGAGGCTGGCTACAGGTGAAGCTCTCACCGTGATGGACAAGCTGCTGTTCCGGGAGCGCGTGGACGATGTCTGGCTTGCGCATCTCGACAGCACCGAAGCCAACGTGATCCAATACATCACGCGCCGCACCGTCCATTGGGGCCGAGACAGGTTCACCGCATCCACCGAAAACGTGCTGAACGGGACCGAGAAGTATCCCGGGGTCCGGGTCGGAAAGACGGCCTACTTCTCTGCCCTCAAATCGCTCGAAGCCAAGGGCATGATCCAGCGGGTTCGCCACAAAAACGGGCGCGTCACCGTCGTCATCAACACTGAATGGACCCCGGAGGACCAAGAAATGATCCCGGTTCCGAAGCGCCTGAAGGGCGAAAAACCGCAGGAAGCCGGTTCGCGAGACGAACTGGGTCAGTTCGCGAGACGAACCCTGAATACAGACAATGGGATTTCAAACAGTCTTATTGGCGAGGTCGCCGCTGACGCGCCGACCCCGCGCTTGTTCACGCCGAAGGAAAAGACCGAGAGGAAGCCTTCCCCGGATGAAAACCAAAAGCCGTGTTTTTTCGGCGCGGCCAAAGAAACTAGGAAGTGCGACACCGAGGCGGTGCAACCCGCTGCAATTGCCGTCCGTCAGCGCATTTCCCGGGTGCAGGCCGAAATGCGCGAGAAGACCGAGAAGCGGGCCGAGGCCGCGCTGAAGCGCGCCACCGAGCGCAAGGCTGGTCTTCCGACCGCGACCGAGCTTGAGCGGGTCTGGATCAGGGCGCTGATGGAAGCTCACCCGCTCCGGCTGCACGTCGCATGGTCCCGCAAGGAGCAGGGCATGGTGAAGCAGGCCCAACGGAAATGGGCCGAGGCCAAGACAGGCACCTTCGCGGAATTCCTCGACTTCGCCGCCCGGAACTGGGGCGCGGTGGTTCAGCGCAAGCTGGCGTGGATGACCAAGCCCGCTGCCCCGACCTATCCGAGCCTCGACTTCCTGATCTGGCGGCTGCGGGATTTCGTGGAGGTCTGGATCGACCGCAAGTCGCACGTTTTCGCCACCGATGCCGACAATGATCGCTACGCCCGGCTGATCGCTGCTGGCATGGGCCACGACGAAGCGGTCAAGGAGATTGCCCGCGAACAGGCCGCGCTGGACATGCGTCGCGAGATGGAGCGCCGGGAGGCCAATGTCGCCAAGCAGGCCCGCCGCGCCAAGGAGCGCGAGGAACGCGCCGCCCGGCTGGAAGGTTTCGCCGAACGCGCTGCCCAGCTTCCGGACGGGTCGCAGGTGAAGGTCACACCGGGCACCCAACGCCGCCCCGGGCAGGTCTGGGGGCACCAGCCCGTGCTGAAGGTCGAAAAGCCAGAGCCTCCAACCCCGGAGACCCCGCGCCCGGCACCGCCGCCGCTGACGGATGTCCCGGCCATGCCGATGATCACCGAGACTTGGGAGGAGGCCCGCGCCCGCGTCATGGCCGAGCAAGCCGCCAAGCGCAACAAGGAGATCGCCGCTGCCAAGGCCCGCATGGAAGCCCAGAACAAGCCGGTTCTGAACCTGATGATCACCGAGACTTGGGAGGAGGCCCGCGCCCGCCGCGCCGCTGGTCTTCCCGCACCGAAAGGAACTGACGCATGAGCCTACCCCCCGAGCATGTCAAATCCCTGATCCGGGCCGGGGTCGGGATGACCTACCACGACAAGACTTTTGCCGATTACGGAACGCTGGGCCATGGTTATGCCGCGTGGGTGCAGGAGAACGGTCCAGACCTGAAACGGAACGGCGGACTGGTCATATTCACCGGCATGGGCCAGCATTGCGAATTGCGCATGGTGGCAAAGAATTTCCACCTGAATGGGGCAGGGGTCCGGATCAAGTCCTTGGTTCAGCTTGTCACCTGTCTGGATCGGCGGGGTGAAGCCTTCGAGGACATGGACGAAGCTCCGGTCCTGATGGTCTCGCCGATGCAGCGGTCGCGCGGGCTGACGCCATTGTCGCCGTGGCAGATCGAGCAGGTGATAGACTATCTGCGCGCACGCCTCGACCGGAGACAGGTTGTGCTTTTGGAATGGGCGAGTGATGCGGGACTTGATGCCGTGGACCCCATGTTTCAATGGTGGCCGTCAGACGTTATCGGCTGGCTGCGCAAGGTTGGTAGCATCGTGGACATGGCCGAGATTGAAAAGCGGGGTCGGCAATGAGCGCCGGGCTTCAGCTTCTGCGCGCCATCATCGACAACAGCGCGCGCACCATCTTCCGGCAACTGGATGAGCGGTTCTTCACCGAAGACGAGCTTCCTGCATTCCGGTTCGTCGCCAGCTACTTCGACCGCTACGGCGGATTACCCAGCGTCGATATTTGCACCGACAACCAGATACCGCTCTATCCGGTCAACGGGCCAGTCGATTATTTCCGCGACGTGGTCAAGAACCGCGCGATCTACAACCTGTATTTCCAGCGCCAGCAAGACCTCATGGAGATGTTGCAGCGGCAGGAGATGGATAGGTTCGTCTCGACCATAAGCAACATGGCCCGGGAGATGTCGAGCGTCGATGCCCGGCAGGACACCTATACGATGGTCGAGGCGATGCAGATGGTGATCGCCGACTTCGAGGAGGCGCAGCGTCATCCCGGGATGCGCGGGGTGACCTATGGCTGGCCGACGCTGGACGATGTGACCGGCGGGGCACGCACCGAAGACCTGATCACCATCGTTGCGCGCCCGGGTGTCGGCAAGTCCTTCAGCATCACTCGCATGGCCTGCATGGCGTGGGGTGCCGGTCACTCCATCGGGTTCGTCTCCATGGAGATGGGTGCAATCGAGACGGCGCGACGTGTTCTCGCCATGGGGTCTGGGGTAAACGCCGACTTCATCCAGCGCGGGCACGTTTCTCCATGGGGCGAGGAACAGGTGCGGGCCACGGTTGAGCGCGTTTCCGGTATGCCGCCGTTTCACATGATGGTGGGCGATCTGTCCAAGAGCGTGCGCGACGTGGACGCGATGATCCAAGAGCACGATCCGGACGCGATCTATGTCGATGCCTCATACCTGCTGCGCCCGACAAACGACCGCGATCTTCGCAAGAGGTTCGAGCTTGCCTCGCAGACCATGCGGGAACTGAAGTCGCTCGCCATCTCGCGCCGCAAGCCGATCATCCAGACGGTCCAGTTCAACCGCTCGCAGAAGGCGGATGAAGAGATGAGCATCGACAACATCGGCCAGACCGACGAGGTCGGGCAGATTTCGAGCTTGGTTCTTGGCGTGCGCAAGGGCAGCGCCCCCAATGAGACCACGACCCGGAATTATCGGGTCATCAAGAACCGTCACGGCGCGGACGGCATCGTCTTCGACACACGCTTCGACCATTCGCCATTCAACATGGATGAGATCGAGGACGCGCAAGGCGACGGCACCGACGAGAACGGCGATTACGATGGAACGCAGGGGCCTGCCCCCGCACGAGACGAATGGACGACAGCATGACCATGATGACCACGATCCAGACTCCGCTATTCGGGGCAGAGGCGCATGACGCCATGGTGCAACAAGTTGCAAATGAATGGAAAATACCGCTCCGGGGATTTGCCGACGCGCCGGTTATCGTGCTCTGCGAGCCGCCCAGCATCGAGGCCGCCCGGCAGTCCCTGCCCATGGATATGTCCCTGCTGAAGCTCTGGGCACGCGAGGCCAAGCGTGCCGGGTTTGTCGAGGCGGACTTCCTCATGGTTGGATTGTGCCCGCCGATCCCAAAGGCGGCGCAAGGCTCGGAGCGCGCCAAATGGGAATACGTCAGCCAGTATATCCCGGCGGTGCAGGAAGTCATCGAGAAGCACAAGCCGAAGCTGGTGGTTACCATTGGCGCGACACCGGGCCGGGTGATGGCGGGCCGCGCCGTATCGGTCAAGAACTGGCGCGGCATGTTTCACCCCTCCAAGATGGGGATGCCGTTCTTCCAGACCTTGTCGCTCAATCTGGTCTCGATACAGCCGGACAACCGACCCATTTTCGAGGCCGACCTTGGCATCCTTTCTCGGGTCAAGGCAGGCGGCTGGAACCCCGACGTTCTTGGCCGGATCGAGACGGATTACCGCTGGGCCGACGATCTGCAATTCATGCTGGACAGCAGACCCAAGATCATCGCGGTCGATACCGAAACCACGGGTATCGACACTCAAGCCGAGGACTTCCGTGTTCTCACCGTGCAGTTGACGATCAAGGAAGGGCAGACCTTCGTCTGTCGAGTCTGCCCAGACTATTTCCCGGACCATTTCGCCCGCCTTGGGCAGGACCGGGACACCTGCGCCCGGCTGCGCCGACAGATCAAGGCCCTGATGGAAGACCCGTCCATCGTGAAGGTCTTTCACAACGGAAAATACGATTTCAAGGCGATGCGATCCATTGGGATCGAACTGACGGAGTTCTGGGACACCGAGCTTATGGCCCGGTTCGTCAACGAGAACTTCATGCAATACAACCTTGACGACATGATCCGCATCTATGTCCCCGAGATGGGCGGTTTCAACGACCGCTTCAACGAGACCGTAGACAAGAACCGCATGATCGAGGTTCCTCCGGAAGATGAGATCGGGCCGGACGGCAAGGTGTTGCGCTACGGGATGCGCAGCTATGCGGGTGGAGACACCGACGCCACATTCCGCCTCGCCAAGGTGCTCACGCCCCTGATGCGGCAAGACCCGCACAACGTCCACGTTTTCAACCGGGTCCACAGGCGGGCGCTATTCGCCATGACAAAGACCATGGAGACCTTCGGCTTCACCATTGATGAAGACGCCCTGCGCGCCTTCCAGACTGAACTGGAAGAATGGGTGACGCAGGAGACCCAGTCGCTCTACCGCTTGGCTCCGGCAGCCGTCCGGCGCAAATACCTGACCGATCCGAAGGGGTTCAAATTCTCGCGCGACGAGGTGATGCGGGACGTCCTGTTCTCGAAGGAAGGGTTCGGCCTGAAGGCGTGCGTGTTCACGCCGGGCACCATGAACAATCCTGATCCGAGCAAGCGCATCCCCTCGGTATCGACCAAGGATCACATGCCCTATTTCCTCGACGCGCCGGGCGTCGCGGGACAGTTCGTTCAACGATACATCGAACTGAAGAAAGCGCAGAAAATGCTTGACACATATGCGCGGGGCTTCTGGAAATATATCAAGCCCGGCGTTGGTGGCGAGAACAAGATTGTTCCGCAATACAACTTCAGAACCAACACCAAGCGGTCGAACTCGTCTGATCCGAATGGTCAGAACTTCCCCAAACGGGGCCGCTTTGCCAAGCCGTTCCGCCGCCTCTTCCGGGCCAGTCAGGGAAAGGTTCTGGTTGCCTCTGACCTGTCGCAAGCCGAGCTTCGCATCGCCGCGTGGATGGCGAATGAACCGGAGATGCTGCGCATCTATCGCGACGACGGCGATATTCATGCCAGCACCGCTGCCATGACCATGAAGATTGACGACATCGCCTTTGCGGCGCTTGATCGGGCGATCAAGAAAGCAAAGCGCCAGAATGCCAAGGCGGTCAACTTCGGATATATCTATGGCGCGCGCGAGCAGACTTTCATCACTTATGCCAAGACCAACTACAACGTGGACTTCTCTCTGCGCGAGGCCACAGAGATTCGCGAAGGGTATTTCCAGAAGTTCTCGGCGTTGTTGCCGTGGCACGAGCGCATGAAGGCGTTCGCCAAGGAGCATGGCTATGTGAAATCCCTGCACGGTCTGACCCGGCACCTGCACGCCATCTATTCGACGGATTGGTCGATCATGTCGGGGGCCGAGCGCAACGCGATCAACAGCCCGGTTCAGAACTTCGGGTCCGACCTCGGGATCATCGCCTTCCTGCGGTTGTCCGCACAGGCCGATCCGAACCTGATCCGGCCCATCGGCTTCATCCACGACCAGTTGGTTGCCGAGGTGGATGAGAACTATGTCGCCGAGGGCATGGGCTGGCTGAAATGGGTGATGGAGAACCCGCCGCTCGAAGAATGGTTCGGCATCCGCCCGCCGCTGCCGATCAAGTCGGACCCCGAATGGGGGCGAATACTTGGCGACACGACAGAGCTTGCCGATGCTCCGGAGATGGCCGAGCGCGTCGCCGAACACGTCCGCAAACCCGACTGGTGGGTGGACGATGAAGAGGCGGTCTGGGCGCAGTATACGGCCAATGCACAGGTTCCGGTCCACCTGATCCGAGAGGCGTTCTTCGACTGACACAAGAAATGTGTTGACTAACAATTATGGGTGCGGTATAAGATAAGGGTCAGAGACAAGGAGCTTGCCATGAACGCACCCGTTAATCCCCGCCGCCTCACCGGCAACCCCGAACGCGCATCGCGCATCGCCACGCCCGTCCGTGAGCGGGCACCGCGCCCCCGGGCCGTGGAACTGGACAGTGATGCGCCCAAGGACACGGCGCATATCGCTGCGCTGAAGGAATACGTCCGGGCGAACAAGGCCAAGAACGCGGCCACCCGCGAGGAGAGCGCCGCCAAGAAATCGCTGGAACGCGCCATGGCATCGTCCAAGATGCCCGCCTTCAGCCATGTCGTGGACGGCCTGACCTATGACGTCACCTTCAAGCCCGGCGAAAAGGACTTCGTGGACGTGAAGGAACTCTACGGCAAAGTCGATCTGGATACCTTCTTGCAGATCGTCGGGGCGTCGCAGGGGGCGGTCAAGGAGATGGCGGGATCGGTCATTCTGGCGCAGGTGCTGAAGACCGAAAAGACCGAGGCCGCCGTGAAAGTCAGCCAGCGCAAGAACTGATGGCGGGGCCGGTGGACTCCCGGCTTCGCATCCCGGAATATTGCAACCCGTTGCAGGGAGTCGGGTATGCGCTATGACGATCTGCGGCGGGTCTTCCAGCGAATGGGAATGGACCTGCCGCAACCCAACCATTCAGGGTGGATACACCTCGCCTGTCCCTACGCGCCGTGGAAACACAAGGGCGGCGTGGACAGGTCACAGGGCTTCTCGGTCAAGGTCGAGGACAGCGGCATCAGCGCGTTTTCTTGTCCGGCCTGCAAATCGAAGGGCCGAATAGAGAAACTAGTCCGCGATCTGGGCCAACTTCGCGGCCACGATTACAGCGCCTTGGAGCGCGAGGTCTCGCAGGTCGAGACCATGGGGGCGATGATGATCCCCGCATGGGAGGACAGGCACAGCCGGTCTTTCGGCATGGTAGAGACGCTGGGAACGCCTTTGGACCCTGTGGCCTTCGATCCCGAAGCGATTTTCGAGGACGCCGCTGCGATCCGGGAAGCTCGTCTCTACATGGTGAACCGGCGCATCACCCGGCAGGGGATGGAGAAGGCTGGTATCCGTTTCGACCCGGACAAGCGGCGTCTGGTGTTCCCGGTCTATGATGGCGAAGGGCATCTCTACGGCTTCACCGGACGGACGATCCTGCCAAAGGAGCAACTGACCTACATGCGCGCCGACGGCACGCCTGTCACCCTGCCGAAGGTGCTCGACTACGCCAACCTGCCCAAGCGCCTGCTGATCCTCGGCGAGCATCGCTGGCAGAAGGGCAGGGGGACCGTCATCGTGGAGGGCCTGTTCGCCTATGCGCGGTTCCTGTCCGAGGACGTGGACGCGCATTTCAACGTCGGTGCGCTGCTCGGCTCGGAACTGACCCCGGGCAAGGCAGCGATCCTGCGCAAATGGGGAAACCCGGTCTATCTGATCTTAGACCCGGACGATGCCGGGGACGCTGGCATCTTTGGCAAGGTCTTCGAGGCCGGGCGAGACCCGCAGACCGGGGAGCCGATCATGGAGAGGGATGTCACCACCGGCGCGCTTTACCAGCTTGCCGACCATGTGCTGACCTATGTGCCGCAATATCCGGACGGGGTGCTCGATCCTGATGACCTGACGCTGGAACAGGTGCTGACCATGTGCCGCGCGGCGATGCCGGTTCCCAAGCCGCAGCCGCCGCGACGCCGACGGGGCCATCCCGGCGGGAGCAGATATTGAAGTTTGCGATTGACGAACAAATTCAAACCTGATAAACAGAATGCACAATAACGGAACTCGCATCGAAATGTCTGACCAGACCACGTCCCTTATCGAGACCCTAGCCCAGCGGCTCGTGACCACTGGTTTCGCCATGTCGCGGACGTCGTCTGGCAAGCGCCTGTTTTTCCTTTCGACGCAGGCGTTTTGCGAAGAGACTCAAGAGATCGTGGTCGCATTGGAAGGCTCTGGATGCTTTGTCTGGGACGGTAACCGGGAGGTGACCTCCTTTCGGCTCGTCACGGCGGGTTTCGGTATTGAGGCATCAGCTACACTTGCTGCTGTGCTGAACCAAGTCTATCATCGGATGTCTCACACCCAAGACGAAAGACCGACCGATGGATACGCCGGAAGACCTGTCGAAGACCGAAGACCAATCCAAAGATCAGACCGAGACGACAGACCTCTCGAAGACCAGTGAAGAACCGCAGAACTCCAAAATCCTGTCAGAGCACGGAGAGCAGACCATGAACACGATCAACCCCAACGGGGGGCAATACGGAGGCCCCGGACATCCCGGGGGACAGCATCCCGGCCACAACGGCGGCCCGGGCAATATCGGAGGGCAGCACCCCGGCATGGGTCCGGGTGCGGGCATGGGTCACAATCCCGGCCCCGCTGGCATGTATGGCGGTCAGACGCAGCAAGGCAACGGCGGAATGGGGGGCGGCATCGGCGCGGGTATTGGCGGTGGTTTCGGCCCGCGCGCCCCGATGGGCGGCCATGGTGCCTCGCGTGGTCAGCAGCGTCGCGGCGACCTGTCGTGGGTCCGCACCGGCATGTCCGGCGCGCAGACCTCGACGGCCATCAACCAGCAGGTTGAGCAGCGTCGCGCCGAAGCCCGCGAGCGCGGCTATTTCCCGAACCGCTACTATCTGCGCCCCACCCCCGGCAACACCGGGCAGGACCATATCGGTCAGATCATCATTCTGGATGCCGAACCGGGTCCGCGCTATTGGGAGCACGCCCTGACGGACTCGCGCACCGGGCGGAAGAGCAATTTCGAGCCGTGCCCCAAGGAATTCGACAACTGCCCTCTCTGCCCGCCGAACGGGTCGGATGAGAGCTACTGGGTGATGCTCCTCACGGTGCTGAACCTGAAGGGTTATTACAACCGGAACACCGGGCAGCACGTCCATCCGACGAAAGAGCTTCTGGCGGTGAAGGTCAGCCAGCATCAGGTCTTCGACCGGCTCTATCAGAACCATGGCACGCTGCGCGGCCTGCAACTGACCATGATCCGGGACGGTAACCGCTCGCCGAGCATCGGCAACCTCGACCCGGCGACGCCCGTCGTCCGTCACGAGGACGCGGCCATCGAAGCCTACCTCGGCCAGAACGGAAAGCTGACGCCACTGGTCTCGCGCCGCGACGGACGGGTTATCGACCCCGATCCCCGGCACATGATGAAGCCCTACGACTATGCCACCTTCCTGCACCGCCCCGAGGCGGATCGCCTGCGCCGTCTTTACGGTGGCGTCGCGCCGATGGGCCACAGCCAGTATGGCGGCGGGCAGGATCAAGGCCAATGGGGCCATCAGGGTGGTCAGGGCGGCTATTACCAGCCCGAGGCCGCGCATCCGCCCGCAGGATACGGCGGCATGGGACCGGGCGCTGGCATGGGTCCGGGTCACCAGCAGGGCGGCTACGACCACGGCGGACAGGATCATGGCGGCTACGGCTCGGACATGACCCAGAGCTACCAGAGCGGGGCTTTTGGCGGGCCGGGCGCGGGAAACGGTCACCCTGCCCACGGTGCCCAGACTGCCCCGGGCCAGAACCAGACTTCTGCCCAGTCACCGGGGGAACAGTCTGCCCACCAAGGGTCTGATCAAGGGGGCGGCGACATCGCTGTTCGCTCGCGTGGGGCACCTCCGGGCAACCAGACCGGGCAGTCCCAGCAGACTGACAACTGGTTCCAGTCCGGCGCGGGCGCGACGCCGGGGCAACCTGATCTGGATGACGACATTCCTTTTTGAGGTTTGATAATACCACAGGAAGGTGCGGCCTGCCGCCGCGACAATCGGCCCCAAGGAAGCGCCAACGGGTGGCGGGCCGGGAACCAGAAGGGCATGACGGCTTAGGGGTGGCTGAAAGCAGGAACCCCCTCCAATTTTGCAACGGGTTGCAGGTATGACGCATCAGGGACAGATCAATGTGGGGGGGCCGGGGGTTCAGCGTATGCCCCCGGCAATTCTGCATGGATGGTTTTATGTCCCCTATGCGGCCATCGGATCGCGGGAGGCTCTGGACGGCGAGAAAAAGCGCCTGACCTTCGTCCCCAAGTTCGCAGAGCCGGAAGACCCGCCGATCCGCCTTTATCGCGATTTGCCGTCGCGCGGCTATCTCGGGGTGCCAAAAGCCTATGGCCTGTCCCGATACCCGTGGCTTCAGATTGACGACCGGCGGACGTCAGGGGTCGAGATCGAGCGCGCGCCTCGTCTTCCCGACCCTAACCATCCCCGGGTGAAAGACCCGGCCCAGCAAGCCGCGTTCATGCAGAGCCTGCTTCAGGCTGCGAACCAGCATGAGAGCTTCGTTGCCAAGGCGGATACCGGATGTCACGCCGCAGGGACGGAAATCCTGATGTATGACGGAACGGTCAAGCGGGTGGAAGACATCCGGTTCGGAGACCTCGTCATGGGACCGGACAGCAAGCCACGCACTGTCCTGCGCACCGTCAAGGGTCGGCAGATGATGTATCGGGTCGCCCCTCTGCGCGGGGGAGCGCCGTTCGTTGTCAACGAAGACCACATCCTGTCTCTGACCCGCACGCGCACCGTGGCGACCGACCTGACCCGAGCAGGAGAGATCGTCAACGTGTCCGTTAAGGAATGGCTGGCATGGGCACCCCGCCGAAAGCACCTGCACAAGCTGCGTCGCCTTGCCGTGGACTTCCCGGCACCTCGCGGTGCGCTTTCTCTGGACCCCTATTTTCTCGGATTGTGGCTGGGCGACGGGGCGTCCCGGCACTCGGCCATCACGACGGCGGACGCGGAAATTCAGTCCTACGTTGCGGCCTATCACGCCGAAATGGGCGAGGATACGCGGGTCGAAGCTATGGCGAACAACCGGGCCGTGAACGTCCATGCGCGCGGCAGCCGACACGGGTCCGGGGCCATCCTTTCCCGCCTGAAGGGACTGGGGCTGGTCCAAAACAAACACATCCCGCATCGCTACCTGACCGGCAGTCGGGACGTTCGCTGGGCTGTTCTTGCCGGGTTGGTTGATAGTGACGGGCACCTGACCGGGAACGGGATCGAGATCGTCCAGAAGCGCGAGCGGTTGGCGCGGGACATCATTTTCCTCGCCCGGTCCCTTGGCTTGCGCGCAACCATCTCGGACAAGGCCGTGAATGGCGACGTCTATCAACGGATCATGCTGTCTGGCGACTTCGCGGATATGCCGGTCCTGCTGGATCGCAAGCGCCCCGCCCCTGCCGCCCAAAAGAAGAACCCGCTGGTGTCGGGCTTCACCGTGGAGGCGGTCGGAGAGGGGGATTTCTACGGTTTCGCCCTGTCAGGTGACCATCTCTATCTGACCGCCGATTTCACCGCGCATCACAACACCGGCAAGACCGTGTGCGCTCTCTGGCTGTCACAGCAGCTTCTGCGCCGGACTACGATCCTCGTTCCGCTGGAACGGCTCATGGACCAATGGCTGGAAGAGATCAGGGACAAGCTGGGCCTGCCCGAGGAGCGCATTGGACGGGTGCAGGGGCCGACCTGCCAGTTCGAGGGCAAGGACGTCATCGTCGGGATGATGCACTCCTTGTCCATGCGCAACAGCTATCCGCCTGAATTCTTCCGCTCGGTCGGGCTTGTGGTCTACGACGAATGCCATCGGGTCGGGTCAGCCGTGCTGTCGCGGTGCGCCTCGCTCTTCCCGGCCCAGTATCAACTGGCCCTGTCCGCGACGCCGGATCGTGCCGACGGTGGCGACCGCGTGGTCTACTGGCATGTCGGGCCTGTCCGGGTGGTGTCGAAAGCCCCGGCGCTGGAATGCACGGTCTATGTGAAGCGATACCGGACCCGGCGCGAGCTTTACGGCAAGCATCCCCAGTCGCGGGCGAAATGCCTGTCTCAAGACCCGGATCGCAACCGGATGATCGTGGACCTGATCTTGCGGAACTGGCGCATAGGGCGCAATATTCTGGTGATCGGCAAGTTCATCGACCACCTTCAGGACTTGATGGAGGCGTGCATTCGTGCAGGGATTCCGGTGACGGATATGGGCCAGTTCACAGGTCAGCAGAATGTCCGACAGACCGTGATGACGCATGAAGGGCCGCGCCGCAGGACGGTTCGATCCATGAAGGTGCAGAAGACGGAATACGACAGGATCAAGGCAGAGAGTCGGATCATCTTTGCGACCTACGGGGTCTTCAAGGAAGGGATCGACGTGCCCCGGCTGGATTGCGGCATCGACGTCTTGCCCCAGAGTGCCGCAACGCAGGTGATCGGTCGTATCCGGCGGCCCATGGAAGGAAAACCGACGCCCTACTGGATCACGATCTTGGATGAGGAGTGCGCTTTTTCGCAGAGCATGTTCATAAAGCGCGTCAAGGACTATCGAGCGACAGGGTGTCGCATAGTGGATAATGGAAGAGTGTGAGGACAGGATGAGCACCGACAACAAGCACCCGGAACTGCCGGACCTGAAGAACGCCCGGGATGATCCGGAATGGTGGGCAGAGCGCAACAAGCGCCGTCGGCAGCGATACGCGGAAGACCCCGAGTATCGCAAGAAAGCTCGCCTGAACAGCCGCAGCACCTATCGCGTCAAGGGCAAGACCGAACCGTTCGACCCGAGGCAGAACCTGTCTCGGATTGATGATTTCGGCAAGGTCCGCCCTGTCACCTTCCCGGATGGCCGCGTGGTCGAACGCTGGTGTATGACCAAGGCCGAGGTCGCCGAGATTTTCGGTCGTTCGACCAAGCTGTTCTACCACTGGATCAAAGACGGGCGGTTCCCGGACACGGTGCTCACCGCGACCGATACGTTCATCACCCGGGATTACAAGAACAAGAAGGGTGTGAAGGTGCCGCAGACGGTCGGGGTCTATTCCTCGGAAGAGGTGATCGCCGCGATCAATGCGCTGGGTCCGCACCTCTCGAACGTGGTCTATTTCCGCACCGACCATGATCGGGAGCGCGAGATGGTAGCCATGGCTGTCGCCGAGGCCCGGGCATCCATCGGGGTCAAGCTGGGGGAATAAGCCATGACCATGTCGCCGCCTGTCAGGAACCGTGCGCCGAGGGCTGTCGATCTGGACGCGCCCTCGGCTCCGGAGAGCGCGCCGACGCAGCCGTCCAAGGTCGGTGCCGTGGGTTACGTCACGACCCAGCGGACAAACTACTACGGCCAAGAACACCAGCACATGGAGGAGGTCCGGGTTCCGGTCTTCCATCCCCAGCCCGCCCGCGTCCGCGTCGGCGGCTCCGTCACCCAGAACCTCGGTGACTACAATTCGGCCCGGGTGGAGGTCTCTATCGAGATGCCCTGCCTGCCGGAGACCAGCGAGGTCGAGCGCGTCTACCTGATGTTGTCAGAGCAGGTTGATGTGATGCTGCGCCGCGAACTGGAAATTGCCACGGGGGTTCCGCCCGCCTCTGTGGACGTGCCGTCCACCGGCACCATGAACTGAAGCCAAGAACAAAACCCAATCCTGTCAGGTGAACGAATGAACGAGCAAGTCAGACGCCGGGGTTCCCCGCCCCCGACCTTGCCAACAGATGAAGCCGTCATCCCGCATGATCCGGCTTTGCCCCAGCCGGAAGACGATTTCCTGTCGCGGGGGGAGCTTGGGGAGGTGCTGAAGCAGGCCGCCAAGGTGCATGGCCCGAACGTGATCCGGTCAGCGGAACTGCGCCCGCGCTTCAAGCACATTCCGACCGACATCTTCAGCCTCGACATGGGCTTGTTCGGAGGCATCCCCGAGGGGGTGATCAGCCTCGTTTATGGCTGGGCGGGTAGCGGCAAGACCACGCTTTGCGGGCGGGTGATCGGTCAGGCGCAGCGTAAATATGCCGACAAGGCCGCCGTGTTCATCGACGCCGAGGGCACATATCAACCGGAATGGGGCCGCAAACATGGCGTGGACAACTCGCGCATGGCGCTGGTGCAGCCGGAGAGCGGCGAACAAGCCCTTGATCTGGCCCGGGCCATGGTGAAGGCCGAAGAGGTTTCGGTGATCGTGGTGGACAGCCTTGCGGCTCTGGTTCCGATGAAGGAACTGGACAAGTCCATGGAAGACCTGACAGTCGGCGAGCAGGGGCGGCTGATCTCGCGCTTCTGCCGGGTGCTTCAGGCCGACCTTCTCGGCGAGCGAAAGCGCGGCCATCGCCCGGCCATCCTCTGGATCAACCAATATCGCATGAAGATCGGAACCATGTTCGGCGATCCGCGCACGCTGCCCGGCGGCGAGGCCCAGCATTTTGCGGCGGCGGTCAAGATCGAGATGAAGAACAAGGAGGTCATGGGCAAGACCGCCAACGGCATCCAGACGGTGGACTACAACGAGCACGCCTTCAAGATCGCCAAGAACAAGATCGGCACCGGCATTCGGGAAGGCGAATTCGTCATGGTGCGCAACCCGACCAACCCGCTCGGCCCGGGCTTCGTGGACGATGCCCGCCCGGTGATCAACTGGGCGCGAACCACGGGAAAGATCACCGGCGGCGGATCGTCATGGCGGGTTCAGGGGCTGGATGAGAAGTTCTCGCGCCTTCAGGACATCGCCGATTATTTCTATTCCGATCTGGACTTCTATGCCCATTTCCGGGACGGGCTGATCCGGGACTACCGGGTGGCCTGCGGTCTGCAAGAGGAATATCTGGCATGACGGTCATCGTGCCCAAGCGACTTGGCGGCGGGTCCATGACTTCGGCATCGCACCGCCGGTCGCGCGAGCAGGAAAAGGAGGCGGCGGCCCGACTGGGTGGCCGCATCACCAAGGCCAGCGGAGCGGGTGCTTTCGAGAAGGGCGACGTGAGGGTCAAGGGATTGCTCCGGGTTGAAGCCAAGACCACCAAACACAAGTCCTTCAGCGTCACCGGCGAGATGCTGGACAAGATCGAGCAGCAGGCCGTCATGGCAGGGGAGTTCCCGGCCATGGAGATCGAGATCGAGGGTGGGGCGCGGCGGGTCTATGTCGTGCCGACATGGGTTCTGGATGACCTGATCCGGATGGTGCAGCAGGGGAAATGACATGGCATTGTTGAGGGGGTTGGCGAACGCATCGGCGCAGGCGCGCAATCGGCAACTGGGCGTGCAACCCGTTGCACCGACGATCCAGTCGCCGCAGCCTTTGACCGCGCCACCGTCCCCAGCCGTCGCGCCGCCAGCGCCCATCAGCACGATTAGCGCCCCGACGACGATCCGCCCGATGCAGACCCAGCACCCGCTGCTGCGCGATGGCGGTATCATGGACATCGTGGACAAATGGGATCAGCGCCCAGAACGGTCGCGCGAGGGCGGAACGAACGGCTATATGCACGTATCCAGCCTGATCGGGCTGATCTGCACCAGACGCGCCACGCTGATCTCCCAGAGCGACTACGTCGCCACAGAGGCAGTCACCGGCGGCCATAGGCTCATGTGGGCGCAGGGTCGGGCGACCGAGGCGCATATCCGGGAGGCGGTGATCGGATCGACCGACGGGTCGGTGGTCTATGGGAACTGGAAATGCCGTTGCGGCAAGGCTGCGCATCGCGGCTTTCGTCCCGCGTTCGACAACCGCTGCCATACCTGCGGTCACGCGCTGGATCAATATGGCGAAATCGTGCTCATGGACCACGAGCACAGGATCACCGGCTCCTGCGACCTGTCCCTGATCCCGGACAACAAGGTTCTGGTGGCCGAGATCAAGTCCATGACGCCGGAGCAATTCGATGCGCTCACCGCGCCGCTCCCCGACCATTGCAATCAGGCGCTGATGTATCGAGAGATGTATCGCCGCTCGGGCTATGCCGTGCATGACCATGTCGTCATCCTCTACGGTCGCAAGCAGTTCCGCTGGGGCGGTGGAAATTCCCGAAAGCCGGTCTATAAGGAATTCCGGGTGCGGGCCGACACCGCACAGGCGAGGAACATGGTGGACACCTGCTATGCCACGGCACTCGAAATCGCCCGCCACAACGCGGCGCGCAGCCACCCAGAGCGCACGAAATGCCAAGACGCCACCTGCAAGACGGCCAAATCCTGCCCGGTGGCCCACCTCTGTTTCAGCATTCGAGGCTAGCCATGGAAGTCCGCACCCGACCGCCCCGCGAAACCGACCGTCTGAACGCCCTGCTTTCGCGGGGGCAGGCGATGCCTAAGCCGGTCTCCTTTCCCATTCTCGGAATCGACGGCTCCGTCGCCAAGGCAGGCTACGCGGTCGCTCACGGCTGCCGGATCGCGGCATGGAAGTTCGAGACCAGCAAGACCGGCGTCGCCCGGCTGGCCCATCATCGTGCCGAGATCACCGATCTGGTGACGGGGCTGGGTATCCGGCACGCGGTTATCGAGGGGTATTCCATGGGGTCCAAGGGCAATCGGGCCTACGCCACGGGCGAGGCGGGCGGCACGATGCGCCTCACGTTGATCGACCTCGGTGTCGCGGTGCTGGAAGTCCCGCCCAACTCGCTGAAGATGTTTTTGTCCGGGAAGGGCAACACGCCCAAGACCGGGATGCCGTTGGCTCTTTACAAGCAGTATAGTGTAGAATACGCAGGTGAAGACGAGGCAGACGCCTGCGGACTGGCGATGTTCGGGGCCGCCTATTGGGGAGCATACGGGGGAGAAATCCATAAATATCAGGTCAATGCCTTGAAAGGCGCTGCCCTGTTGTCAGGCGCAAGAAAATAATTGCAACCCGTTGCAAAAGCGTTTGACAAAGAAACCAAGCTACGGTAAAAGATACTTACGGGGACACCCACAACTGTCAGGAGACATGAAATGACGCAGAACTCGCTGGTTGGCCGCAGGGCCACGTTCAAAGACTACGCCCAACTCGAAGAGGGCTTCGAGCCGATCCTGAAGTCCGGACAGCTTCTGGAAATCACCAAGGTTGACGACAACGGCAACTTTGTCGTGGTCGCCATCGCCGAGGACGGCACCCGCCTCAACATGGAAGGCAATGCCATGGCCGACGGCGACACGCCGATGGCGGATCAGGTCTGGGAACAGGAGATCGAGGTGCTTCCCGAGACCGAAGACGCGGGGGACGACATCACCGATGATCCGACCGCCGTTGTCGAGGGCATGAAGGGCGCGGAACTGGACGACTGGGCCTCGCGCAACGGCGTCGAAACGCCGGACGGCTGGAACAAGATGAAGGTCGCCGACAAGCGCGCGTTCCTGAAGGACTGGATCAGCAGCGCGAGCGCCGAAGTCCCGCAGGCCGATGCCGCCCCCGAAGAGGCGGCCACCGCGCCCGAGCAGGGGGCTGCCGAGCCGGTCGCCGAGACCCCGGCGCAGGAACCCGCCGCCCAGACCGGCAGCGCCGAGCCGACCGCGACGCTGATGCGGACCATGACGGACAGCGAAAGCGTCCGGAATATCCTCGCCGAGCAGGATGCGGTCGATGCCGCCATCCAGTTGAACGAAAGCATCGAGCGGACCTACTACATGCTGGGCGGCGTGCTGGCGCACATTGACGAAACCGGCATCTACAAGCGTCACGGCTATGAGGGCAAGAAGGGCTTCGAGGAGTTCTGCCAGCAGACCGTCGGCATCGCCTATCGCAAGGCCCGCTACCTGATCGACATCTATGTCACCTTCCGGAAGATCGGCTTCGATGAAAGCCGTCTGGCGCAGATCGGCTGGTCGAAGGCCAAGGAACTCGCTCGGATCGACGCCGCCCGGCTGGAAGCCGACATCGACGGGCTGCTGGAATACGCCGCCTCGAACACCCGCGAACAACTGATCAACCACATCAAGGAAAACTACGAGGTGGCGACGCGGGCCGAGACCGTGAAGACCACCACCTTCAGCTTCCGGGTGGTCGAGACCGAGGCCGAGACGGTCAATCTGGCGCTGGAACACGCCAAGACCCTGATCGGCGAAGACGACGTCAACCGCGCCTTCCTGCATATGTGCGGCGACTGGATGAACGCGGGCAACAGCACCGATCTGGACCTCGACACCTTCATTGCTCTGGGCATCGGTCGCTTCGGCAAGGACGCCGTTCTGGCCGCGCTGAACACGGATGAAGCCAGCGCCGAGAGCGCCGAGGCCCAGTCCGCCTGATGCTGGCGGGGCAGGGGGTGCAGACCTCCTGACCTGCCGCCCTCGCCCCGGCAGCGCCCGCCCGGTTCCCCGACCGGGCGGGCATTTCCATGTCTGGTGGCTTGCCCATGGTGCAACCCGTTGCAACCAAATCTGGTTGATCGAAGCGGCTACATTTGCTTATGTGGTGCGGTCAAATCCGGCGGCTACAATCTATAGCCCCGAGCATCTTGGAGCACCCTATGAACGTCCACGCCTGTCCCGAAGCCGGGAACTTCATCCCGCCGCAAACCTCGCGCCCGCTGCATCCGACCATGGGTCAGGGCGTGGCAGAGCGGACCTATCTGCGCCGGGTTTTCACCGACGAACAGCGCACCAAACTGGGTGGTTGCCGCGTCCTGCTGAACCCGACCGATCCTCTGTTCCAGAAATGGTATGTCGCGGCCCTGAACTCCGACTTCGCGGTTGACGTCAGCACCGATCACCCGGTCGCGGCGGAAGAGCCTGAAACCCGCTGGGAGACATGGGCCGACGTGGCGCATCGGGTCGCCATCGGCAACGTGTCGATCCTGAAGCGCGAGCGCCCGGAACTCTATCTCACCAGCGCCATCCCGGAGCACCGGGCCATGGCCGACGCTATCGCCGAGGGCGCGCTGCTGATGTCGGGCCGACACCTTCAGCAAGGCGACCAGAACCAGAGCAACCGTCCGATGGAGGTGTTCACCAACTGCTCGACCGCCGCGACCAGCTTCGCGCTGTTCCAGCTTCTGCTGAACGGGTCTGGCGTGGGTCGCGATTATTCGGATCAGATGATGGCCGTGGACTGGGCCAATGACATGCCGAACGTCGTGGCCGTTCTGGACGCGGACCATCCCGACTTCCAATGGGGACGGCACATGTCGCGCCGGGACGCCCAACACCTCTATGCCGACGCGCCCGGCGTAGTCTGGCATCGCGTGGCCGACAGCCGCGAAGGCTGGGGAAAGGCCATCGAAAAGATCGAGGTGGCCGCTGCCTTGAACGTCTTGGACGATGAAGAGGCTGTCACCACCTTGGTCATCGACTTCTCCGACGTCCGCCCGCAAGGCGCACCGATCATGGGGATGCAGGGCCGCCCGTCTTCCGGCCCGGCACCGCTGATGGACGCCATCGAGAAGATCGCCAAGGTGCGCGGGTCTGGCATGGCCCCGTGGCGGGCCACCCTCTACATCGACCATTTCCTCGCGGAGCCTGTCCTTGTCGGTGGCGCGCGCCGTTCGGCCCGGATGTCTACCAAATGGTGGCAGGATGCCGACATTCTGGAATTTGTGGAAGTCAAGCGTCCGGTCGAGCTTCTGGGCAAGAGCCGCGAGGAGGTTGAATCCTATCTCGCCGATCTCACGGCCAAGGGCCTGCCGAAGCCGCTGTCTTTCCTCTGGTCCTCGAACAACTCTGTTACCGTGGATGAAGACTTCTGGGATCGGGTGAACGGGCCGGAAAGCGACGACCCGCTGACCGTGAAGGCAAAGGCCGTCTATGACAGGGTCATGGCCTGCGGCTACAGCGACGGCACCGGGGAGCCGGGCTTCATCAACGTGGACCGCCTGACCTCGAATGACGAAGGGTTCGACCGCGAGGCGTATCGGAACGGAGCGTTCCTCGGATCGCTGCGCTACCAGATTGACGACAGGACGCGCTTCTATCTGGACACGCTTCTCGAATGCTTCGAGGCTATGCCCTACCACTACATCGTGAACCCCTGCGGCGAGATCGCCCTGTCGATCCTCGGGGGGTTCTGCGTCATCGCCGACGTGGTGCCGGTGCATTGCGACAGCCCAGAGCACGCCATTGAGGTGGCGCGGATCGCGACGCGCGCCCTGATCCGTGTGAACCTGCTGGATAGCCTTTACAACGCCGAGGTTCGGCGCACGAACCGGATCGGCGTGGGCGTCACGGGTATCCATGAAGCGGCTTGGAAATTCTTCCGTGTCGGTTTCAGCGATCTGGTCAATCCGGACTTCGAGGCATTCGTCAATGCTGTCGATGCGCGGGACAACGTCAACCCCCGCGTCCGGGCCGCCGCATTCTGGGAATGGTCGGGCGAACTTAGCCGTGCGGTTCTGTCCGAGGCCGACAGCTATTCCGGGGTTCTGGGTGTCACCGCGCCGCACACTGTCACCACGGTAAAGCCGTCGGGTTCGGTCTCGAAACTGTTCGGCCTGTCCGAAGGCTGGCACCTGCCCGCGCTGCGCCATTATCTGCGCTGGGTCCAGTATCACAAGAACAGCCCCATGATCGAGGAATACCGCGCCATGGGCTATCCCGTGCGGGAACTGAAATCCTACCGCGACCACTGGATCGTCGGCTTCCCGACCGAACCGGCTATTGTCTCCATGGGCATCGGCGACAAGCTGGTGACGGCGGGCGAGGCTACGATGCAGGAACAGTTCCGCTGGCTGAAACTGGGCGAATTCTTCCTGATGGAGGGCGGCAGCGTCGGCGAATATCTGTCCTGTGAAGGCAGCCTCGATACCTTCCTCGACATCCGTGGCTACGCCTTCGGCAACCAGATCAGCTACACGATGAAGTTTCGCCCTGATGACACCGACTTCGATACCTTCTGCGATGTCATCCGCTGCAACCAGCCCTATGTTCGCTGCGTCTCCGTGATGCCGCAGGAGAACGGGGCGAGCTACGAATACCTGCCAGAGGAGCAGGTTTCGGTGGCGGAATATCAGGCGATCCTCGCAGCCATTCGCCGGGATGAGGCGTCGGCGTCCGAGGATGTCGGTCTGGAACACCTCGACTGTTCCACCGGGGCCTGTCCTATCGTTTTCGACGGTAAGGCAAAGCAAGACCTCTGATCATGCAACCAGTTGCAGGGGCGGGAAACCGCCCCTTGCCATTTCCGAGGAGACCACGATGGACTACTTGAACGATGTGCTGATCGGCGATTGGGCACCGGGAGGAAAGCCGTTCACCCTGCGGCGGCACTGGCTGGCAAGCACGCCGGGGGTTATGCCCCGGCTTGGGGCGGACGTCACCGCGACCGGGAAAGAGATCACCCTGCGGCATTCGCATCCGGGCACGGTCTCGCTCTATTACGGCAACTGCGGGCGCACCCTGTTCTTTTCCGAAAGCAAGATGCACCTGCGCCGAACATTGAAGACCATGGGCGTGCGCGGCGGAATTTCGTCTCTGGACTCGGGAGAGACCGTGACCTTCGACGGCAATGCCTACGACATCCAGCGCGAACCCTTCCCGCTTCCGGACATCCGTTCCGACATTGGTGAAGATGATGCCCTTGACGAATGGTGGGATCGGTTCCTGAACGCCACCTACGAGATGCACCGTGACCATGGCGGAGGGCCGGTCACCGTGGCAGCGTCCGGCGGCACCGACAGCCTTATGGCGCTCGTCGCTTTGAAGGAGATCGGTGCGGACGTTCTGGCAATGTCCTGTGGTCTGACCCGCGACAACTTCGATCCTCGCTGGGCACGCGCGGTCAGCAATCATCTGGGCGTTCCATTCGAGTTCATGCAGCTTCCCGTCGCCGAGGAGGATCAGGCTCGGCTCATGCTTGAAGCGTTGCGTGTGGTCGGGGATGTCGGGTGCGCGGACAACATCCATATGGCGATGTCTTGTTGGCTGATGCAGCGGCGCTGCGCCGATCTTGGCCGACACACGATCTATCTCGGCTTCCGGGCGGACAGCTTCATCGGCAACAAGATGGGCGCGGTCGGCATCTACAACAAGGTGGCCGAGGCCGAGCGGACTGATCAGACATGGCAGGCTGCCCGTGCGGCCATCTCGACCGGCGTCATCCCCTATCTCGAACAGGTGAATGGGAACTTCCGGATGCCCGGCTTCCGCTGGCGCGTGCCGTTTTTCCACCCCGAGGTGCTGGGCTATACCATGAGCCTGCCGCGACGGCTGGTTCCGCCCTACCATGGTCGCAAGGTGTTTTTCGAGAAGGCATTGAACCGCTACCTGCCCGAGGGCCTGCGACCGTGGGATGTCTCTGCCAAGGTCGCGTTCAACTCGGGTTCCGGTTTCTATCAGGCCGCCAAGGCGCAAGGCGATGCAGGCCCGCTCGGCAAGGACGGCATCCGGAGCACCTTGCGGCGGGTTCGGACAGAATTCGGTCTCTGAACGAAAAATCTTGACCTTGCTATCTGATTGCGTTATTCTGTCTAAACAAAGACTTAGCAAGGTTTCAACGAGCAGATGCCCGAATTTACAGTTCACGCCCTCGAAACGATCCGCTTGTCCCGGCACTTCATGCTGCTGGATTTCATGTTTGACGCCCATTGGCCCTATCAGGGCGGCGCGGTCGAAGCGCAAGACCTGTCCAGCATCATGCAGGGCGGCAGACTTGAAGAGGCGCGGCATCTCGCCTCGAACCTGATGGAGCGGCTGACCACGCTGTTCGGCCCTTCCACCATCGCCGCTGGGTTCAGCCCCTGCACCGAAAGCTCGCCCTCGCCGCATTGCTTCCTGCCTGCGCACGGGGCGGCGGTGGACGCCGTCTTCCATGACTGGGTCAGGCCCGGTGCGTCGCGCCCGGAGGGGCGTGCCCCAGTCGAGATGCTGAATGATGTGCGCCAGACGCAACTGGTATTCGACCGGCTGATCGGCTACGCGGGGACCGAATTCATGTGCATCGCCGACCGGGCGGCAGGCCCGCGCTTCAAGGTCTACAACAACCGGCGCTATCCCGAGTTCAACGCCGACCTTGGCGGGCAAGGCATCGTGAAGCCAGAATTCCAGACCCTGTCCCGTAGCGGGAAGCAATGGACGGCGTTCCGGGGGATAGATGCCCAGCCGGGATGGCGGCGGGTGGAGGGCGAACCCGTGTTTCATACCCAGCGGAGCCTGCGCGTCCAGCACATCAGGACCGGGCGATATTTCACTCTGGTCGATTTCATCAAGTCTCCGGTCGGCATCGTGAACCGGATGAAGAACATTCCGTCCACACGCCCGTCCCGGCAGATCAAGACGGCGCGCATGTTCTCCGAGGTGCTGGACCCGGTGGTCGAGGCCGTTGGCCGGATCACCATCATTCGGGGTATCGAGGGACAGGCGGTCTCGAACCGCTGGCAGGACCATGAGACCGCCTCTCTGCACCGCTGGAATCAGCCGCTGAACCGGATCGAGTTCATCGCGCCAGAGGGGCATGATGAAAGCGCGCTGCTGGCGGCGCTGGATCATGCCAACGTCTTCGAGGTGGCGACGCGGGAAAACGGGGCAGGGGAGCCGATCTATGCGGTGATGATCCGGTCATTTGAGCCTGCCGTGCATTTCACCTCGGCGCTGTCCGATCAGGGTCACGGGGCTGGCTGCCGGTGTTGCGCATAAAGGTGCAACGGGTTGCAAATATCCGGTTGACAAAGAAACTAGGCAATGGCATAAAGGTCTTGTCAGAGAGATAAGCACCCCAAAGGAGACCCCTGCCATGGCTACCAAGAAAACCGCTGCCCGCCTCGCTGCTGCCTCGCGCCGCGCCGCTCGCGCTGCCGTCAAGGCCATCGAGCAGGTTCGCCGCTTCGAGGATGGGGTTCTGAAGTCGGGAGAGAGCTTCGTTCGCAACGAGATCACCTATGTTGTGGACAAGGCGGGCCGTGCCGTGCGCCAGCCGACCAAGGATCGCCCGGTCACCCGCGAGGATTGCTTGTTCTTGCTGAAGAACGTCAGGGCGGTCACCGACGATGAGGTTCTGGAAGCCGTTGGCCCGAACGTCCACAAATGGTTCCTCGACAGTGGAATGCTGGTGCGCGACACGAAGGCCCGCTCTCTGCTGTGGATCACCAAGAAGGCCCAAGCCTATTACGGCCTGCCCCTGCCGGTGATCGGCGGCGTCGCCTGCGCGTTCCAGTAACCGTGCAACGGGTTGCAACGGGCCGCCGGAAATATTCCCGGTGCAACCCGTTGCAACGCCTACAAGTGTGGACATCGGAAATTCCATCCGCTAGATTTGTCTCCAACCCCATTCCCGGAGACGAACATGCGCCCGCAAATCGAACACTCCGTCCGCGACGTGGACGACCTGATCCCCTACGAATTCAACCCGCGTCAGAACGAACCGGCTGTCGCTGCGGTGAAGGAGTCGATCCGCCAGTTCGGTTTCCTCGTTCCGGTGGTCATCGACGCCGAAAACGTGATCGTGACGGGCCACACCCGGCATCAGGCCATCAAGGAACTGGTGGACGAAGACCCCGAGAACGCGAGCTACTGGCGGGCCATCCCGGTCATCCTCGCCTCGCACCTGACCGACGATCAGCTTCGCGCCTTCCGCCTGATCGACAACAAGACCTCGGAACTGGCGACGTGGGATTTCAACCTGTTGGCGCAGGAGATCGGATACCTGCATGAGACCGGCGTGGATTTTCAGTCCTTCGGCTGGTCGCAGGAAGAGGTGGATTGCCTGACCTCGGTCGTGGCTGCCGACTGCCTGACCACGGCAGCGGGCGATGCCGCCAGCGCGCCGGGCGCGGAGAACACCTACGGCACCTATGTCGAAGGCGAGAGCACGGGGCGCACCCAGTCGATCCGCGAGACAGGCAACGGCTCCGTGCGGGTGGTCTTCGGTGATCTGGCGTTCTTCGTGCTGAAGGACGATTACACGAACTGGCTCACCGGAATGATGCGCGATGCCAACTATGACCCGACCGCCGTCATCGAGCGCGTGGCCGAGGCCATGGGTCTGCTGGACGCCAAGCGCCGCCGGGATGCCAGCGTCCGGGCCGGGGAGACCGCGCCCGAGACCGAGGAGGCGTTCGGTGACGCTGCGCCTGTCCCCGAGGAGCAGGTCTCGGTGGAGTGATCGCCATGCCCCAGCTTGTCCCCCTGTCGAGTATCGAGCGTGCCGAATACAACCCGCGCGAGGCTGACGCCCAACGGCTTGAGGCTCTGAAGATGTCCTTGCGCAAGCTGGGGTTCATCCTGCCGCTCTATACCACGACGGGGGGACATCTGCTGTCCGGACACCAGCGGTCCACCGCCGCGATGATGTTGGGCTGCAACCACGTCCCGGTCGAGTCTGTCGATCTGGATGAGAAGTTCACCCGCAACGTGAACCTCGTCTTCAACCGCGCCACCAACGACATGCGCGCCGACGACGACAGCAACGAACTCTGGGGTAAGCTGGGGCTGGAAAATGTCGTCCGTCTGGCGGACGCCGTCCCGGATCGTGACCCGGACACCGAGGCGTTTTATCGCTGCATGAACCCGGTCATGGTCCCGGTCGCTGACGTCGTGGGTCAGGTGGACATCCCCTATGAAGCCCAGCCGGTCGCCATGTGCGAGAAGCTGTTGTCGCGCGGCATCGTCATGCCGGTGGTGATGACCAAGTCCGGTCGGATCGTGAACGGCAAATACCGCGCCATCGCGGCAGCCGAGCGGTCTGGTCGGTCGAAATACCGCAAGCACAAGCTGACCGAATATCCCGTCGTCTTTATCGAGGACGAAGAGGGCGAGCTTTCGGACGCCCTGCTGAACCTGATCTCGATGCGCTTCACGATGCAGAACCAATATGCCGACCAGCTTCGGTTCGGCGCGTTCCGTCGGGCGCAGACCATCGTTCCCGGCCTGCTGCCTGCCTATCGTTTTCTCGCTGACAACTGGGTGCTGAAGCCCTCGCACGCTTCCATGGCGAAGAAGGAAGACTTCTGGCACCGCTTCCGCAAGAACTACGGTGAGTCGATTTGCGATCTGGGCGCGGGTCAGCGTCGGACCCGGCCATATATGGAGAAGCGCGGCATCTTCATCTCGGACTGGGAGCCTTATCCGCTGGACTGGCGCGATCCGAAGGAATGCCCGGAGGATGATACGCCGGAGAACCGCCCGAGCCTCGGCCTCGCGCGTAAACTCACCGAACGGTTCCTGTCCGACATCGAAAGCGGCGTTCAGTATTCCACAGTGGCGCTGCCAGCCGTGCTGAACTCGGTGCCGTTCCGCTGGGACCGGATGTGCCTGCTGGCGATGGCGCATTCGCTCTGCGGTGTGAAGACCCAACTTGTCGGCACGGCCCGCGCGGTCGAGGCCAAGGACTTGAACCGCTCGATCAATCGCGTGGACCCGGAGACTGGCAACGTCAAGGCGGCCCAGACCCTGTTCCCGTTGGACTACGAGCCGGGCATCATCCTCGGGGACATCAACGTCATGCCCAAGGTGCAGAAACTGCACTCGCTCACCGAGCTTGAGGCCGACTTGCGGGTGTTCTTCGAGGAGGTTCGGGTCAAGAATTTCAGCGCGTCGCACGCCTTCCGCGCCGCCTGTCCGAAGCGGGTCAGCCTGCCGGTTCTGAAGGCGGCGATTATGCACGAATTCGATCTGCCCTATGACGGTGGCCGCAGCCTCGGCATGGCCGAGCGCGCGCTTGCGGCCTTCGGGAAGCGCCTGCGGGTGGACTTCACCAAGATCAAGGCAGTCGAGAAGCCGGAGAACTGATATGGCTGTGGAACTGGAAACCGGGCGTCACATTCCCAAGAACCCTGACCGCTTCGTCTTCGATGAGGAGGTCGCGCCGATCTTCGACAACATGGCCCGCCGCTCGTTGCCGCTCTATGAGCACGTCTACGACATGGTGCGCGAAGTCTGCCGGGACGTCGCGGTCTATCCCGGTGATCAGGTTTGGGACTTCGGCGTCTCGACCGGGCGTGGCCTGCGCGCCGTGCGTGCCGGGTTCGATGAACCGCTGGTCGATTACTGGGGCTGTGACATCTCGCAACCGATGCTGGACATCGCCTCGGAACGCTGCCCTTGGGCGCGGTTCCGTCGGGTGGACTTCGAGGGTGACGGGCTGCCGGTCGCCGACATGCGGAATGTGCGCGTCGCGCTCTGGGCATGGACCCTTCAGTTCCTGCCGGACTACGAGCTTCGCGTCCGTCTGCTGTCCGAGACCTATGACCGCATGGCCCCGGGGGGCGTGCTGTTCCTGATGGAGAAGTGGCAGCACGCGGGCGTGCAACCCGTTGCAACTTCGCCGGTTCCGCCCGCTCTTCAGCGCGCCTACATGCACTTCCGCCGCGACAACGGCTACATGGCCGATGAGATCGTGGCGAAGAGCACCGCCCTGAAGGGGGCCATGTGGCCGTGGAGCCGCGCCGAAGCCGTCAACGCGCTGGTGCTGGCCGGGTTCGAGGTCGAGAACATCACCGGCCTCTATCAGATGTTCAATTTCGGGGGTCTTGTGGCGGTGAAGTGACCGACCCGAAAGAGCCTCGCAGCAATCCGTGGATACGGTGGCAGCGAATGACCAGAGACAGAGGGGATGAAATCGTCGCCCGCCAGCGACCGCCGCGCCCCAAGCGAGTTCCAAGCCCTCTTGGACGGGGGATAGAAAGCACGCCAACAAGCGCGCCTCACCCCAGCCTCGTGCCCAGTGAAACCGGGGCAGGGGTCTATCGCGATGGCAATGGCCTGCGCATCACCGAAGAGCGTCGCGAGACCCGTCCGAAGGTTGACCCGGAAACGGCGTCTCCGCAGGTGCGTGGCCGCCTGACACCTGACGGCGGTTTCACCGATGGTCGCGACATCCGCCGTATCCAGACCGAGATCAGGGCGAACACCGGAGCCATCTCGCCCCGGAACATCACCGGAGACGCCGCAGACGAAGAGATCGGTCGCGCGGCCATGTCGGCTGAACCCATCTCGCTCGATGAGGCGTTCCCGACGCCGGAGAGCTATGCCCCGCAGATCGAGGAGCGACCCGGGGAGCCGGTGCAGCTTCCGCCGTTCCTGCGCCAGAACTTGCAACAAGTTGCAAAAGCGCCGGGGGAAAATACGCCCGCCGCCCGCCTCACCCATGTCGAGCGCGACTATCCGGAATACGCCCAAGAATATAAGCTGCAACTGCTGCATCGCCTGCTGCTGCGCGGCCTGCCGCTCGACGTGATTGCGACGATGCTCGGCGTGAGCGTGAAGACGATCCGCGCGTGGCGCGTCACCCTCTACGACCGGATGCGCAAGGAAGCCCAGAAGATCGACATCTATGGGCTGGCCGGGCAGACCATGGGCTTCTACAACGAGGTCCGCGCCATGGCGATGAAGATCGCCTCGGAGCCGGACAAGACAACGCCCGCCGCCACCCGCATCCACGCGCTGCGCACGGCTCTGAATGCCGAGGCCGACAAGCACAGGTTCCTTCAGGCATCCGGCTTTTACGAGAACACGCGCTACATCCCGGACAGCGCCGACATGGAAGACGAGATCGAGGGTAGCGCCAAGCAACTCGGCAAGGAGGTCATGTCCATGGTGGCCGGGCTGCTGGGCACCGACGATCATCCGGCCACGCCCAAGCGTGATCGCCAAGCAGAGCAAGACGACGATCTGCGCCTGATCTGACCATAGACAAAGAGGAGGTCGCGATGACCGTTCAAGACCCGCGTCTGAAACAGGAGATGCTGGACAACTTCATGCGCCGCGCCGAGCGCCTTGTCCGGAACGCCGAAGGGGTAGGGGGTCCGCATTCCCGACTGGCCCGCATCGCCACCCATGCCGCAGAACAGGTGATCGTCCACGGCAACCCCGCCTTCGTCCACGGGCTGACCATGATGAAGCATCTCCCGGTCACCATAGAGGAGTTCATGGAGAGCAACGAATTCCTCGGCGGGGTGGAATACGACATCTGGCCCGCGCTGAAGCAGGACGTCTACGAGATGAACCCCGATGTCATGGCCGGAGAGCCTGCCGTGCATGAGGTCTACCTTGGGGGGGCTACCGGCACCGGGAAGACCTTCACCGGCTCGGCAACCATCATGTATCAAGCTTACATGCTGACCTGCTTCGAGAAGCCCCAGAAGCTCTTCGGCCTGTCGCCCACCACCCCCATCGTCTTCATGCTGCAATCGGTATCCCCGACAGTAACCAAGCGGGTGATCTACACGCCCCTGCGCAATGCCATCACCAACATGCGCTACTTCCAGAAGCACGTCCCCTTCAACAAATACGTCGAGGGGGAGCTTCAGATGGAGCAGGAGATCAGGATCATCCCAGCCCTCGCCAGCCTGCAATCCATCCTCGGCCAAGCCGTCTGCGGTGCCCTGCTGGATGAGGTCAACTTTATGACCATCGTGGAGAACTCCAAGAGGGCCGCCGGACCCGCTGGACTGGGAGGCAAGTTCGACCAAGCCGAGGAGACCTACTCCAACATCTCACGCCGCCGCAAGCGTTCCTTCACCACAAGGGGCATCTCCATCGGCTGCATCGTGGCCGCATCCTCGACCCGCTATAAGGACGACTTCCTCGACCGACGCATCGACCAGTCCATCAAGTTCGAGGAACCCAACGTGATCCACTTCCGACACGCGCAATTTCATGTGAACCCCAAGTTCAACGACCCCGCCCTCTTCGGAGGCACCTTCCAGATCGCCGTGGGGAACGACGAACAGGGCACCACGGTCATAGAGGAGGGGATGCTGCCGGGGGTCCACTACCCCGCCACCGCGCAGATCATGGACATCCCCATGCCCTACAAGCCCGACTTCCAGAAGAACCCGGATGCGGCCCTGCGCGACATCGTGGGTATTGCCACGGATGCGATCAGCCCCTTCATCCGGAAGCGCCAGAAGATCGTGGATGCGATCAACCGGGGGATCATCCGTGCCATCCCCTCCATGGTCGAGAAGGACGACGTCGAGCTTGCCACCGACGGGATGCCTGTTCTGAACCGCGACTACTTGATGCGGCTGTCCCCGGCCCAGAGGCGCAAGCCTCGCTGGGTGCATGTTGACCTTTCCCGGAACAAGGACAGGTGCGGCATCGGCATGGTCGCCCTAGAGGGCTTCGTGGCATCCCCGGTTGGGGACGTGGAAGGCATCGCCGCCAGCCTGCCCAAGTTCACGGTGGAATTGGCGGTGGGGATCAAGCCCAGTGCCGTGGCCGAAATCGACATTGCCGATGTGCGCAACTGGGTGATGCAACTGGTTGCAGTCTACGGTCTGAACATCGCGGGCATCAGCTTCGACGGCTTCGACAGCCGGGAGACGATCCAGACACTGAACAAGGCGGGCATCCGCGCCAAGGCCCTGTCTCTGGACACCAGTCCGGTTCCCTATGAGGACTTCCGGGACGCGCTCTATGAGGATCGGATCGACATCCAGCCCGACTGCGAACTGTTGAGCGTGGAACTGCGCACGCTTGAATTCTACCCCCAGAAGAACAAGGTCGATCACCCGCCGCGCGGCACCAAGGACGTGTCGGATGGGGTAGCGGGTGCGGTGGCGAACGCCTTGCGGTCTCGGATCGTGCGCACCGGCATCCATCTCGATCAGGACAGCGAGGACGGCTGGCATGAGAACCACCGGGGAGAGCCAGAGCGCGATCCGCATGGTCAGTCCGTCCCCCGGTTCCGGGTGCGCAGGGAGACGGTGAAGGTGGCGCGGGACCGCTCGCGCAGATAATTGCAACATGTTGCAAAGGCTGTTGACAAAGAATCTGGATCATGGCATAAAGAGGGTGTCAGAGACGGAAGGAGACAACCCCATGGCACCCAAGACCTACACCAAAGACGAACTGCGCCGCATGGGCGTGGACACCTCGATCACGGCGCTGGATGGCCTCACGCTCGGTCAGCGCGTCCGCCCCTTCGGAACCCTCGGCATGGGCACGATCATCGGCTTCGCGCGGATGCAGGACTTCTCGGACAGCGTGTTCATCGCCCTCGACAGCGGGAGGGGAAACCGTCGCACATACCATGTCTGCGGTCCGATCTGGGCCGAAGCGGTGGAGGAGGCGGCATGAACCACCAGACCCTGATCCAGCAACTCGGGGGGAGACAGTTCGCCCTCCTTACCGGGGCCAAGGACTTCGTGGCTGGGGAAGACCGGCTGACCATGCGGATCGGTCGCAACCCCAAGAGGGTTTCACACGTCAGGATCACGCTGGACCCCTCGGACACCTACCGCATGGAGTTCCTGAATGTCCGCGCCGGGGAGTGCCGAACGGTGGCAGAGGTGCCCGGAGTCTACCATGACCAGTTGAAAGACGTTTTCGAGGCGCACACTGGGTTGTTTGTCACCCTGTCGCCTCGGCACTGATTGTAACCCGTTGCACCGCATCTGTCCAGAATCCTGTCATTCCCGTTGACATGACCAGAATTCTGTGCATATATGGTGCAACAAGTTGCAAGCCATGGAGGGCACGCCGATGGACGTCATCACCTATACCGACGCGCGGAACTCGTTCAAGGATGTGCTGGACCGCGCCATCAACGACCGCGACCCCGTGATCATCACCCGCAAGAAACGGGAAGCCGCCGTGGTCATGTCGCTGGAAGACTACAACTCGATCCAAGAGACCCTGCACCTGCTGCGCAGCCCGAACAACGCCCGCCGCCTGATGGAATCCATCGCGCGCCTCGAAGCGGGAGAGGGGGAAGAACACGCCCTGATCCAGCCCGAGGGCGAGCCTGCATGAACATCCTGTTCGACCGGAGCGCGTGGGATGACTACCTGTGGTGGCAGGAGCAGCCCCAGACCAACACGCTGGAACGCATCAACGAGTTGATCGAGGCCACCCGCCGCCAGCCCTTCAAGGGGATCGGGAAGCCGGAGCCGTTGCGGGGCAACCTTTCGGGCTACTGGTCGCGCCGGATCGACGGTGAACACCGCTTCGTCTACAAGGTGGCAGGTAAGGGGGATGATCAGGTGCTGCGCATCGCGTCCTTGCGCTATCACTACTGACCAGATCGCCGCGTTGAGCCTGTTTAGAGCCGTCCTCTGGGGCGGCTTTTTGCAACCCGTTGCACTCAAGGCGAAGAAATCTGTTGACAAAGAAACTACGGTATGAGATAAATGACCGTAGAGAAGGAGATCACCAGATGACCAACCGCTACGAGGACGCCGCAAGGGAAGTCGAGGCCGAGATCGCCCGCCTCGAAGATCGGGCCGCCCGCTGGGAGAAGCACCCGACGCTGTTCAGCCGCGTTCCCGGCATCCGTGAGGAGATCGCCGTGTTGAAGGCCAAGCCGCTCGCCAACTGGCGTGCCACCGGCAAATGGGCCAACGAAATCTGGGGGACTGCTGTCCCGAAGACGCACTCGTGACCGCATAGAGGAGCCAAGGCGCATGACCGACCTCCCAAAGCCACCCAAGCGCCCCTGCGGATCGTGCCCCTATCGGAAGGACGTTCCCTCGGGCGTCTGGGCCGCAGAGGAATACGCCAAGCTGCCGCAATACGACGGGAGCACCATGGACCAACTCCAAGCGGGGGCACTAGGTCTGTTCATGTGTCATCAGCGGGACGGCTGTCTGTGCGGCGGCTGGTTGCAGACACACGACACGGACCATCTGCTGGCCCTGCGGTTCAACCCCGTGGACGAAAGCGCCTACGGCTACCAGTCGGACATCCCCACCTTCGGCAGCGGACGCGAGGCGGCAGAGCACGGGATGCGGGACATCGAGAACCCCGGACCCGATGCCAAGGCCCTGATGCGGAAGATCGGACGTCTCTCGGGCGTGAAGTGGGCAGACGAATGATCATCTTCGTCCTCGGAATGCTGGCAGGAGCGATCATCGCACATACGCGCGGGCTTCGGCACGCTCTCTTGTTGATCGCCGTGATAGGGGTCGCCCATCTGATGGACACCCTATGGGGAAGGCAGGTGGGGGCGTGGCTCGCTGAAGTCACCCGTGCGGTTCTCGGATGGTAATTGCAACCCGTTGCACTTTTCCTGTTGACAAAGAAACTGGGATATGGGATAAGTAATCATCAAGAGAGGGAAAGGAACTAGATCATGGCAATCCGCATCGAGACCCGCGCATACGAAACCGCTCATGGCAAAGCCCCGCGCGGAAAGGGCATGTGGGCCTTCACCCGTGAAGCGTCGCACGGCCATGCGGCCCGCATGATCTTCACCCCTGCGATGACCTACCGCGAAGCCTGCGCATGGGTGCGCCGCGCGGTTCGCGCCGAGGGCTTCCAAGATGCCGTCCTGACCGTCGGCGCGTAATCGAACCCCAGAGGAGATCACGACATGACCACCATCTTGACCAACGGCAAGACCATCCCCCTGACCGACATCAAGGAAGGGGACACCTTCCGGTTCGGGGGCACGGTCTATGTGTCCACCGGGCCGACCGGGATGCTGGGCGGAAACGTCGTCATCCCCGCCAAGCGCGAAAACGAGGCCATGCCCAGCGGATGGGAACTGGCGAACCTCATGGAACCGCCCACGGCCACCTGCACGATCTGCACGCGCACCAACATCAAGGGCCTGCCCGAGGGGCACACCTACTTCACCGAGAAGGGCTACTCGCAGGCATACCCGTGGGTTGAGGTCCGGCGCACGGACAAGACCGTGACCCTGCACAAGGTCAACGTGCAGGCCGACCCCATGTGGAAGCCGAAGATCGCCCCGGGCGGCTTCGCGGGGCACTGTGAGAACCAGTCGGAGCAGACGTGGCTCTTCGGCGGTATCGACGCCGAGCGCGAGATCACCATCCGCATGACCAAGCGCGGCTGGGAGCGGCGTGGCGCGATGTTCATCGAGAATGTTGCCCGCGAATTCTACGATTACAACTTCTGACGAGAGAGAGGGCGTCTGGATGGCACGCATCGACACATACCCGTGCGCCTGCGCATTCGCAAAGACGGTGGGGGACAAAGACCCCTGCCACTTCCCCCGGGTGGGCATGGCGGACAACGTGCTCTATCGCGGATGCTGGATCGTCAAACACACGCTGACCGATACCGAGGCATATATCCGAGACCCCAAGCGACCGCCCCTGCACGCAGAGGCCGACGTCTGTTGCTTCGGGTATTTCGTGCAACCCGTTGCAACCGATCCTTGTTGATAGGTTAATTTCCAAATGCTACAAAGGTGGCACCTGTCAACAAGGAGACCGCCCATGCAGACCCTCGGAGAGTTCCGCATCGACGTTCGGCACAACCCCTCGGGCAATCCGCTCGTGGACGAGATCAAGCGCAAGGGCGCGGCCCTGATCGACCTGCTGAATGACCAGATCGCCATTCCCGTGCGGAACCATTCCAGCGCCGAGAGTGATCTTGCGCATTTCATGCAGGTGAGCGAGATCGGTCGGCTGAAGGCTCTCGCCATGACCCAGATCGAGCACGGCGTCATGGACGCTATCAAGGCTGTCACCAAGCCGCTGCCGATCCGGGAAGAGACTGCGCAGGCATCGCCCAAAATCACGGCTGGGGCGCTCACCTCCGGAGACATGGTCTGGGCCAGCAAGCAAGCGACACCCATCGCGCATGGCGCTGTCATCGCCGAGGGGCGTATCGTCGCGAACCGGATCGGTGGGCTGTATCGCAGCAACGGCGGGTGGTTTGCCATCGAAGTGGGGAACCGGGCCATCCGGGAATACGACGGCGCGGGCAAGCTGGGGTTCACGCATTTCCCGCTCAATGGTTACGCTTTCGAGGAACACCAGATCAGGGTATGGAAGGAATGGGCCGACCTCACGGAACGCCTCGACAAGCTGCGCGCCTTCCAGAAGACCGAGGCGTTTGCTCTCTTGTCCATCGCGGAACAGGAAGACCTGACCGCCCAAGGCAACGTGATGACCAGCTATCTCGTTATCCTGAAGAGCCGGATCGTCCGCTTCACCCGCACCACCGAGGAAGTCAAGCTCGATTTGGACGTCCTCGCCAAGGGCCTCGACGCTGGCGTTGCCGATCACGACTGACCTGATGCAACCCGTTGCACAGCATGGGCCGCCCTTCGGGGCGGTCTTTTTGCATCTGTGGCGCATAAATGTGTTGACGAACAAACTAGGGTTTGCTATAACTAACTTGTCAGAGAGAAGGAGACCGCCAGATGGCCTACGCCCCGCACACCAACAACGAAGTCCGCGCCGAGCGCCGCATTGGCCGGGTCAACCTGCCGCTGATCCTCGGCTGCGCCACCAGCGGGGCAGGCACCTTCTACGAGTTCGCCGAGCGCGCGGGTTTCCCCGAATACTTCGCCCCCGAGATGGATCGCGTGGTCTATGTCGGTCCGAACCAAGCGGCGCGACTGGCCCGCGTTCTGAAGACGGTCATGCACATCGTCGTGGACGAAGACGCTGACGGCAACCCGGTGGTCGAGACGATCAAGCTGAAGGCCCGCCGCGACTATCCGACCGACTGGGTTTTCGCAGGGGTGACGGCATGATCCCGAACCTTGCGCCCAACGCCCCGCGCTTTGCCGGGAGGCTGACCTATACGGACGGCACCCTGCTTCAGCCCGGCCCCCTGACCACCTTCACCCATGTCTCGGACAAGGGGGTTGTCCGGGTCTGGCACATCGAGCGGATGATCGAGATGGCCCGCTCCAAGGAGGTCTGGGACACCCCGGTAGACGCCGAGTTCGCGCAGATCGTCCGCGACCGCCGTGGCGTCGAGGCACACCGCCTTGCGCGCATCTCGCCCGCCGACCTGACGTTCCCCGTGATCTATGTCGAGATGGAAGCCGAGTTCGACCATGAGCCGCCGATCTCGCATCTGCTGGTGGACGGCAACCACCGCTACGTCAAAGCTGCCGAGTGGGGCAGGGAGACCATCCCGGGCGTCATCTTCAGCAAGGCAGAGGCGGACAGGTGCCTGATCGTCGGCATCGTGAAGGCTGTCGCAGCCGGGCAGGACGTGACCGAAGTCGCCAAGGCATTCGTCGCGGCATCACCCCTGACCGGGGAAGAGGTCGTGGCCCAGAACCGCCGTCTGAAGAAGGCCCTGCGCGAGGCGCATGAACTGGCACGGGAGCGTCGCTGGCCCCTCGTGCAATCCGTCCTCGAACGGGCACAACCAGACGCCAAGGAATAGTTGCAACCCGTTGCAAATTCGTGTTGACAAAGAAACTAGTAATAGGTATAGAGGTCTTGTCAGAGAGGGAAAGGAGACCCAGACATGACCCGTGATCAGAAACTGAACACGATCTACCGCAAGATGCCCCGCGACTTCAAAGGCAAGATCGACGGCGAGCGCACGGTGATGATCCTGCGCGACGGTGGAACCCGGCTGGTCTATCTTCGCGACCTGACCGACAACGAAATCGAACGTCTGCTGTGAGGGAAGCATGAAAGTCCGCAAAGACGACAAGGGTCTCTACATCGTCAACAACCGAGGCGACGGACCTTATCGCCCGGGAGGTATCACCGGATACGATCACGTCTGGGACATGAGCTATGGGGGGCTGCAAGAAGGGGACAACCCACGCGCCTATCATGTCGCCGGAGCGCCGCTGTTGCGCATCAAGGTCGATGGCCGGGACATCTATTGGGCGGCGGAAAGCCTCCACTATCAGGAAGGACGGTTCAAATGACCATCAACCAGTTTCGCAGTTTCCTCTATGCCTTCGCCCGTGGTCTCGGGGACGTGCAGGCTCTCACCTCGAAGAAACCGGGAGCGGTTCCCCGCCGCATCGGTCGTCGGGTCGCGGGCAAGCTCACGGGGCGTCTGTTGCGGGCGCTGTTCAAATGAGCGCCTATGACATCGCCAAGGCGGAAGAGATCATCGACGCTGATGACTTCGAGGTGGACCTTGAAGAGGCTGTCGATGTGGACATCAACTATATCAGCAAGCATCCGACGCGCATGTATCTGATCCGCCGGGATGACAACCCCAACGTGTCGGCGACGTCGAAACTGATGCCCGGGGATGAACCCAGAGAGCCGGATGAGCGGGACCGGATGGTTGCCGAGAACATGGGCTACGCGGTGTCGTGGAAGACCGAGGAGAAGGCCGATGGCGAAGTCTAAGCCGATGGAAATGGCCGAGGCGCAACAGCGCGCCTTGGACATCTTGCGGCGCACACCGGGCACGGAAGAGCAGGCGCGCGGGGTCTGGAAGGTGATCTTCGAGATGATCGGGGACCGGGCAGAGAGCGCGACACCGAAGCTCAAGTATTACGAGGTGCATCACCAGCGCGAGCACGCGCGCCTCGCCATGCTGACGGCCATTGCCGAGGGGAAAAACCTCACGCAAGCTGACGTGGCTGCCAGAGAGGCAGTCGGCTTGCCGGTTCAGATCATTCAAGCAGGGGAGGTTCCCGTTGTCCGAGTCCGCCAACGACCGCCGCAGCCAGCATCTTGACCGCATCGACGTCCCCCGTGACCTCGCCATCCGGGCCTACAAGATGGCTATGGGAACGGATACGGAGGACGTTTTCTTCGCCGCGATGCGCGACCAGATCATGGGATCGACGGCTCCGAAGACAATCCGCCTGCCAAGGCATTTGGTCCCGGCGGCTATCCTGACCGAGATGGAGGCCCGGGCAAATCGTGTTCCAGCCTCGGGCATCACCGCTGAACCGGGAACCTATCTGCACGAGGTCTGCAAGGTCGTCGCCTAGATGCAGCCGGGGGATAGGTTCACGGTCCAGCGCGGGGCACTGGAAGAGAGCATTCCCAGCATCTTCCACAATGACGTCTGGTTCACTCCGGCGGACAGGGTGCTGGGGAACATCATCGGGTCCGCGTGGACGCATTCCTTCCATGTTGATGATCGCACGGGAGACGTGACGTTTCGTCGGCACGAGGAGACGGGCGAGCGTTTCTACTCGGCCCCGGACAGGCGCTGACCCTGTTGCAACGGGTTGCATCAGCAAACACTTGTAGCCCGCGACGTTTCCGCTAAGCTGTGGCGATCCGTTCCTGCCAGACAGAGGAAATCATCATGGCGAACTTCAAGGTTATCCGGGCCGACGGGGCGCAGGCCACCATCACCGCCGACCGTTTCGAGTCCGATGGCGCGGGCACCCGCTTCTACAACGAAGACGGCGGCGTCGTCGCCTCCTTCACCTACGGGCAACTGACCGACGTCTATCCGGCTGACGTCGTCTTCGAGGTGCCCGTGCCCCCGGCCCAGCCGGAAGACTGATCCCCGCAACCACAGAGGAGGTCGCCATGCGCGCCTACTTCCGATACCTGACCTTTCCCTTTCTCGGTGCGCTGCTCGGCTTGATGCTGGCGCTGGCATTGCCCACGGAAGGGCGGGCCTATGCGCCGCTGGAACGGGAATTCACGGCCCCGGTCCTCTATGTCGAGGTCGAGGTCACCGCGCCGATCCTTGCCCCGGACCCGGACCTGACGGCCCGATGTATGGACAAAGGCACCCGTTTGCAGGATGCCAGCTACCGCAGTCGCGAGGCCGTCCCCGATCCCGCGCGCATCTATGGTCTGGTCAGTCCGTTCTCGCGCTGGTCGTGAACCAGATAGGCCGTCCTTCGGGGCGGCCTTTTCAGTTGCAACGGGTTGCATTCGATTTATCTAAAAATGTGTTGACCAATAATCTAGGTTAACCTAGTCTGATGAAGTCAGAGACGAGGAACCGATGGAACACGATGACGAAAAGCGCCTAGCGGACGCAATCCGCAGATCGCGACGCCGCCGCGAATGGCTGGACGCCTTTGCCGACATCCTGATCATCACAGGACTGCTCATCATCACAGGACTGCTCGTGGTGATCTCGGCTGTTCTGACCTACCTGACGGGGTCGTTCGAGGTGGCCCGCATCCTGTCGCTGGTCTGCCTGTGTGGCCTGCTGCTGATCCGCTGGCAGGTGGGCAGATGAGCCGCCGATATGCGCAGGGGGCTGTCGCGGTCGCTGCCACCGCAACAGCCGGGGCGGTGATCGCCGCGCTCGAAGCGATGAAGGCAGTTCTCGGGGTCTACCCGGCCATCGTCGCCGCATTCACGCTGTCGGCTCTGTGCCTTGCTTTGCTGGTGATGATCCACCGATCTGAAAACCGGAAGTAAACCGCAATTCTGGGTCATGGCGCGGATCAACGCCGCAACCCGTTGCAGAACTGGGAGAATTGAGACGATGGACAAACCCACTGACAAGCTGGTCACCCGTCAGATCGGGCGTGGGACGTGGCAGGGACCGGAGAGCGAGGCCAACCGCATTTTCGGGCCGCAGCAAGAGGCAACCCGGCACCCGGACGACATCGCCGTGGATCGCTTCGCGCGGATGATGAAGGACAAGCTGCGCTACGCGCGCGAGGTCAAGGGTCGGAGCGGCTGGGATAGTCCCGAGGACTGCCCCGCACAACATCTCCGGCAACTTCTTCGAGAGCACATGGCGAAAGGCGATGGCGTCGATGTCGCAAACCTCGCCATGATGCTGGCTCTGCGGGACGAGCCGACCGCCACCGCCGATACGCAGGAAGACGACGCATTCGTTGCCGGTGCATGGTGGATGCAGGGCATGATCCTGAAGTCGGTGCTGCCGCAGCTTCGCTCCATGACGTCTCGCGGCGAAGTTGTCGGTATGATCCGGAGTGTTTCCGTTCCGAAGGGGTCGGTCCCGGCTGAACCGGACTACTGCTACGATCCGACCGACTGGGATGTCACGCATGTCTGGGGAGATCGGCATGAACTGGTGGGCAATATCTTGGATCGTGGTTCGGACGATGCGCCGGTCGAGATCGCCACGCTGATGCGTGGCCCCAGCAAATTCGTCGTCTGGGAACATCTGGATACCGACGGGGACGGGGAGGCGGATGATCGGGAACTGCGATGGTTCGACCGCCGCGAAGACGCTGTCGCCTACCAGAACCGGACCAAGGAGAGTGTCCATGGCTGACGGAAAGGCCCATCACCCGTTTCGTGATCTGGAAATCCATGTCTTTGTCGGCGTGGGCGCTGCGGAGGGCAGGGCGGTTGCCCGGTTCCACCCGTATGACGCTGTTCCGATGCTATTCATCGGATCGTCTCCGGAAGACGTGATCGGAAAGGCCGAGGCATTCCGGCAGGAAACCATCGACAAACACGAGGCAGTCTATGTCGAGCGCGTCGAACGCGCTGCCAAGGCCCGGGCTGCTCGCCTTGTGAAGGCCCCGGAAGTCCGAACTCGGAGGCCGAAAGGAGACGGCGCATGAGCCTGTTTGTCGAGCACTACACCGGGAGCAACCCGGAGCCTCACATTGAGACCAGCCGCGCGGCCATGCGCGCGGTGTTGGGCTTCACGCTGGCGGCAATCATCTCCGCGCCGGTATCGCTGATCGCTGCCGCGCTGACCTATGTATGAGGGGCACCATGAAAATCGCATCGGAGGGGCGCTGATGGCCGTCTATGTGGACTGCGCACGCGCCCCGTATCGCGGCATGTTCATGTCGCACATGGTCGCCGACACGTCCGAGGAACTGCTCGCCATGGCCGACCGGATCGGCGTGGCCCGAAAATGGATACAGAAGGCCGGAACGTCTCACGAGCATTTCGACATCTGCCAGAGCAAGCGGCGTCTCGCATTGGACGCAGGCGCTGTCGATGTCACACGATACCAACTGGCCCAGTTTTTGCGCGAACGAAGGGAGAAGGTCAATGTGTGCAAAGCCTAAGCCGGGGGACGGTCTGCGTCCCACTCAAAAGCGGATCGCGGCGCTTCGCGCCATGAGGCAGGACGCAGAGGGCTGCGTCGCCTTGAAAGCCGGGGTGGCCCGTGGCCTGCTGGAACACCGTCTGATCGAGAAGGCATTCGACCCGGAGACCGGCCACCATCTGAAGGGCAGGGAGGCTTGGACGATGATCTACTGCATCACCCGAGCCGGGAGAGACGTTCTGTCTCTCTGGGAAGCGATGCAACCCGTTGCAAAAGAAAACGGGCAAACCACCAACAAAAGTGTTGACGAATAAATAGGGATGTCGTATAAAGTAAGGGTCAGAGATAGAGGAGACCCGAACATGAACGCCATGACCGAATTCTGCGTCCCGACCGCCCAGTCCACCGGCACCGTGGCCGTGGCGGTCTATCGGATCGGCGACAAGGTGAAGATCGGAACCTTCACCGACGCCACCGAAGCCCTGAAGGAAATCAGCTATTTCGTGGAGAGCCTGATCTGGTCCGAGGTGACGGGCCGCCTCTCGAAGTGCAGCCTTGCGGTTCTGCGCGACTGGCTGGAAGAGGAGGGTGTCGAGGACGTCAGCATCGACCTCGTGGCCTCCTCGCCGATCTGGACCCGCGCCCAGACGAACAGCGCAGCGCAGGCCGACCGCACCCAAGCCTTCTTCGCAGCGTGATAGCCATGGACCTCGACGCCATCCTCTGCCTCGCCACGCCGGTCACCCTGACGCTGGTGATGCTTGCCGCAATCATCCGTCAGGCGGATGTCACGCTTGGCGAGGCCATCCGCATCATCGCCCTCGCTCCGGCAGCCCTCGCTGCTGTCTGGCTCGGTTTCGTGGTCGTGCTGTCTATCGGATAGCCCCGCCACATGCCCAGTCGCCGTTCGCCTGCGGCGGCTGGAAGACTGGGCGTGCTACGGTCTGCTCCTGCTCGCGCGGGCCGCAGCACGCCCTTTTTCGTCGTCCATCTGGGGTTGCAGAACTCCACGGCCTGCCGCATGAGACGCGCAGCGAGCACAGGGAGCGAGCCATGGAGCACAACATCGAACTGACCTTTTCCCGAGACAACTGGATCGAGGCCGAGCGCCAGCGGGATCGGCATCGCCAGAGGAACAGGGCAGGGGACCAGACGTGGTTCACGGGAGACGATGCGCGTTTCCTGATCAGCGAGGAGCCAGATCACGTCACCGTTCGCGGGCACTTCGCTCCGGCTCTTCTGGACATTTCTGACGCCTCTCGCCCGGACCGGCTGGTCCCGGTCTTCCTGTGGCTTCTGGCTGACCGCGTCGTCTATCTGAAGGATGGAACCGTCATCAAGGGTCAATGAAAAGACCGGCCCGGTTTACATATGTGTTGACAAAGAAAGTAATCAATGAGATAACATAAGGGTCAGAGAGGAAAGGAGACCCAACGATGCAACAGGTTGCACCGATTTTTCCCGCAGTCACGGATCGCGCTTATGGCGACGTATCGCAGCACATGATCCGGCAGGTCCGGAAGACTTTCGACCGCGATGAGGTGGCGCTGAAGGCGATCAACCTTTTCCCCGCTGCACCGATCAAGGCGCGCAGGCTGCTCCGAGAAAACCCCGACGCGCACAGCGTCGAACTGCTCTGCATGACCGCAACGGATGACGTTGTGCTCTTCCGCTTCGGCAAGCGGGGAGGCCGTCGGGTGATCTGGAACTTCACGACCGGCAACAACAAGGAGAGGACGCAATGAGGCGTCGAGACATCACCTATCCGCCTGCGGACAAGGCCAAACCCATTCACGCCGTCATCTGGTGCGAGTTCTTCGGGCCGATGAAGGAATATGCGACGAACCCCGAGCAGGCGGTGGCCCGGGCAAAGGAAATCCACGGCAGCGATGTTGCCCCGCCTTGCGCCGCTGTGACGCTGACAGAGGGCAACGCGCTGCACTTCCACTGGCGCAGCGACAATTTCGAGATGGAAGGCGAAGACGCATGAAGATCGAACGTCACATCATGGACGTGCTGGAAGCCGCGCAGGTGGACGGCAACAAGCTCGTGTTGGTCGGGCAGCTTGAGCGCAAGGTCTACACCGAGGCCAACAAGGTGCTCGAAGCCATCGGCGGGAAATGGAGCCGCAAGGACAAGGCGCATGTCTTCCCGGAGTCTGTGGCAGACATTCTGGACCCGATCCTTCTGACCGGCGAATACACCCGGAACAAGCAGGACTTCGGGCAGTTCGACACGCCCGAGGCGCTGGCATACGAGGTGGCGGCGCGGGCCGACATCCAGTTTGGTGATCTGGTCCTCGAACCGAGCGCCGGGACTGGTCGTCTGGTTGCAGCGGCGCTGGAATCCGGGGCGCGGGCGGTGCATTGCATCGAGCTTGATCCCAAGCGCGCGGCGCACCTGCGCGATGCCTTCGACCCGATCCAGCCGGTCGCGGAGGGCGACTTCCTCGAACGCGAGGCCGAGCCGGAATACAACCGCGTCGTGATGAACCCGCCCTTCGCCAAGCAGGCGGACATCGACCATGTCCGGCACGCATTCGACTTCCTCGCGCCCGGTGGGAGACTGGTGGCGATCATGTCGGCATCGGTGATGTTTCGGACCAATGCCAAGGCGGCCAGCTTCAGGGACTTCGTGGACGGGCAGGGTGGCGTCATCGAGCCGCTGCCCGACGGCTCCTTCAAGGAGAGCGGAACTGGCGTGAACACCTGTCTGGTGGTGATCGACAAGGTGGCGTGAGTTGCAACAAGTTGCACCCTTATGCTAGAAATCGGTTGACCAACAATCAAGGATGTAGTATAAGGGTGTAACGAAAGGAGGATGCGGTGGCATACGGGTTTCAGATCAGGACGACGGCAGGGTTCGTGGACCTCGGAGATATTCGGTCTCCGCGCCGGGTCTATTCCCATATCGTTGGTGTCAATGACCACGTCACCAATCCCTACTCGTATACCGGCGCGTATAATGCCCCGGCGGGGCAGAATCTCACCAAAGCGAATAGCGTCGTCACCATTGAGGCGCTAGACAACAAGGAACCCCCTTTCTTCCAGCGTTTCTCGAATGGAACCGTGACGTGGCGGGGCGGGGACAATAACTCAAAAAACTTCCGCATCGACTACTGGAAATTCACCTGATGGCATACGGGTTTCTCATCAAGAACAAGAACAACGAAGTCGTCATAGATGATCAATCCGCCTCCCTTCAGGTCTGGAAACAGGTAACCTTGACCGGAACTGCGATAGGGGTCGGCTCATATAGATACGGGAAGACCAACAATAACTTCATGGGAATGCCGTTCATCTATCTGCCGGGAGTCGGGGACTGGGTGGCCTACGATCCGCAATATGGCTACATATCCAATAGGACCACCTTGCGTATCACCACCGCCCGCGCTGTCCGAGACATGAGCGGGGTTCCGGCAGAGCCATACGGGATGGAGGTATATGACCAGAACGGGTTGATTACGTTCAGCACCGCTCGGGATTTGGTTGCGGTAATCGACACCTATATGGTAGACCCCGGCAATATCGTAAACATCCCGACGACAGCCCGGGACTTCTATATCGGGACCGCCTCGCTGTCGTATGAGCAGTTTTCTAGCTCGTCCTTCTTTCAGGATGGGCACGGGATTGAGAGAACGTCCAACGGAATCAAATGCCGTTACGTAGACCTTGGAGACACCCTCGCGCCGTATGGGGAGCTAGAGCCATATCCCTTTTTGTGTCTCGGGGCCGTCATCGTTTGAGCCTTTAACCATACCAGAGGAGACTATCATGGTTAAATTCATCGCCGCCGCCCTTATCGCCATGGCCGCATCTGCGGCGAGCGCGGGCCAAAGCTACACCTGCGTCCCGGCCCCCGCCGAATGCAAGGTTACCTACACGGGCAGCGCCACGCCCGCAGTCGCTGCCGAGTATTTTCAGGACGCCCACGCGGCCATTCGTGAAGCGCGCGGCGTGAGCAAGCTGATCGGCGTCGTCAAATACGACATGGATCGCGGCATCGTGGTCCTGCACCGCGACGGCATCAGCCGGATCAACAGCATCAGCCGGGCCACCGTCTACAAGGTGATGAAGCTGTTCGATGACCGGAACCTGCACATCCGCGAGGTCCGGGTGACGGATCGCCATGCTCGGCAGGTCCACATGCGGATGTTCAACCATAACCGCAAGACGCGCGGCTTGGTCCGGTTCGAGGCGCTGAAAGACGTGGCCTTCCCGAAGCCTGACAACTATGTGCCAGCCGCCGCGAAGTGAAACCGGAGAACGGCGGCGAGAGCAGGCCCCGCTTCGGCGGGGCTTTTTCGTGCAACGGGGTGCAATGATCATACAATTGTGTTGACGCACAAACTAGAGCATGGTATATCTTGGGGGTCAGAGACAGGAGGCCACATGGCGCACATTGATACCACCGGATGGAAGCCCGAGCGGATTGGGCGGCTCAACAAGCTGCTGGATAAACTGATCCGCAGCGAAGGGCAGGTGAAGACCCAGAGGCAATGGATCGAAGACATGCCGGACGACGTCACCAAAGAGGTGATCGACGGCATGATCGACTACAACCGGACCCATTTCAATCGTCTGACCAGCGACCGGGCGCAGCGTGAATACATCGCGCGTCTGAAGGAAAAACGCAACTATGTCGTCGGAGACATGCTGGTTCCGAAGCTGGTGTTCGACGCCGTCCCGGGCGAGATCATCGCCGACGCGGACCGAAAGGGGGCAACCTGATGTTCACGCATCTCGGCCTTGTCGCGGTCCCGGTCCCCTTTCTCGGCATCGCCTATGTTTACGCGCCGCTGCTTGTATTCGTGCGGCTGTGCAACCCGTTGCAACCAAGAGGTATGAAATGAAGGTCTATTCCACTCGCGGGCGCGTGCGAGATCGCGCCGTGTTTCTCGCGGGAGCGATGGTCGTGGTCGGAATGGTGGCCGCCGTTCTGGTTCCTGCCATCGCCTACAACCGCAGCGAGGCTACGGTCACCGCCAAGGTGATCGACAAGGAGCGCATCGTGGAATCGGGTGGCAATGGCGGGGCCACCAGTCGCTATCTGATCTTCGCCGAGGGTGAGACCTTTCAGAACGTGGACAGCGTCTGGCATTGGAAATTCAACAGTTCCGACATCTACGGCGCGATCCGGCGCGAGCAGACCTGCACCTTCAAGGTGGTCGGCTGGCGCATCCCGCTTTTCAGCACATATCGCAACATCATCTCCGCAAGCTGCCAAGGGAGCACCGCATGAACCGCTACGTCCGGGAAAAGAAAGACCATGCCGCCGGGACCGTCACCGTGGAGGCCGTCAACAATGGCGAGGTGATCTGGTCGAAGGTCGTCGGGATCGGCTTCATGGATGAGAAACTGGCCGCGCTGTGCGACGCCCGGCAAGCCCTGCGCAATCTTCGGGTAGGGGGCGCGGATGACGGTGCAGCGGCGGCATAGTATCGTCACGGTCGAGGTGTTCAAGCACCGGCAGACGGATAAGGCGTGGCACGTCTCTCTTGATGGGGACAATGACAAAGCCGTCTGGATACCCAAGTCGCAGGGAGAGATCGAGCAGACCGGCATCGAGACGTGGGAGCTTCAGCTTCCGGAGTGGATCGCCAAGGAGCGCGGGCTTATATGAGCAGACGGGCAGGGCGGGGACTAGACCCGCCCTTTCTCGCACGCTAGACTTGTGCAAAGACACCTTGCAACGGGTTGCACCATGCCCAGCACCAGACCCGAAGTCCCGGACTTCTGCGACGTCAACGACAAGCAAATTTCACCCGACAGCCCTGACCACCACCCTTACACCGTCGTAATCACCTTCGAGGATGAGACCGATTGGGTAGACGATGACGGGATGCCAGTATCCGGCCCGACCGGAACCATGATCGTGCGCACCATGGGAACTGATCTGCGCGATGCGCTGGCAAACGCGGGCCGCAGCATCTTCGTCACCTTGGTTCGGGAATTCGAGGTCAACCCCGAGGGCTTGATCATCGCCTACGAGGCAGTTTTCCCGGGACACATCATCCCGTGCTTTCCGCCGCGCCCGGAAGACGAAGCTGATGTCTTCAAAGCGTTCCCGGCTGGGGTTGATCCCTACCTCTACGATCCGGGCAGCGATCCGTTCTTCTGTGAGAAACCGCATTGACATTCTGTAAAGCGCGGGCTACAGATGTCATATCGACGTCCCTCCCTGTTCGTCGCCAGCCCGAACCTCACGGTCTCCTCCTCCCTGTCTGATCGAGGTTCGGGCACCCTCCTACATAAGTGTTGACGAATAAAACAGCATCTTATAAGATGTCATCGTCAGAGACCGTCATATAGGAGAGACCCATGACGAAGCCGCTCGAAGCCATGCCCGCGCTAGGGTTGGTGGACCCGTTCATCCCCGAAAAGGATCGCTTCTCCTTCATCGACCTGAAGTGCATCGACTTCAACGACGACTTCCGGGTTAGCGGCAAGCTCATGCTGCACGATCAGGACGGGAACTCCCTCGGCGACTTCGTGTTGGAAGGGAAAATCGGCTGCATCAGCCTCGGCGAGGCGCTGCGGATGACGGCGCGCACGGATCGCTATGGTCTGTCCGTCGCGCTGCTGGAAGAGAAGATCAAGCGCGTTCATGGCGAAGAGGCAATCCGCAAGGCCGCTTTGACGGGCGGCTTCACCGTCTTCTGGGTCAAGAAATATGTGCCGAAGGTCACGTCCGCCGTCGAGAAGCAGGGCGCTTCGGCGACCCCGAACGCGCGCACCCGGCGACCCAAGACCAAGGAACCGACGCAATGACTGCCATCGACACATCCGCCGCCCAGTTCGGGCGTGTCTGTGCCGTCGTGGGGGAAGCTGCCGCCAAGCATCCCCCGGTCATTCCGACGCTGATCGAGGGCGTGTCCGAGGATCGTGACTCTCTGGTGGTCGGCATAGTCGAGGCGGCGCGCTGGCCTCTGAACGGCACCATCCGGTTGTCGCGTTCGGTTCGCTGGCGCGGCGTCACCTTCACCCAGACCTTGGAGGTAGCAGGCGGGCCGATCCTCTATGACGCTCCGCTCATGGATTTCCGCCGGGCGGCGCTTCCGCACTTCAACGAGGCTCTGGATCGACACTTCCCGGGCTGGGTGAAGGGGGCCGCAGCATGAAAAAGAGCACCGGGTTCAATGTTCTCGAAGGCGATTTTGTCGTCCTGTCCAGCAAGGGCGTGTTCCAGCAGGTTCCGGTATACGAATGGCAGGGCGGGCTGTTCGCCAAGGCCAAGGGCGGATACATCCGTCTGAACGCCGATGGCAGCACCTCGCATCCAGACGTCAGCCAGCGGTGCCTGTGCAGCGATGTCTCCCTGTTCAAGGATCGCTTCGGGCGGCTCTGCACCGATGCGTCCATGGGCGAAGCGGTGCGTGTCGGGAATGACGGCAAGATCGAGGCGCAGATCGCGCCAGTCCGCGCCCGGAAGGCCCTAACCGCCTGACAAGCTGATCCGGCGTTGCAACGGGTTGCAGGTGAGAGCTTGCAGCCCGTTTCCGTTTTCGCGCGTTGCGTGCGTCAGCTACATATCCTAGACTGGGGGCACACCTTCAAGCCAAGGATGGGCCAAATGGGGAAGACACGCGCAACCGACCGGGTCAGCAAGCGGGAGGCGCGTCCCTCGCGCTATCACGACAAGCAGATAGAACAGGGGGTTTTCGCCGAGGACAGCCAGTCCCCAAAGACCCTGAAACGGGTCGTGGCAAAAACGAATAACCAGATCGCCTATATGAGCGCCTTGAAGGGCAGGGCGCAGGTGATCTTCGTCTCCGGTCCGCCCGGAACCGGCAAGACCTACATGGCAGCCCACGTCGCCGCAGAGATGTTCGCCGCCAAGGACGTTCGCCGGATCATCCTCGCCCGCCCGAACGTGCCTGCCGGGCCGACCCTCGGTCTGTTCGCTGGCACGCTGGAAGAGAAGATCGCCCACTGGGCCGTGCCGCTGATCGAGGTGCTGACCGACGTGCTTGGTCGCTCCAAGGTGGAATACGCGCTGAAGAACAAGCAGATCGACATCGTCCCTTTCGAGACCATGCGCGGGCGGACTTTCGACAATGCTTTCGTCATCCTTGACGAGGGGCAGAACACCACGCCGGGCGAGATGGAGATGTTCTTGACCCGCCTCGGGGAGGGCTGCAAGGTGGTGGTCAACGGAGACATGGATCAGAAGGACATCTCCGGAATGTCGGGCCTCGCTCACGCGATCCGCGTCTCGAAAGAGTTCCAGATCGACGGCACCTGCCACGTCGCCTTCGGCATGGACGACATCGTGCGCTCCGGCATCTGCGGTGCGTTCACCCGGGCCTTCTGGTCTGTCCGTTCTCGGGGACCGGGGCCGTTCGGGAAGATGCAACCAGTTGCACCGATCCCGGTCTTCGACGCCGTATGAAGAAAAGTGTTGACTAACAATATAGGGTGTTGTATAAAGGTCTTGTCAGAGAGGACGAGACCATGAGGCATGACCAGAAGCGCCAGCCGATACCGGCGGCGACCAGAGCGGGGCGTATCGCCCAGAATAATCGGAGACAGGACAGGCCCGCCGCCTCCCTCTCTGACACGTCGGATTGGCGGGCCTTGGGCGCGGAGACGGGGAAACGGTTCTCCGCGCCCGATAATTCCCCCTTGGTGGACGTGGACTATTCGTCGCTTGAGGTCCGCGTTCTGGCGCGGATGGATGCCCGCCGCCGGGATGATAAACGCCATATCCTGAAAGCTCTCTACTCCGGGGGCGAGGGTCGCGCCACAGGAAGAAAACTCTCTAAGCCCGAACCGCAGGATTTGCCATGAGCATTATGATCAAACCCGACGACCTGTCCAAATACGAGTGCTTCAATATCTCGGACAGGCTTGGGAACCACGTCACGATCATGGTCAAAGGCGAGGTTCGCACATGGCGTTTGGATGGACAGACCAGTTTCACCATCAGCCTAAAAATTCTCGGGGACTTCGGATGCTATGAGCATTTCTGGTCTCACGCGGGGGGAGAGGGCGAAACGTGGTGGGGATGGCTCCACAGCACAGATCGGCATTATTTCATGCAGAAACTGGTCGGCAGCAGCGCGTGGGAGTTCGATTGGGATACCTCCATCAAGGAGACCATCCGCACGGTTCGGGAATGGCGCAAGGACGGCACCCTGTCCCGCTCGCAGGCACAGGAGGTCATGGATCAGATCAGGAACAGGGACCACGACACGATGGGCGCGGAAGGCTTCTGCCAGCTTCTCTCCGGGGTGACTTATGAGACCCCGTCCCGAGAGGAGCGCATCCGGAAGGAACGCGAGGATGCGAAGTGGAAACTGAAATGGGCCTTAACCGAGGGTTCGAGACGGGAAGCCCATGGGGCCTTGCGCCGCATCCGAGAGTTCGGCCCGATCAGCGACTTCCGCAGCGAATGCGCCTTCCCGGAATATTACGAGATGACTTGCACCCGTATGAAACCCCGTCTGGTTCAGTTCTGGGACACCATCTGGCGGCCCTTCATCGAACAGGCCAAGGCCACCGAAGGGTTCAAAAAGGAAGTCGCCGCCTAGTAGGGCTGCATAACAGAAACGGAAAGGAGCTTTTCGCATGAGCGAAGACGATCTGAATGCTAATGTCGATCAGAACGCGCTGGCGGTTATCAACATCGTGGACAAAGAGGGGGCCAATCCGCACATCGCGCACGAGGTCGATGGCAGCGTCATCCTACCGATCTTGAAATTGCAGATCGACGCCGAGGGGAAATCCGCCCTGCTGTATAGCCGGGACAAGGAAATTCACGTCATGTCCGAGGACGCCGACTTTGTCGGATACCTGCGGAACGCTTCGCAGTCCGGGCCGTTGAGCAAGTGCTTCGTCCGTCTCATCGACATGGAGTTCGAGTCCGACGGCAAGCGCGCCCGGGGTCAAGTGGTCGGGAAGGTCTATGCCGCTGATGACCCCATCTGGGAGGAATGATTGCAACGGGTTGCACGAGATTGTCATTGACAAACAATCTTGGGGTCGCTAAAGTCTAAGTGTCAGAGAGGGAAGGACGACACGATGGTAGACGCATCCCAGCACACGGATATGGAAGGTCTGGACCTGCGCCAGCGCCTCGCGGAAATCGACAAGACCCATGCCGAGATCAGCAAACTCCTTGCCGAGACCCGCAAGATCGCTCGCGAAGCGACGTGGGTTCCGGTCGTGGTCGGCAGCACCGCCATGACGGCAATAGCCGGTGTGATCGGCGCGGCTCTTGCGCTCACGCTCAAGCTGATCGGGAACTAGGGGAGGGCCGACAGGCCCTTTTCTTTTCCCCTATGTGTTGACAAACAATCTATAACATGGTATTAAGGTCTTGTCAGAGACCGCGCCAACAGGTGCCTTCAAGGAGGGGCAGATGGATCACGCCTTTTTCATTCTTGGTTGCAAGAAGGACAGCCCGGATCGCTTTTGGAACGAGAGCCAGCGTCGATGGGCGGATAAGCGAGCCGAAGCGACGCTCTACGCCCGTCAGGACGAAGCCATCCGCGCGTCGCGCAAGGTGCATCGCAACGGCGAGGCGGCACCCGGCGTCGCCGTCCGCATCAAATACCTGAAGGTCGAGGGGGTGCCCCGTGCTGATTAAGGCGTTACTGATCGACCCCTTCCACGGGGAAGACGAACCTATGATCCGGGAAATCGAGATCGAGAACGATCTGAAGGCGATCTACGCTGCGCTTAGCCATCCGCTGCACCCGGTCAGCGGCATAGCGGTGGTTCGTGGCCCGGCAGGGCACCACATCTTTGTGGACGACGAGGGGCTGTTCAAAGACCCAAAATATTGGTTCGAGGTTCAGGGCTTCCCGCAGGCTCTGGCCGGTCGCGGGCTGGTTACCAGAACCGATGGCAGAGGGGAGACGGTGTCCGCCACCATCCCGGCCAGTGTTCTGGCCCAGACCGTGCGGCGCTATGTCGTGAGGGGGAAGAACGGTGATCGCTAGAGATCGGATCGGAGCCGTGATCGCGCAATCCCCTCGCATCGCCTCTCTACCACGAGACCGACGCGGGCTGCCCATCCCCTACGTTGTCTTCCGGGATGACGCTGGGAACCCGGACTTCATCGTCAATGACATTCGCCGAGTTCTGGAATGCCTGTCCAAGGGCCTGTGCGGCGTCTGTGGGCAGGGAATGGACCGGGACGATGTCTGGATGATCGGCGGGCCGGGATCAGCACTGGACCCGCGCGGGATGTATAACGACGGTCCGGTGCATCACGAATGCGGAGCCGCTTCGCTGCGCATGTGCCCTTACCTCGCTATCCGGCGGCACAAGGGCATGAAGCCCGTTGCCAAGCAATCTGTGCTGTCCAAGATGGTCGAGGACGGAAAGGCGCTCGGGTTTGTTGACCCGACCATGGACCCGAACAAACCGGAGAGTTTCATCCTCGGTCGCGTTGATGGCCTCGCCGCCGTAGGGAGCCAGCATGATTTTCGGCTTATTCCGAACCGTCCCTTCATAGAGATCGAGGAGTGGGCTGGTGGAACGGTGATCCAGCAAGCTCGCCTCGGACAGGTTGGCATGGACGCGATCATGGAAGCATATCGCCTTGACGGTGAGCGGCGGATGAAATCGCGCGGCGAGACGATCTTCAATCTCGCGCCTTTCCAGCTTCTCGCATGGAGTGGCGGTCTGTCGGGTGAATTTCCTTGGACCTGACTCCATTACAAATGTGTTGACGAATAAATTGGAATTTCATATACTGATCTTGTCAGAGAGGAAGGCAGATCATGGATTGCAACTTGTTTCAGATTGCGGATGACCGCGACGAAGAGGGAGGCCACGAGGTCTTCGACTTCAGCCACCCGGAAGATGTCATGTTCGAGGTGGTTGAATATGACCCCCTCTGGAAGAAGTTCGGCTGGAAAAATTTCAAGGTGGACGGGACATTGATTGTCAGCGATGCCGATGTCGTTGGAGCCGCGAGCTACGAGAATAGCTACGGCGGCTTTCTGGACTACACCGTCGAGAGTCTTGCCGATTGCCCGCGCCGTGAAGGGATTTTCGTGCTGGAAGACGTCACCGCGATCTATCGTCGTGGCGATGGCTGGACCACCGACGACGACATGGACTTCGATGCGGGGATCACCCGCCCGGCGACCATCGAAGAGATCGTATCCGACTGGTGCGGGTCCGCTTTCGACTTCTGGGCATCCGAGCGGGAGAACGTGGCGTGAAACCGACCAGAACCCCACGCTGCGAGCACGGCAACAGACACACCAAGGAAACCACGGGTGGGATCGTGACGTCGCGAGTGCCGATGAAGCCATGCAAACCTGTGCTCTGCATCGAATGCCCGCTGCGCCGTGACGCTGCACCCGGTTACCTCGGCGGCTACACGCCGGAAATGTATCTGGACGCGATGCACTCCCCCGCTTCCATCGCCTGCCACATGTCGCCCGGGTTTCAGGACCGCGACGTGAGTCGTCAGCATCATTGCACAGGTGTTGCCGCCTATCGGGCGAATGTCGGTCACATCGCACAGGTCGGAGGCGTTCCCACGCACGCGCACCTGTCCACCCAGATCGCCGGGCAAGCCCCGGACGTTCCGGAGAACGTCTTCTCCTCCCCCGAAGAATTCGTCTCCTATCACATGCCCCATCAGACAGGAGAGCCGCAATGATCATCGCGGGCGCAATCCTTTATGTGCTTCTGGTCCTCCCGCTTTCGGCCTTCATCCATGGCATCGGGGTCATGGCCCTGCGGCCAGCACAGTGCCCTCCGTCTCGCACCATGCGCGGGGCAGGGTGGTTCGCATCAACGTGGCACTACCCACTGGCTGCCGCATGGCCGGTGACATTGCCCCTGACCTACCTTCTGGCGCTGACGGTGATCGTCCGAGAGACCCGCGCCAACATGAAGAAATCCCGTTAACCGTCCGACAGGACATCACCCCAGAGGAGACGCAATGCGACCCCAAGCACTCAACGCCGATGACTACCAGATCGAAGACCGCCCGGACGAAGGGAGGGTCGTGCTGTTCAAGCCGGAAGACGAAGAGCCGCTTTTCAAGGTGGAGATGGCGCACCTCGACGGCCTTGATGACGATCAGACCCGTGGCGTTTTCGAGGCCATGATCGACGCCCTGAATACCGGCGTGCAGATCGGCTACAACGTCGGCATCAACGACGGTGTCGAACACGCCAAGGATATGGTGGCGGGCACACTCGGTCTCGCGAGCGCCCGCGACATCCAGCGTGTCGAAGGCAAGCTCGACCAGCTTCTTCCGCAGCCGGAGCCGCCCAAGGAGGTGACCCCGGCCAACAACCCGACGCCGGTGCGCAGACGCTCGAACCGCAGGGGCAAGAAGTAAGCAGGCAAGGGCACCCTCAAGACTATTGACGTTGAATCTGTATTGAGGTAGGTTGAAGTCCTCCTGACAGTCGATCATCGGGTCGATGGGTGTGCCTAAGTCTCTGACAGGATTGGGAATACAGGAGAGGGTGCAATCCGGTGCAACGGGTTGCACCTTTTTTCTTGCCCAGTCGAAAACTATTGACGAATAATATAAGAAGTGTTATTTAAGAGGCGTTGGAGGATGATCTGATGCCTACAGGTGTAAACCCGACCACACTAGACCAAGCCGCCATGGAAAGATACCAGCAGCTAATCGACGAATTGCTCGCTGGTGGGGCAGGGGGCTTCGATCTGCTGCAAGACAATGACTCGCCTTATTGGATTGCAGCCGTGCCGGGAAACGGCGGGCCAGTGGCGCTGTTCGCGATGGGATGGTGGCTGGACCGAGTCACGATCAATGAGATCATGGTCTTACCAGAGCACCGGAGAAGGGGCATCGCCCGGCGCATTCTCTCGGAAATCCTTGCCAAAACAGACGCTTTGCGACTTACGGTTGAGCTAACCGTGGACCCGCTTGACTCCGGGTCCGGAGGCCCGAGCCGCGACGATCTGTCGCGTTTCTACGCAACTCTTGGGTTTGTCCGGATAGCACCGGGAAGCGATAGAATGCTGCGACGACAACCGCCTATCGGCAACTCCTCCAATGTGCCGTGAACCTGACCAGTTCGGAAAGACCTGCGACCCTGATAACGCCGCATGGATTGCCGAATAAAATCGTCAGTCGTTTACCGTTCAGGGTTGACTGCGACTCTCTTTAGAGGGTAGTTAGGTTAACGTCAGAGACCTGTATTAGTTCCTACACATTGAGAGGCACCCCAATGCAAATCGCGTTGTGTTTCAAGCCACGCACGGCCCATGCGAAACTTCCCACCTATGAGACGGAAGGGGCCGCAGGCTTCGACCTCTCTTTCGACAGCGAAACTACCGAGACGGTCTTTCCGGGGAAGCGTCGTCTCTTGGGCACCGGGGTCTACGTCGGGTTGCCAGTTGGTTACGAGCTTCAGGTCCGCCCGCGCTCCGGTCGAGCCATGAAGGAAGGTCTCACGGTTCTGAACAGCCCCGGAACAATCGACAGCGACTATCGCGGAGAGGTCAAGGTTCTGATCATCAACCATGGCGAAGAGCCGGTGGTGATCCATCCCGGAGACCGCATCGCGCAAGGCGTTGTCTCCATGGTCCCGAGGCTGCCGATGGTTCTGGTTGATACGCTCGACGCCACGCAGCGGGGCGAGAACGGATTTGGATCGACTGGAAACTGACTGTGACCACTATGCAACACATCGTAAACTATTGGCCCGTGACCCTGACAGCGTTGTATTTCATCGCGGGGGTCATTTTCTGGCGCGTGGTGGTCGTGAAGACGCTGCGCGAACAGGCTCTCGGCGGTGACGACGACGCGGCCTTTACCTATCTGGCTGACCGGCAAGGAAGCGTCACGCTGATGGTGATCCGCCTCGCTGTGATCCTGCTATGGGTCTTCTTCCTGTTCTTCGGTCTTGCAACCCGTTGCACGCCTGCACACAATCCGCAGCGGCAGACCGACGAACACTGATCAATGCGGGGCGACGCTGTTCGCCCCTTTTTCATGTCCACCAGACCGACACTTGTAGCCCGGAGTCCGCCATGGATACCATCACACCCAAACTGCTCCTGATCGGGGAGACCGCCGTCAATCGCGACGGCATGACCGCGTTGCTTGAACACGTCGGGGCATACGACTTCAGCACCGACGCAGCCAGCGGCGGCGAGGAAATCGCCGAAGTTGCTGGGCGCATGTGCTACCTGTCCTTCGCGCCCGGTATCAACCCGAACGTGACCCGAGTCCGGGAAGGGAACCAAGCCTATATCGGCAATATCCTGAAGTCTGGACACGGCTCTGTGTTGGAGCACGCGACCGTCAATTTCGCCATCTTGGACGTCACCCCAGTCCTCACCCATGAACTGGTCCGCCACAGCGTCGGCACGGCCATATCGCAGACCAGTGGACGCTTTTGCCGTATCGAGAAGCTGGGCTTCTACTGGCCCAAGGGCTTCGAGATGGCTCGCGGGGCAGGGGAGCTTGACGACGACCAGATCGCCAAGATCGAGGCGGAAGGCGTTGACCTGCTCAACCGCATCGAACTTTTCCAGCGCCGCCTTGGGGAGATCACCGGCATCGACCGGATCGCCAGCTTCGCCATCAAGAAAATCCTGACCTCGGCCTTTCGCCGGTTCGCGCCTTACGGTCTGAAGACGTCGTTGATCTTCTCGGCCAACCACCGCGCTATCCGACACATCATCGCCTCGCGCACCGACATCCATGCCGAGGAGGAAATCCGCGCGTTCACCATCGACCTCGGCCACCTGATGAAGGAACGGTTCCCGGCCATCTATCAGGACATGGCTTTGACGAAGATCGACGCGCCGTGGGGCTGCGACTGGGTCTGGAAATTCGAGCACCACAAGGTATGATAAGCCACATGTGTAGCATCGGAGAAAAAACCATGGGTTCCCCGGACCGCGTCGCCCAGCTTGAAACCGAGGTCGCCATGCTGCGCAAGCAGGTGCCGATCCCGCATCCGGCGCACCTGCCTCAAGGCGTCAGCTTCACCCATCGCGTCTATGCTGTCCTGTCGGCCATCGTTGCCGCCGGGGGAAAATTCGTCAGCACCAGCGACATTTTTGGCGCGGCCTATGGCGACGGCCATCGCACCGATAAGCGCATCATCAAGGTCTATGTCCACAAGCTGCGCCGCGCGCTGAAGGAGCACGGTGTCGAGATCGAGTCCAAGCACGGCAGCGGCTACCGCATCACAGGACTGGCGCTGTTGCGCCTGCAAGGAAAGGAAGAATGGAAATGACTCGCGAACGTCGCATCAAGCCCGATCCGGACACCGCAGCGCAAATCGCCGAAAGCGCGGTCACCGCCGAACCTGTCGTGGATCAGTCCGAGGAGACCGTGCAACCCGTTGCATCGGCAGCGGTTCAGTATCGTGGCCCGTTTCATGCACGCGACGTCTCGGTCCACGATCAAGACGGGCGCATCGTCTGCGTCGTGGTCGCTCCGGACGATCTGAAGGTGCGGAGCCAGTCGGCAATCCTGATCGCGGATGCGCTGACCGCTCACTTGACATAATAAAGGTTATCAAACTTTACCAAGCACCAAAACGTGCGTGAGCCGGACGGCGGATCGAGACCCCTATCAGGTCAGGTCCGCCGTTTCCATTTTGTGTTGACGAATAATTTCTGTTGTGGTATATAAGATCATGCACCGCGCCCGCCGATCATTCTGCCGCCTTGATTGCCTCGACCTCCGGCTCCGGGGGCGTGTCCTCGATCTCGATGGCGCGCGCGCCCGTGGTCGTGGGCCTGCGAAGGGTCGCCTTACGGCGGCGGCGCATCTCGGCGTTGTAGACCACCCGGGACGACAACTTGCCATCCATCGCCGAGAAGATGTGCTTCACCGTGGCCGTCGGCACGTCGAAGAGCGTCGCGATCCGTGTCTGTGTCAAACCCTCGTCCCGCAGGCGCAGCATGTCCTGCACCTCGGCCAAGGTCAGGTCTTCATAGATCACCACGTCCGGGGTCTGTTCGGTCTTCCGGGTCAGCGCACGCTTTTCCGCCGCGCTGGTCTTCTTGTCCGCTTCCAGCACCTCGACGCGGTCGCGATACGGCCCGGTCACCAGAACCAGAAGACGAGGCAGGATGTCCTTCAGCCCGACGCCGGTCGGCAGCAGGTCAGTCAACCGCTTCCGACCATAGATGCCCCGATAGATCGGCTCGTGCTCAAGCGCGTTTTCGACGCGCGTGCGAAGTCTGTCATTCTTGTCGGTCATTATGCTGCCCTGTCTTGCCCTGCCCCAGTTTACCATGCAAACCCAGAGGAGAGAACCATGAACGAAATCACCGTTCGCCAAAGACGCTCGCCGTCAAGACCCAAAGAGACAAATGAAGCCGACACCCCCGGTCGCGGCAATGCCAGCGCCTACGACGTGTCCCGCCGTGTCGGCGACAAGTCCGTCATCCTTGGCCGGATCGTCCCTTCTCCCGAAGGAAAGACCGGGCACGTCCTGCTCGACGGGAAATGGATCGACCTCGGTTCTTTCGCCAACAGCCACGACGCCTTTGCCAAGATCGTCGCCCACTATGACCGCGCGCTCGGGAAACCGGGCTGTGCCTGATCTGCCGGAGCATGTCCGCCTCCTGCCCTTCCGTCTGAACATCGGCTACGCGCCGATGCGCGGTCAGGATCGCGACAGTCTGCGGCGGCTGCTCGGCACATTGAACGTGACCATTTGGGAAGGGCGCGGTGCGGACGCCCCTGACCTACCAAACATTCTCCTTCAGGTAGGGTCGTTTCGCCGACCGCCGGTGATCGGAATTTCGGTTACGGAGCACGAGTTCGCTGTCGGCGTCTTCCTGCCGAGATGGATAGCGAGTCTAGGCGGAAACCTGCGAACAAGTGTGCAACCCGTTGCAACACGCGGATGGGCTACACAAAGAGGCAGGTCCATTATCCTTGACATGTAGGTTAAGCGATTTTACCTTTCACAGTGTAGGCCCATGACTCGTATTGGATGGAGAATAAAGTGGCAGCGAAACTTCGCGCTGAAGAGCGGAGCCTTGTATACGGCGATTTTGCCCCCATGATGCAGGATGGGGAAAAGACCCGGGAAGATATGCTGGATCGGGCAGCTTACGTCTATGTGACGGGGCAGTTCCCCAGTCATCTGCGGAAGCATTACACCGCCGTCCTTCGGGCGATCACGCACTACTTCCGCAAGCCAGTGGCCTTCGACGGAAGGACCGGCAACATCAAGCTCGATGACCGGGTCGTGGAAGACCTCGATCTGGACAAGCACCCGATGGTGAAGGAGGTGCGGAACAAGGTGGCCGAGGGGTATTTCATCCAGCCGTCGCGCGGCTTTGGGACGCGCCGCCCCTTCTGGCGCGTGTTCATGTTCAAGCTGCAAGGCGAGCACATGGTTGACAAGATCACCGTGCAGGCCGATGGGGCCGTAAAGAAAGGCTGGGACTGATGGGTTTTGCCGTGGCTGTCGGTATTTTCGTTCTCGGGTTCATCGCGGGTGCGATGGCCGCTGCCCGGCATCTCCGCGTAAAATATGACCCCAGCGACCTGCTGCGCAGGATCGAGGAGGCGGAAGCCGCGCTGCAACTGGTTGCACCAGAGATCGACGCCGCGCTCTCGGAACATGACGCCGTGAAGGCTGCCGTGTCCCCGCGTGCGCAGCGCGACAGTCGCAGGGAGCGCAGGAACCCGTCTCGCGCTCTTTAGAAAAGTGTTGACAAATAATTTAGTAGTTGCTACAGTCTTACTGTCAGAGACAGGAGACCACCGTGGCAACCATCACCTATTCGGACACACGCGGATGCGCCAGAGACTTCCTTGAGGAGGCCCGCGCCATCGACAGCCAGTTGAAGCGCGTCATCGACGTCGAACGCTTCCGGCACCAAATCGAGACCCGGATCGCCGGATATGCCATCGTTCCGCACCCGGACTTGGTGGCTTCTGATGGTTTTCCGCTGGCTGCATCGCCCGTGGTGGCCCTTGTCGTTGCCGACGACGTCGATCTTGATCGCTTGCGCGAGGAAATCGAAGCCAAGCCCGGCGTTGTCCTGTTCATGGGCAACGCGGCAGGCACCCTGCGCCCGATGCTGGTCATTCCGGCTCGCCCGGGTCGGGTGACCGGCAGGCATTTCCGGGTTGATACCGTGGGGGAAACATCGTCGGTCTTCAGGAACGCCCTCCCCCTGATCCAGACTGATCATTGGACCATCTTCAAGGAAGACGACACGAAGGCGCGGATGCACGTCGTCATTCAGGAAGGGCACGATGATCTCGCGTTCCTCGGCTTCGATCCGCTTCTGATCAACATGAAGCTCTACGAGGAAACCGGCGATTGCCTCTGCCCGAGAATACGGGTCCGGCTCATGGTCGAAGCCGACGTCCCTGAAGGGCAACTGCATTTCCTTGGCTGGAACGATCTCTGGTTGATCGCCCATTGCGAGGGGTCGCCTCGATATTTCGATCACATCCGCAGTCAAGACGCGCGCGTGCAGCCGGGCACCATCACTCGGTCCAAGAACCCGCTCGTCCATAAGCTGCTCCGGGAGAAAGGCCCGGACGTCATCGCCGCATCGCTGAAACCGAAAGCGGGGAAGACGCCCCGCGCGCGGGCGTTCGACTGGACTGGCGACATCCGGTTCAAGATGCCGGACAGCGCCATGGTTTCGGCCTCCCCTTTCCGCGATCTGGCGTTCGGCAAGCTGTTCATGCTCGGACTTACCCCGAGCATGACGGCCTATGTCCCTTTCCGGGCGCGCAGCGTGGAGCGGGCTGGCTCCGAAGCTATGGGTTGCATCGAGCATGAGGAACTTCGGTCCAGTCCGGACAGGGACGCTTGGCTCGCGGCGGAAGGCAGAGTCTTCATCCATCTTCAGCCCGACGCATATCGCTTTCTTTTCGCCCTCCCAACCAACCTTCTGATGTCGATCAGAGGGAAGGTCTGGGGCGTGCAATCCTATCCGGGTTTCTACTGCTTTGGCGTGCAGGTTCCTCTATCGGCTTGCGCCATCAACCGCCCTGTCGTGTTGCGTGGTCTCGGCCCGGACATGACCAAGACCGTGCATTCGGTTCAAGGCTTGCCACAGGCGATGGACATCGCCATGAACGATGTTTCCTTGGTCGCCAGAAAGATCAGGGAGTCTGGCATCGACATGTCCTGCAACCGAGTATGGTCCGTTCGCAGCCCCCTGCCCAAGGGCGTGGTCTTCGCCACCCCCGGATGGGGCCGTGAGGTGGTCACGGAACTGGACGACGATAAGAGATACAGCAGCTATATGCGGTTTGACGCCGTCACAAGGCACGACGCCCTGTGGTGTCTGACGCGGGCAAAAGGAACTGGTTACACCTCCTCCCGCATTGGCCTGCCGTTTTTGCGTCTGATCGAGGTGGTGAAAACGGCGTTCACCGGCCTGTCTGAAAACCTGCTGGTTCCGACGTCCGATGTCCTGATGCAGGCGATGTCTTCGGCGTGCAACCAGTTGCAACGGGTGATCGACTTCGATCCGGAGCACAATGCACCCTTGGCTGCCGCATCCACAACGCGCCGGATGGTCGAACTGGACTAGCTTGAAATGTAGCCTGCGCTCTCGTAAGGTGGCGAAAACCCGTCCATGTGAGAGCGCAGGCCATGTCGAAAACGAGCGAAGTCGGTCGGGAGACCCGTGTGCGCCGTGAGGGCGCTCCTTTGGTCGTGGTGGGGACCAAGGCGGACGCCACCGACCCGGTGCTGGAAAAGGTGATCCGAGGGGAATACGTCTCCCAGCAGATTGCTGATCCGTTCTCCACCAGCACGCTTGGCGGGAACTCCCGACAGATCATCCAGCCGCCGTTCAACTTCGCGGCGCTGATCAAGATGGCCGATGACAACTCGGTTCTGAAACAGTGCATCGACGTCATGGTGACCAACGTCCCCGGCCACGGTCATCGCCTCGAATATGTTGGGGAGAGCGAGCAGCAGGACAGCGCGGAGGCCAAGGCAGAGGCTGAATTTCTACGCCTGTTTATGAAGCACCCGAACGAAGAATACTCGATGACCGAGCTTATGCGCCGGGTGCGATGGGATGTCGAAACCATCGGCAACGGCTACATCGAGGTCGCCCGAGACAAGAAAAAGCGGATTTCTGCCTGCTGGCACGTTCCCGGCCACCTCATGCGCCTGACCGAGGTGGACCGCGACCCGGTTCAAGTCGAGGTCATCATTCCCCGGGCCGACGGCGCGGTCAAACGCAAGGTCTGGAAACAGTTCCGGCGTTATGTGCAGATGCGCGGAACCAAGAAGGTCTACTTCAAGGAATTCGGCGACCCGCGACCCATCGACCCGAGCACCGGGGAGGTCAACCAGAGCCTGTCCTACGAGGACACCGCGACCGAGATCATCCACCGCACGATTTACCACGGCGGGCAGGCTTACGGCATACCGCGCTGGATGCACGTCACTCCGTCGGTGATGGGGACGCGACAGGCCGAACTGACCAACCTCGACTATTTCCGCCAGAACGCCATCCCGGCCATGGTGATCACGGTTGCAGGCGGCTCCATCACCCAAGCGTCGCTGACTGCCATCGAAAGCCATCTGACAGCGGTTCGAGGCCGCATGGCGCAAAACCGCGTGGTGGTGATCGAAGCCTATGGCGACGAAGACGCCGCGTCAGATGACGGCAGCATCCCGCCGCCGCAGATCGAACTGAAGAGCATGTCCGAATACCGGCCAAGCGACGGCCTGTTCCTCGAATACTGCAAGGTCGAAACAGGGAAGATCAGGTCCGCCTTCCGGCTTCCACCGATCTTCGTCGGACTGTCCGAGGACTACAGCCACGCCACCGCCAAGGCATCGCAAGAGGTTGCCGAGGCACAGGTGTTCGGCCCGGAGCGGGTCTCGGACGAAGGCATGATCAACCAACACATCTTCGGTGACTACGACCTGAAGCATTGGGAGATCAGGTTGAACCCGCCGCGCATCACCGATCCGGAAGACGTGCTGAAGGCGCTGGACGCCTTGGAGAAGGTGGGCGGCATGACGCCGAACATCGCCATCGGCATCGCCAACGAACTGTTCGATATGAACATCGCCACGATCAAGGAAGAATGGGGCAACTTCCCGTTCAGCGTGGTCAGGGCGCTGGCGGCGCGTGGCGCGGTAGAGGGCTGGGATGAAATCCTGAAATCCGGCGTTTCTCTTGGCGCACCCGGACAGGCTCCGGGTCAGGCCCCGCAGCCGGGGAATTCCGGGACCAAGCCAAAGGAAGAGCAGGAAGACGACACCTCGAAGTCTATCCGAGACAGCCTTTTGACGATCCGGAAACGCTTGGTGACCGACGAAGCGATCAACGCCAGCGTCCGCCAGCGCGCGCCAAGGGCTGCATAGGTCATGTTCTGGATCGACGTAGATCAAGACCTGCTGGGCGAGCACCAGACCTGCGGAGGCGACCCGGATGTCGGTTGCAACGGGTTGCACGGCCCAGAGCCGGACATCACCCTGAACGACATGTCCGTTCAAGCCACGGCTCTGGCCGTTCGTCGTTCGCAGGGGGCTGCTGCCATGCCGGACAGCGCCCTGCGGTCGTTTGGCCTCGGCCCCGGGGATGATCTCTTCGCTGAATACGAGCTAGAGGCCGCTCTGGCGATGGCTGAAGAGGCCATGGCGCTCGCTCCGGAAATCCGCGCGATCCTGACCCCCCTGCTGACCGAGAACATGCGCGCCGATGATGTCTACGAGGCGATCTACAAGGCGGATCGCCTCTGGCGCGCAAAGTCTTGGCAGAAGGGCACCGCGCAGAGGTTCAGCGAAGCCATGACGAATGCGGTGGCCGCCGGAGTTTACAAGACCAACAGCGCCGTCTTCCTCGACCCGATATTTCGCAACCGCATCATCGACGGCATGGTCCGGGCCGGGAAATACTACACCAACGAGTATTTCAACCGGCAGGCCATGCCCGCCCTGATCTCTGCGGTCGAGCGCGCCGTCAGCGGCGACATGGCCGGGTCTCGCGCCGGATACAAGATCGTCCAAGAGACGCTGAATGCGCGCCTCAAATCCGTGCCCTACTGGCAGGTGGTGGCAAACGTGGCCGCGTCGCGGTCCTATCACTACGGCGTGCTGCGGGCTGGCGTGTCGCTCGGGAAGCGGACCTACCAATATACCGCCGTGATGGACGAACGCACTTCGACAATCTGCGCGGCCCTGCACGGAACAACATGGTCGGTGGACTCGGCCATGTCCCTGATGGATCAGATTGCCCAGCTTGAAGACCCGGAGGATGTAAAGGACATCGCTCCGTGGCCGAGCGTAAAAGAACTGCTGGCGATGTCTGATGACGATCTGCGTCTGCTTGGCGTCATGGTTCCGCCTATGCACCCGCGATGCCGATCCACGATTATCCTGCTCTGATCTGCAACCCGTTGCACCGAGGTTGACGGCTACATTTTCACGAGTTACACATGTAGCCATCGCCACGAAAGCGGGTGCTGCAAATGAAGCCCTCCGACGTCCTTTCAGAATTCAAGCGCCTCCGCGCCGAAGGGTGCCGGAAATCGGTTGACCATGCCGAGACGCAGCAAGTGAAGCGCGTCTGCCCGATCCGTCGGATGGATGACGACGAGCGCCTGATTTATGCAGAGGTCTATGCGCCCTTCGTGCTGGACACCTATGGCGAGTATATGACCCCGGAAGACATCCGTGTGATGTGCCATCGGTTCATGCAGTTGAACCTTTCCGAAGTGATCGACACGAACCACGACAACGTCGCCAACGGGTCTTTCCCTGTCGAGAGCTATATCGCCCGCTCCGGAGACCCGGACTTCACCGAGGGAAGCTGGGTTCTGGTGGTGAAGGTTCCGGACGATACGGTCTGGGGCGCGGTCAAGTCCGGAGAACTGAACGGGTATTCCTTCGAGGCTATGGTGCGCCCGGTCGAAACCATCGCCGAGGTCAGCACAATCCGGGATCATGTCGGGCGCACGCGCAGCGACAAGGGATCGGACCATGAGCACGCCTTTTTCGTGCAGGTGGACGAGCGCGGCCTGATCCGCCGTGGCATCACTTCCCCCGGGCCGGACGGGCATGTGCATCACATCAGGCGAGCGTCCTACACCGAGAAGGCGGGGGCCGACTCCCACTCGCATCGCTTCGATCTGTTTTGAGGAGCTACACATGAAGCGTTCACCGACCACAAAGCACGTCAAGGCCCGCGCGCTCACCGACCCGAAGCCCGCCTTCGTGTCGCTGGTCAAGGCGGGTGCAAACCAAAGACCGTTTCGGACCATCAAGTCGGTCGCGCCAGAGGCCAGCGAAGCGGACGCAATCCCAAAGGAGAAGACCATGTCCAAAGGCATCAGCGCCCGTGAAGGGTTCGACATCGTTTCCCTGCGCTTCACCGGCGCAGCCTTCGCCACCGAAGAGGCCGTTCGCTCGTGGCTGACCGAAGGCGGCTATTCCGACTACGCCCTGAAGGCGGTCGATGGCGGGTTCGAGGTGGAGAACACCAATGCCCAGTTCGAGGAAGGCAGCGTCGAGAAGGTCGATGGTGCGGTGGACGGCGTCACGGCCTTCGTCGGCAAGCTGGCGAAACCGGAAGAGGTCGAGAAGACCGAGGAGGAAACCACCGCAGAGGCGGCCACGGCCAATGCCTCGGCGGTGCAACCCGTTGCAATCACCGGCACCAAGGGCACCAGCGAGGCCGACGAGACCAAGACCGACGACCGCGCGCCCGAGGACAATGCCGAGAAGACGGGCGAGATCGAAGACGCAATGAAGGGCGTCGAACTGACCCTGAAGGGCATGTATGAAACCTCGCAGCTTTACGATGTGCTGCGCACGTTGCGCTGGATGGTCGAAGATGCGGAATACACCGACCTGACCGACGAAGATGTCGCCGCCATCCGCGCGCACGCGAGCGGCCTGATCGTGGTGCTCGGCTCGGCCATGTCCAGCACCCTGTCTGCCTTGGAAGCGGCGTTCCGGGCGAACCTGCAAAAGGACTCTGGGAATATCACCGCCGACAAGATCGCCGACGTGCCTGTTACCGCCGACAAAATCGCCAACGGGTCGTTGAATGTGGACAATCCCGCCGTCGGCACCGTCCCGGCGGAAAAGATCAACCAGACCCCTGCCGCCCCGGCGGAAGAGGGTTCGGACGCCACCACCGAAGCCAAGGCCGATAAGCCCGACTGGCAGGTGGCTGTTGATGCGCTGACGGCGCAGGTCGCGAAACTGGCCGAAGTCGTCACCGCGAAAAGCGCGGCGTCGGAAGAGGTGGAAACGACCACCGAGGCCGACGAAGCGAAGCGCGCCGCGCAGGAAACCCCTGCCCAGTCGCGCAAGGGAAGCTCCGTTCTGGATCAAGACAAGCTGGAAGCATCCGAGACCGAGGCAAAGCAGAAAGCGGAGCAGGCCGCCGCCGCCCGCCGCCTGCGCTCGGCCCTCGGCGTCCAGACGCATGATCGCGCTTGGTCCTGATCACGGCAAACCCTCGCTCACCAACACCCAGACATGAAAAAGGAGACACATCATGTCCACGCCTGAAGCCGTCCGCCGCGCGGACCTCGCCCTCGCCGACCTGACCGCCAATGGTGGTGTGCTCGATCCCGAGCATCAGGGCCGGTTCTTCCAGCGCGTCATCGACGCCCCCACCATTTTCCGTGAAGTCCGCTCGGTCAACATGGGCGCTCCGGAGATGAAAATTCCGAAGATCGGCTTCGGGTCGCGCGTGCTGCGCAAGGCCCCGGGCACCGGCGGCGGTGGCGCGCAGGATGACGGCACCAACACCCGCTACCTGCCTGCGGCGCAGCGGGCGAAGCCCGACTTCGGTCTGGTCGAAATGAAGACCGAGGAATTCATCGCGGAAATCCACCTGCATGATGACCTGCTCGAAGACAACATCGAGAAGGATGCGCTGGTCGATACCATCATGGCGCTGCTGGCCGAGCGTGTCGCCCTCGACCTCGAAGAGCTTCTGCTGACCGCCGACACGTCTTCGTCGGACGCTTTCCTTGCCTCGCAGGATGGCGTGCTGAAGCTGCTGACCTCGAACGTGGTGAACGCCAACGGTGCCCCGATCTCGGCGGCCATCTTCAACTCCATGAAGAAGCAGATGCCGACCCGGTTCCGGCGCAACCTGAACGCGATGCGCTTCTTCACGTCGATGGACGTCGAAAGCGACTACCGTCTGGCGGTCGCCTCGCGTGGCACCGATCTGGGCGACGCGATCCTGACCGGCAACGCCCCGCTGCCGGTGCTGGGCGTTCCGCTGAAGGGCGTGGCCCTGATGCCGGAACAGAACGGCCTGCTGCTGAACCCGCAGAACATTCTGTTCGGCATCCAGCGGAACATCCGCATCGAGCGCGAGCGCGACATCCGCGCCCGGTCGTGGATCATCGTGCTGACCATGCGCGTCGCGATCCAGATCGAGGAAGAGGAAGCGGCGGTGAAGCTGGTCGGCCTCGGCCAGTAACCTTCGCGGCGTGAGCGGGATTGACCTGCTCACGCTACACCTGTAGCCTGCGATTTAGGAGATCAGCATGTCGATCAAGATGAACCGTCAGGGGGAGATCGTGGGCGGAACCCACGCCAACCCCACGCAGATTTTGCACGCCATCGCCCGCAAGGTCTTCGGCGAGGATGCTCAAGGGGTCATCACCATCCCCGAAGCGCATGAACCCCTGCCACCGGACGAACCCCTGCCGCCGGACGAACCCGAGGGCGGGGAATAAGGACACCGGATCGCCCCCTCGGGGGCTTTCCCAGTAGTCGCCCAGTTCTGGGCGAGGATCGAAACCCCGTGAAATGGCAAGCACAAGGATGGACGCCATGACCAACAAATACAGCGCGACGCTCGTTTCGGGCAAATCCTACACCATGATCTTTCCGGGCACGGACCCCAAGCATCCGACGGAACTGACCTTCAAGCGCGGCGTCCCCCGGGATGTCACCGAAGCGCAAAAGGAAGAACTGGAAGAGAAGGCGGTGGACGAGATCACCCTGACCTACGGCGGCGAGACGCGCACCGAAACGCGCGCCAAGTTCGCGTTCGCTCCGGCGTCGGATGACCCTGCGCCCCGGAGCCGCGCCAAACCGGCGGCCTGACACGGGGACCGTGAGAAGGACATGGCCGGGGACATCCCCGGCCTTTCTTTTAGAACAGGAGAAAGCCGTGACCCGCCCTCTCATCACCCTAGCAGAAGCCAAGGAGTTCATTGAGCTTCGCCCCAACAATGTGCAGCATGACGCGGTGATCGAGGGCCTGATCCTTGCCGCGACCGAGGAGCTTGAGCAAGCCACGCGCAGGCGCTTTGACCGCCACGAGATCACCGATGACTTCGACACGAGGCACACATACCAAACCGATGTAGACCTTCTGGGATGCAGCGAAAGCGGCACCGTTGTCCGGTCGAGCCGACAGACCTTCACCCTGACCGGCCTCTTCCCGGATCAGACCGAAGGTGCGCAGGTGTTCTACGATCCCAAAGGGGCATTCGGCCCTGACACCGAAGTTGATGGCGCGCTGTTTCGTATCGACTGGGTCACGGGAAAGTTCGACCTGCTGCGCGGCACCATTCAAACCGTTCGCGGTCTTCGCGTCGTTTATACGGCGGGCATAGAACCCGACAACGAGGGCACACTTTCAGGCACCGCGCCCGATGCGCTGAAGCTGGCCTGTAAATTCCAGACCGCCTTCCTGTTCAAACGTCACCGCGCCGACAATGTCGGCCTGACAGTGGATCGTGGCGTCGTCTCCGAGAAGACCGCCGTCGCCACCGGGCGCTGGAACGTCAGCACCGGGCTTTGCCGAGAGGCGCAGGGGCTGGTCCGCCGCTTCCGGATGCCGATCCTCGGCAGAGGCTGACCATGCACCAAATTTCTATCCAGATCGGCAAAAAGAGCTTCGCCAATTTCGAGGCCGGGCTTCGACACGCCGAGACCGCGCTTGAGACGGCGGTGGCATGGGCCGCACAGCCGGTATCCGCCGAACTGAAGCGCGCGTTGCAACTGGTTGCACAAAAAGTCCGGGCCGAGCACGGGCAGCCTTGGAACGGCGGCGTGGTCAATTTCTCCGAGCGCCTGCAAAGCCGCAGCGGCGAGGCACTGGCTGCCATGGACAAATCCGTCAAGGTCACCGGCGCGCGACGACTCGACAACGTCTCCGGCTCGATCTCTTCCGGCTTCTGGGCCATCCATGAGACCGGCGGGGTGATCCGCGCCAAGTCGAAATACCTGACGATCCCGCTGCCAGCCGCCATGGACGCGCGCGGCATCCCCCTGAAGAAGCGAGCACGGGACTGGCTCAACACCTTCGTCGCCAAGTCCCGCAAGGGAAACCTGATCATTTTCCAGAAGCGCGGGCGGAAGGACATCGCCCCGCTCTACCTGCTGAAGCCAGAGGTGCGGATACGCCCGCGCCTGAACATGCAAGACACCATCGAGCGCGTCGCGGTCCCCTACTTCGATCAAAAAGCAATCGAAGTGATCGAGCGCGTGATCACGGAAAGGATGGGAGGATGACCCCAGAACCGACAAGGCATACCGTCCGAGAGCGGATCATGCAGGCCATTCAAGCTCGCTTCGAGTCCGCCCCGGCACAACCCGGCGACATCTCGTGGGGGTTGGTGACCAGAAAGCCGATCACCAAATCGGACATCGCCAACGAGAACTTCGCCCTCGGACTTTACGACACGTCCGAGCGGATCAAGGAGGGCACCGGCTGGGAGATGCACTTCCTGAATGTGGTATTGGAGTTCCATGTCCGCATCCACGAAGGCGACGAGCCGTCCACCTTCCTCAATCATTGCCTCGGGCAGGTATCGACCCGGATCGGCGAGGACATCACATGGGGCGGCCTTGCCATCAATACCCGCGAAAGCGGCTCTGAACTTGACATCGACGGAGCGTTCGACAAGTATGTGTCGGGAATTCTTGTGGTCGATGTCAGCTACAGGTGTCGCCCTAATGACCCCTACACCCGTGTCTAAGGAGTAAGAAAGATGCCCGGTGGACTTCTCACGAAACGGGGGCTGGTGCTGTTCAAGATCGAGACCCAAACTGGTGTTGATCCTGTTCCGACGGCAGCCCAAGACGCCATTCTGGTCGGCAATCCGAACTGGACCGCCGACCCCCAGATCATCGAACGCGACTTCGTCACCACGGACCTGTCGAATTTCGAGCACCGCGTCGGTCGCGTCGTCTCGGGCTTCAGCTTCGAGGTCGAGCTTCGCGGCAACGGCAAGCAACATTCCGGCCTTGTGGCCGACGCTTCGGCTTTCGCCAAGCTGATCCGCGCTTGCGGTTACGCCCTCGGCGCGAACAACGGAGCAGCGGCACAGGCCACCTCGGATGTGATCCCGGTTCGCGGCAATACCGGCCCGGCCATCACATGGACCAAAAGCGGCAACACCACCATCACTTCCCCGGTTCTCTACACGCTGGAAGTCGTTACCGGCGGTGCTTCCGGGACGGCACAGGTGATCTGTCGCAACAACAACCCCGAGGCAGGGGGCGCTACCAGTGCGGCCCGGGCCATCACCACCGGGCAGGCGCAGCAGCTTGGCGACTCGGGCATCTCGATCACGCCCACCTTCTCTGGCAACCTTGTCGTTGGCGACAAGTTTCAGGTGCAGGTTTTCCCGCGCGGCGTCATCGCCAAGCCGGTGTCCGAGGGCCACTCCACCGGAACCATCTACATGTGGAAGGACGGAAACCTTCACAAAGGCCACGCCGGGATGGGCAGCTTCACCATCGAAGCGCAGGCGGGCGACATCGCCAAGGCCACGTTCAACTTCACCACGACCTATGTGAAGCCCATCGCACAGGCCATGCCCGCGAACCCGGTCTACGAAGACCTGATCGCTCCGCAGGTGGAACTTTCGCTTCTGACGTGGGGCGGGAACCGCGACATGATTGCCGAAAGCTGGTCCTTCGACGCTGGCAACGACATTCAGGCCCGGATGGACGTCAACGCCGCGCAGGGCTATCTGGGGTCGCGCATCGCTGGCCGGGAGCCGAAAGGGGGTTTCACGCCTGAAGTGCAGCTTGAAAGCGATGAGCCGTTCTGGGCCGACTTCGCCGAGGCGAAATCGAAGACCTTCACGGTTCGCGTCGGCACCGAGGCGGGAAACCAGATCGCCATCTTCGGCCCGCGTGCGCAGACCTCCGAGCAATCCTACACGGACCGCAACGGCATCCTTGCCTACGACAAGTCGATCCTGTTCAAGCGCGGCCTGACGGGCGACGACGAAACCATCTTCTGCTTCTGCTGAAGCCTTCGCGCCCCGGTCATTCCGGGGTGCAACCCGTTGCAACGGAACCCACCATGAGCAAACCCGGAGACAGCCAAGACGACGCATCCGCCCTGCTGCGGACGGTGAAGCTCTATGTGGTGTTCCAACGCCTCTTTGCCGTCAGAGACGGCAGACCCAATCTGCGCATCATCGACGCCAGAACCTCGCGATCCGAGGCCGAGCAGGTGGTGCGCGATACCCCGGGAACCTTCATCGAGAAGGTGATCGGAACGCGCGGCGGACGTCATCCCCGCTATGCACTTGACAGCCATCTAGGAGCAAAAAATGGCAATCAAAGCAATCGACCTGCACACCACCAAAACCGTCGTTCACCCGGACGACAAGGACAATCCGACCAAATGGATCATCGGCGCGGTTGACAGCCGGGTCTACGGGCAGCTTTCCGACCGCTCGCTTGTCGTGGCGGTGGACCCGCAACGCCCGGACGAAGAGGCTGGCGTCAAGCTGGCGAAGAACCAGCTTGCCTTCGAGGTGGCGCAGTTCGGCCTGAAGGGCTGGGAAAACTTCCCCGGAGAGAACGGCGAGCCGCTGCCCTATGCCACCCAGAGCGAGACGGTCGGGTCGCGGGTCTACAAGGTCGCCAAGGGTGATCTGGTCGCCCGCATCCCCGGCAAAGTCCTGCGCTGGCTGCACCAGCAGATCGTGGACATGAACAAGCTGGATGACGAAGAGGGAAACGACTAAGGAGCGCCGTGCTGGCGATCCGGCTTCTGCCAGACTACGACTGTGCCACCTGCACGGCATCGCAGAAACTGGATCGCGGATGCACCCAAGACGCTCCGATCCCCATGCTGTTCGACGGGCGCGAGACAAGGAGGTGTCCGCGCCGCGTCCTCCACCCAGACGAAGGAAATACCTCTGGCCTCGCCGACCTCTTCTGGTATTATGGCCGCTACAAGTGTGGCTTTCTTCCCGAGCACGGCGGATTGAACGACCAGTGCGCCAAGCTGATGCAGATGTTCCGGGTGATTGACGAGGCTAATGCCGCGTGTGACGCCAAGGAGCATGAAGAGCGGACGCGGCAAGCGCGCGCCCAGTCGGTGCAACGCGGTGCAAAGGGAAGGCGGTCACGACCCGCATAAGCTGGGAGCGCACCGTGGCTACGAACAGAGACATCACCTTTGTCCTGAAGATGAAAAACGCTGCCCGGGCCGCCATGAAGCGGCTCGGGATGGACTGGCGGGATGTCGCAACCCGCACCAAGGAAGCGCAGAAGGCCGCCCGAGACGCCGAGAAGCAGACCGACCGCGTCCGGAAATCCTCCGAGGGGCTGAAGCGCGCTCAATCCGTTGTCAAGCAGCTTCAGGATCGGTTCGCCGGTCTCCGGAAGGAGGTTCTGTCTGCGGACGGGGCGATGAAGAAAATCCATGGCAGCGCGGCCAAGGCGGCGGTTGGCGTCGCGGCGGGCATATCCGCAGGGGCGGTCGCCAAAGCGACGGTCGCCAGCTATGCTGGGTTCGCGGACCAGATGGCAACGGTCAAGGCGGTCACGAGCGCCACGGCTACCGAGATGCACGATATGACCGAGGCCGCGATCCGCATGGGTTCGACCACCCGGTTCACGGCAACGCAAGCCGGTGGCGGCCTTGAGGAACTGACCCGTGCCGGTTTCGACGCCTATCAGGCCATCGACGCCCTGCCTGCGGTTCTGAACCTCGCCACCGCCGACAACCTCGATCTTGCCCGGTCCTCGGAGATCGTGGCGGTCACGCTTCAGCAGTTCGGCCTTGGGGCAAAGGATGCCGACCATGTCGCCGATGCGCTGGCGCAGACCTCTGCCAGCACCTCTGCGGGCATTCTCGATCTGGCCGAAGCCATGAACTACGCGGGCACCATCGCCTCGCAGCTTGGCGTTGATGTGGACGAAGCCCTTGGCGCACTCGGCGCGCTGTCGAACGTCGGTCTGAAGGGTAGCATCGCGGGCACCGCAGTCCGGGCAGCCCTGCTGGACTCGACCATGATTGCTCTCGGCCAGAGCACCAAAAAGGCACAGACCGCCTTCGACGCGCTGAAGATCGACCCGAACAAATTCAACCCCGAGAAGGTTGGCATCGTCGGCATGATCAAGGCCCTTGTCGATGCCAACGCCCAGACCGACGACCTCACAGCCCTGTTCGGTGAACGCGGGGTCAGTCCGGTTTCGGCGCTGATGGATGCCTATCGTGACGGCAGCCTCGAAAAACTGATCGCGGAGAACGCCACCGCCATGGGCCGCGCCGCGCAGATGGCTTCGGACCGGGCTAACAGCCTCGCCGGGGATTGGAAGGCGCTGGTCTCTGCCGTGCAGACACTCGGCATCCGGATCGGACAGGCCCTCGACCAGCCCATGCGCGCCATCGTGCAGTTTGCCACGGCCTTCGTGCAGGCGCTGCAAGGCATGACCCCCACCACGGCCCGCTTTGCCGAGGCGGCGGAAACCGCTGTTCAGGTGATCAAGACGCTCGGTATGGCAATCGGCGTGGTCGCAGGGTCTCGGGTGCTCCTCGGGTTCCTGTCGTTGGCGCGGGCGGGCTTCACGGGCGTCACCACCGCCGCCGCTGCGATGCAGACCGGGGTGGGTAAAATATCCTCGGTGTTCAGCGTCCTTTCCCGTTTCTCGATCCTGATCCGTGGCGTTGGCGCGGCCCTGCGCGCTGTGCCTTATGTTGGCTGGGCCATGCTTGCCGTTGACGCGATCCGCCGGGTCATGGCGATCACCTTCAACTGGAAGGGCACCACGATCAGCGTCATGGACGTGATGAAGACCCTGTGGTCGCGCTTCTCGACTTGGGTCACCGGCGCGGTCGAACGGGTCAAGACCGCGATCAACGGTCTGAAAGACCTCTGGGGCGAGTTCGTCTCGTGGTTCCAAAGCAGCGGCATTCAGGAAGGCGGCACCACCTTCCTGACCCGCCTTGTCGATGAGGTGACCGAAGCCCGGGACAATGTGAACGATGTTCTGAATGGTATCATCGGGGCATTCGCCGCCCTCCCCGCCGCACTCGATGTCGCTACCAGCAACATCCCCGCAACGCTGGAAGCCGTCTTCGTCATGGCGATGAACTCGGTGATCGACACCGTTCAGGCAGGCATCAACTCGGTCCTGACCAGCATCCGGACGTTCCTGTCGTCCATCGACGGGTTCACCGCCGGAACTTGGGCCGAGACCGACTTCGCCAGCAAGATCGGCTCCATTGACCTCTCCAAATACCGGCTAGAAGCGTCCCATGAGGCGCAGGAGGTCGGAGACCGGCTGAAGGAAGCCTTCGCCGGTGCGATGGACGTGGACTATATCGGCGGTCTTGCGGCCAAAGCCGCAGAAGTCGCCAACGACGCTGTCGGCTCGATCCTAGACGAAACCGCCGCCCGGCGCGAAAAGGAGCTTTGGCGGCTTGAACACGACAAGGGCGGTATCACCGGCAGAGTTGACAAGCCAGTGAAGAAAGCCGTTGACCCGGATGGACCGGATCGACCCGGGGACGATGACGCGGGAGGTGGCGGCTCCAAGAAATCCGGCGGCTCCGGCAAGGAGGAGAAAGACCCGCGCGCCGAGTTCCGCAAGAAAATCGCCGACGAAACCAAGAGCATTCAGCTTCAGATCGCTGCCGCCAAGGAAGCGACCTCGATCATGCGCGAATACGGCCTGACCAAGGATCAGGCCACGAAAGTCGCCGAGATCGTCGCCGAGGCCGAAGCTCTTGGTCTTGCCAAATCCGAAGTCGATGCGCTTCGTGACTCCTTCGCCGATCTGGCGCAGCAGCAAGCAGCGGCTGCCCTTATCGGGACCGACTTTGTCACCCAGTTCACCAGCCAATTCGCCGACTTCCGCCAACAGGTTGTGGACGCTACCCAACTCGCCTCTGGCGTGGTGCAAAGCCTCGGCGACGTGACATCCAATTTCCTCGACAATATTTTCGAGGAACAGATGTCGGTGATGGACGCTCTGAAATCCGCTGTGGGGGACACGTTCAAGGAAATCGGCAAGATGATCATGGACTACGCCCTGAAGGTGATGGTCTTCAAATACCTGCTGGGCGGTCTCGGGTTCGGGGTGTCGAACACCGGCGCGGTCACCATGCCGAGCGCCAAGGGGAACGCTTTTACCGAGGCAGGAGAAGCGGTCAAGTTCGCCAAGGGCAGCCCATTCGCCAATAAGGTTGTGACGCAACCAACCTTGTTCACCTATAGCGACGGCGGCAAGCAACGGCTTGGGGAGATGGGCGAGGCCGGAGACGAGGCGATCATGCCGTTGGCCCGGGACGGTTCCGGTCGCCTTGGTGTTCGCACGGTAGGGTCTCGCAGCGAGCAGAGCACCACCCAAGGAGACACGCACATCCATGTCTCCACCAGCGTCACCATCCCCGGCGGCGCGGGCAGCGGCGGGTCCACCAGCCCGGACGCCCAGAAAGCGTTGGCGAAGTCGCTGTCGAACGAGATCAAGACCACCGTCATTGAAGTGGTCCACAAGGAAATGCGTCCCGGCGGGGCGCTCTACGGGAAGAGGTGAGCATGGCATCCGTATTCAATCCCCCTGTTAACCCCAGTTTCCCGCTTCAGGTCGATGAGACCCACCGGGTAAAAACGATCCGCTTCGGAGACGGCTACAAGCAGGACGGCCCTGATGGGCTGAACTCGCATGTCGGGACCATCAGCCTGAAGTGGGAGGGGCTGACCGAGAGCGAGAAAGAAACCATCGTGGCTTTTCTGCGCGCCCGGAAGGGTATCGAGGCTTTCCGCTGCCCATTCCTGCGCACACCTTGGAATGGGGCGAAGTTCACCTGCGCCGAATTCTCGCAGAACTTTTCCAGCGCCGGGAACTGGGAAGTCACCGCAACGCTTGAACAGGACTTCGCACCATGAGCAAGATCGTCCAGCACGCCCGGTCCATGAAGCTCGATGCGCGGGTGATCCTGTTCGACATCGACCTGCGCGAAAAAGGCGGTGCGGTGCAACGGGTTTCACCGATGACCAACGAGATCGGGGATGGCCGGGTATGCACCTTCTCCTCTACCGGGGCGGCAGGTATCGCGACTCTGCCTCTGGGCCAGAGCGAACTGACCACGCCCGGCAGCACGGCGCTGTTCCGCTTCGCTGTGCGCCGGAGCGCATCCACGCGACTTGTCTCGTTGACCTTCAAGGGCGCGGGAACCAATCAGGTTGTCGTCCAGTTCTCGCAGAACACCGCCAGCCAGCAGCCCACCACGGCGGTCACCGGCGTCACCGGGGCTGTTGAGGCGGCCTCTGTCTATGCCGGAACGGACTACCTGATCATTGCCGTGTCCATGCCCACAGGAGCGTATCTGCAAAACGTCATCGTCGGCTTCAGCGCCGACGGCACGGGAGCGCGATCCGTCAGCTTCGTGAAATTCGGAGCTTGGGCGGAAAACAAGCGTGCCCGGCTGGATATGGTCGATCTGGAACTCGAAAGCCTGTCGGCATCGCACGCGCAGGCCACGGTTCAGGTCGTTGCAGACGAGGCGATCTATCGTCCAATCCTCTGGCGTGGGCAGGTTTATGAGCCTCGCCCGGTCGAGGCAGAGGGCTTCGAGATCACCTCGAACGGCTCCCTTCCGCGCCCGACGTTCCGCATGTCCAACGTCATGGGCGAAGGGTCGCTCCTGCTGAAAAACCTCGGCGATCTGTCCGGGGTCGAGATCACCCGCTGGGTCACCTTCCGGCGCTTCCTTGACGATGGTCCGAACGCCGATCCGAACGCGCACTACCCCAAGGAAATCTATGTGATCGACCAGAAGGTCAGCCATACGCGGACCATGATCGAATGGCAGCTTGCCAGCGCCATGGATCAACAGGGTATCCAGCTTCCGGCCCGGCAGGTGCTGCGCACCGGATGCCAGCTTACCTATCGGACTTTCAACGCTGACACAGGCATGTTCGACTATACCAATGTCTCCTGCCCCTATGTCGGCAACAGCTATTTCAACGACAAGAACGAACCCGTAACCGAAGCCCGGCTGGACAAATGCTCGCAGACCCAGAAGGGGTGCCTTCTGCGCTTTGCCGGTCAAAAGCGGACGCCCTTCGGCGGGTTCCCGGGTGCAGGAAGGATCAGCCGATGAGACCCCCGTATGACAAAGGTCCGTTTTCCCTCTCCATCTGGGAAGACGCTATCGCCCACGCGCAGGAAGCCTTTCCCGAGGAAAGCTGCGGGCTGGTGGTGTCCGGTCGGTATGTGCGCTGCCGGAACGTGGCCGAGGAGCCGGAACTTGACTTCGAGATCGACCCGGAAGACATGCGCGCTGCGCTGGCTCAAGGCAGCTTCGAGGGCGTGATCCATTCGCACCCGAACGGTGAAGCCGCGCCGTCCGAGAGCGATATGCGCGGTCAGATCGACACCGACGTTCCTTGGGGCATCGTCATCTTGGCCGGGGGCCAGTTTGCCAAGCTGCTGCACTGGGGAGACCACCTGTTGGATGAACCCCTGCTCGGGCGGCAATGGGTGGCCGGGGCCTTCGATTGCTTCGCCCTGTTCCGCTCGCACATCAAGCAGACCCACGGCGTCGTCATGCCGGACATCCCGCGCACCGATGACTGGGCCAGCCTCGACACCTATGCGACCTACGCCAACAACCGGGCGCGCTACCCGATGCTGGAAGACATCCCATTGACCGAGATGTCGCAAATACGGGAAGGCGACGCGCTGATCATGGCGCTCATGTCGTCCACCCCGAACCACTTCGCCATCTATGTCGGGAACAACCTGATCCTGCATCACCCGGCAGACGGTCTTTCTTCGCGTCGTCCGCTGAACACCCTGACGGCCAAAGTCACGCATATCCTGCGGTTCAAAGAGAAGGAGAAATGAGGTGCAACAGGTTGCAACTGCCAGCCCCGCCATCAGGGGCGTGAAGCTCTACGGTCGCCTGAAGAAAGAGTTCGGCGAGACCTTCCCGGTGGTGGCCGAGAACGCCGCCCGGGCGCTGCATATCATGGAAGCCAATTTCATCGGTCGGTTCCTGACCGCGATCCGGGAAGGCGAGTTCTTCGTCTGGATCGAGGAGGAGTGTGGCAAACGCAAGAAGAAGCATCCGATCACCGACGAGTCCGGTTTCCTTTCCACGGTCACCAGCGGCGTGCTCCACATCGCGCCGCGCGGCAAAGGCTCCTCGCGTCGCAAGGGCGGCCTTATGGCACTTCTCGGCGCGGTGCTTGTCGGCGCTGCCCTGATCTTCTCCGGCGGCATGGCGGCAGGCGGCCTGCAATCAGCGTTCGGAGCCATGCAGGGCACTTTCTGGGGCACAGTCGCGCAACTTGGCGTCGGCATGATGCTGTCCGGTATCGGCATGATGTTGTCACCGATGCCGGGCATGGAAGAAACGGACGACAGCCAGTCCTATACCTTCTCGGGGGCGACCAACACCATGACCGAGGGTGGAGCCATCCCGGTCATCTACGGAGAGCCGTTCGTCGGCTCGACGGTCATCTCTGCTGGTATCAGTATCGAAACGCTGAAGGGCGGCGCGTAACCGCAATCAACCTTGCTTGATGGAGTGTCAAAAGCTACACATGTAGCTGCATTCCATCAGTGGGGTTCAGCCATGCCGCGCGACGAAGACAAACTGCGCCCGATCTCCGGTTCCGGTGGCGGTAAGAAACGCACACCGAAAGAGACCAAGAACAACCTGATCTCCAAGGCAGTCGCGCGCTTTGTTGATCTGATCGGCGAAGGGCCGAACGTCGGCCTCGTGAACGGCGCGAAGTCGATCTATATCGACGGAACCCCCCTAGAAAACGAAGACGGCAGCCGGAACTTCTCGGGCATCGAATTCCATGAGCGGCTGGGGACTGTCGATCAATCCCCAATCCCCGGGTTCTCGGCAGCCGAGACCGAGGTCACGGTCGGCATCACGGTCCAGAAATCCGTTGGCCCCATCACCCGGACCATCAACAACACCGGCCTGACCGCGATCCGCGTCCGCATCAACATCCCGGCGCTCATGGCGATGGAAAAGGACGGTGACATCGTCAACCATTCGGTCACCTTCCGGATCGAATATCGGCAGGTCGGGATGCCGTTCTCGACGTTCGGCGGCGAGGACATCACCATCCGGGGTAAGACGAACTCGCTCTATGAGGCGGCGTATCGCATCCCTCTTGAAGGGGATGGGCCTTGGGAAGTTCGCGTCACGCGGGTTTCCGATGACGAAACCGAGTCGAAAAAGCAAAGTGACATCGTCTTCGCCGGTTACACAGAGATCACGGAGAAGAACTTCACCTACCCCTACTGCCACCTGATCGCCCTTGAGGTGGACAGCGAGCAGTTCTCCGGTGTCCCGAACCGGCTCTACCACGTCCGGGGCCGGATCGTGGAGGTTCCGTCGAACTATGACGCAGCCACCCGAACTCTCTCCGGCTTCTGGGATGGCACCTTCAAGCTCGCGTGGACCAACTGCCCGCCGTGGTGCTATCGCGACATGCTGAAGAACATGCGCTACGGCCTCGGGGCGGCCTTCCGGGACGTCTATATTGACGATGCGACGCTCTATGCCCTGACCCCCTATTGCGACGAACGGGTTGACGACGGCTATGGCGGCACCGAGCCGCGCTTCAGCCTGAACGTCGCGATCACCGAGCAGCAGGAAGCCTATGACCTGATCAACAATCTGGCCTCGGTCTTCCGGGCGCTCACCTTCTGGGCATCGGGAACGATCACGCTGGCGCAGGACAAGCCGACCGATCCCGAGATGCTGGTGACCAATGCCAACGTCGAGAATGGAGAGTTCAATCGCTCCGGGACGTCGCTTCGTTCGCGCGCCAACGCCGTGATGGTGGCCTACAAGGACAAGACCAATCTCTATCAGGACGCCATCGAGATCGCACAGATGAACGGTCTGGTGGCGCGCTACGGTTACCGTCCCAAGCAAATCACCGCTTTCGGATGCGACAGCCGGGGGCAAGCGCAACGCCTCGCACGCTGGCTCCTCTATACCGAGCAGTTCCAGACCGAAGTCATCACCTATCGGGCTGGTGATGACCATGCGTGGGTCAAGCCGGGGTCCGTCATTCAGGTGGTGGACAATGACCACATCGGCACGCGCTGGGGCGGGCGGGCCGTCTACTACCAAGGCAATCTGGTCATCGTGGACGGCATCAGCGACGTCGCCTCGGTGCAACTTGGATGCCAGTTCCGCTACCTGACCAATGACCATGCGGTGCAACAGGTTGCAATCAACGCCGTCACCACCAACACCGACGGCACGGTGAGCCTCACGCTGGCCCAGAGCCTGCCGAACGACCTTCCCGACGGCTTCGTCTGGGCCGTGCTGATCCCGGGCGATCTGGAACCGGAAACCTACCGCGTGTTGACCAAGGCCGAGGTCGAGCCGGGCATCTATGAGATCAGCGCGCTCAACTACGTCGCCGACAAATACGCGCAGGTCGAGGACGGCATTGACTTCGAGAGCATAGAAGACCCGACCCGGATCGGATCAGCGCCGGGCACGCCCAGAAACCCGAGCTTGATCTTTTCGGCACGGAATGTTCCGGGCACCGAGCAGGACATCAAGGCGCTGGTTTCGTGGACCCCGTCCAGAGAGGGCGCGGCAGTCAGCGAATTCATCGTGGAAGTGCGCGTAAACGGCGGGGCCTACGCCTTCGCCGGAGAATTCGGCACGTCCAATGCCGAGATCGGCTATCCCTTCTTCCTTCGCGGCGACGATGTGCAGTTCCGCATCTGCGCACAATCTGCGTCCGGTCGCAGGTCTGAATGGGCCTATACCCCGCAGATGACGGTGACGGGGCGCAGCACCAGCGCGCGCCCGATCACGGCGGCAGGGGTCACTAACACCACCAGCGGGCCTGTGCTCTACTGGGCATTGCCAGAAGACGAGCCGGGCCTTGCCCGCGTGGTTATCGCCCGAACCCCGATGGAAAAGCTGGTGCCCGCCGCCGGGGACATCATCGCGCGGCTTGCGCCTTGCGATACCTATACCGACAGCGACGGCCCCCTTGATGTGGATCAGAAATACTGGTTCCGGACCACGGTCCACGATGCGGATGTTCCCGCTTCGCCATGGGTCGGCCCCGTAATCGGCAAAAAGCTGGCGCTGGAACCGGAGGATATTTCCGACGTCTTCAAGGACTGGCTGGATGGGTTGAAGGCAATCCGATCTGTCGCTGTCCTGCCCCCCACGGGTGAGCTTGACGAACTGGTATGGCTGATCCCCGAGAAGCGTCTGTATCGCTGGAACGGCGAAGCATGGGAGCGCGCGGTAGCGGATTTCGAGCCGACCCCAGAAGACTTCCCGGAAGACCTGCGCCCGGTCGAGGTGGTTCACGAACTACCGACCGAAGGCAATTTCGACGGTCGGGTGGTCCTGCTTCTCTCGGACGGCAAGATTTACCGCTACACGGGCGGAGAATGGTCCGCTGCCGTCGAGGCCGTCGATATTACCGGCAAGGTCGTTGCAGACCAGATTGACGACGGCGCGATCAGCATCGCCAAGTTCGCAACGGGCCTGCGCCCGGTCGAGATCGTGTCGGCGCTTCCCGGCCCGCCTCACGTTTCTGGTCGGACGGTGGTTCTGACCACGGACCATCAGCTTTACAGAAACGACGGGTCCGGATGGACCAAGGCGATCAACGCCGAGGACATAGCCGGTCAGCTTCAAGCCGCGCAGATCGCGGCTCTGGAAGCCTCCAAGATCACCGGCCAGATGACCAGCGAGCAGATCGCTGACCTAGACGCGGTAAAGCTGACCGGGCAGGTGGTCGCGGCCCAGATTGCCCAGAACGCCATTACAGCGACACATGTAGCGAACAACGCAATCACCACCGCGAAAATCGCCAACAACGCCGTCGCCTCGGCCAAGCTGGCCGCCAACGCGGTGACGTCCGAGAAGATCGCGGACGCGGCCATCACGACGGCCAAGTTCGCTGCTGGTCTGCGGCCTATCGAGATCGTGTCCGCGCTGCCCGGAACCCCGCATATCGAGGGCCGAACGGTTTTCCTGACCACGGATGGCAAGCTCTACCGGAATACCGGCGGCGGCTGGACGGCGGCTATCGCGTCAGAAGACATCGCAGGCACCATCGCCTCGGCCCAGATCGAGGCGCTTGCTGCATCCAAGATCACCGGCCAACTGACCAATGCCCAGATCGCGGCACTGGACGCGGCAAAGCTCACCGGGCAGGTGGTCTCTTCGCAGATCGCCAACAGCGCCATCACGGATGCCAAGATCGCCGGGCTGGCGGCGTCGAAGATCACGGGGCAACTTACGGACGCCCAGATCGCGCAGGTGGCCGCTGCCAAGCTGACCGGACAGGTGGTCGCCTCGCAGATTGCGGATGCTGCGATCACTACCGCGAAGTTCGCCTCGGGCCTGCGCCCGGTCGAGATTGTGTCCGCTCTGCCTACCTCGGGAAACGTCGCGGGTCGCACGGTATTCCTGACCACCGACGGCAAGATGTATCGCCATACCGGAAGCCCGGCAGGTGCCGCTGGCTTCACCGCAGCAACACCTGCGGCTGACATAACTGGGCAGCTAACGAGTGCCCAGATCGCCTCTATCGAGGCGGCAAAGCTGACGGGACAGATCACCTCTACCCAAATCGCCAATAGCGCCATCACCGACGCGAAGATCGCGGGTCTGGCCGCGTCCAAGATTACCGGGCAATTGACCGATGGTCAGATCGCTGCTCTGGATGCCGCGAAGCTCACGGGACAGATCACCTCGGTTCAGATCGCCGACAGCGCCATCACCGATGCGAAAATAGCGGGACTGGCTGCCTCGAAGATCACCGGCCAGTTGACCGATGGGCAGATCGCGCAGGTCGCTGCTGCGAAACTGACGGGACAGGTTGTTGCCACCCAGATTGCGGACGCCGCCATCACGGTGGCAAAGTTCGCCTCGGGCCTGCGCCCGGTAGAAATCGTGTCTTCGCTGCCGGGGACCGGGAACTTCGCGGGCCGCGTCGTTTTCCTGACCACCGACGGCAAGCTCTACCGACACACCGGATCGCCTGCTGGTGCAACGGGTTTCACCGCTGCCACCCCGGCAGGGGACATTTCCGGTCAGCTTTCCAATGATCAGATCGCCGCAATCGAAGCGGCAAAGGTGACGGGACAGATCGTGTCCGAGCAGATCGCGGCCAGCGCGATCACCGCGACAAAGCTCGCCATCGGCGACATGACCAACCTGATCACCGATCCCAACTTTGTCGAGCTTGGCACCTACTGGACGCCGAGTGCCGCGACCCTCTCGCCAATCGTCCCCACCGATCCCGCAAGATGGCTGTCGAACCGCATCATCCTGATCGCCGCTGATGCGAGTTGGGGTCAGGCCATCAGCCAGACCTTCAGCGTAGACGCGAATACCGAATATTTCCTGTCTGCACTGACCACCTCCTTCGGCGGCCCGGGAGGCCCGGAAAATTCGACGGCTAGACTCACCATCAACTGGCTCCTCGCCGATGGAACGTGGACGGGCGTCGTTCTCGTCGGGTCGGCCATCACTACTAGTTGGAACCCCACGCTGCTGTCTGGGAGCGTAACCGCTCCGGAGACCGCCATTGGCGCGCGCGTTCAACTGCAAGCCACCGGCGCGACCGGCGCGGTGGCGCGCTTCTCCAATCCGACCGTGCGCCGCAAGAGCAGCACGGAAATGATCGTTGACGGTGCGATCAATGATCTGAAGCTCGCGTCCAACGCCGTCACGGCGGCCAAAATCGCTGCGAACGCCGTCGGCAGCACCAATATCGCTGACAACGCGGTGTCCACGCCCAAGCTGGTCGCCGGATCGGTCGAGACGTCGAAGCTGGCCGCAGGTTCCGTCGTCGCCGACAAGCTGTCCGCCAATGCGGTGACGTCGGAAAAGATCGTGGCCGGGGCCGTCACGGTCGGGAAGATCGCCGCCAACGCGGTGACCGCGACGGAAATCGCGGCGGGAACCATCGTCGCCGCCAACATCGCCACCAATGCTGTCACCACAGCGAAGATCGCGGCTGGTGCCGTGACGGCAACCGAGATCGCTGCTGGGGCAGTCGTTGCCGACAAGGTAGCCGCCAACGCCGTCACCACGGCCAAGATTGCCGCAGGCGCGGTGACTGCAAACGAAATCGCAACCGGGGCGGTTACCGCTGACAAAGTTGCTGCCAACGCCATCACCGCAGGGAAGATCGCAGCGGGGGCCATCACCGCCGCAGAAATCGCTGCCGGGGCGATCACGACTTCCAAGCTGCTGATCTCGGATACCACCAACCTGTTCCCCGACTACGACGGTCTGGACCTCGGCCTCTACTCTTCCAGCGCCAACATCTCGCAAATCGCGGCGATTGTAGCCGCCGTTGGTCGATACGAAATCTCCGTCTCCAACGCGGACACGTCGGTTACCACCGCATGGTTCCCGCTGGAAGCCGGGACGGAATACCTCGCGAGAGGGGCCTGCCGCGTGGGGTCCGCCGGAGCCGGGAGGAACGTCACTCTTAGCATCGAATTCGGCTCCCTTGATGCTGCTGGCGCGGTCACCCCGACCCGTCAGGTCCAAATACAGCAACGGCTCGGATCGTCGTCGCTTGTGCCTGCGACCGTTGCGGTGACGACAGGTTCGACCGAACGTCGCTTCAGATTTGTCATGGTGTCGGAAGGTGTCGCCGGGACCGGGACCACGGCCCGCATGAGCGGCTTGAGCCTGCGTCTCCGCATGGCAGGAGAGCTTATTGTGGACGGCGCGATCACGTCCACGAAGATCGCCACCAATGCGGTGACTGCCGATGCCGTCGCCGCCAATGCGATCACCGCCAATGCCTTGGCTGCCAATTCCGTCACGGCGGGAAAGATCAGCGCGGGTGCGGTGACCGCCGCCAAGGTGGCTGCCGGGGCTATCGAAGCTGCCAGCATCGCCTCTGGTGCGATCACAGCAGACAAGTTGTCCGCCAATGCGGTGACTGCCGACAAAATCCAAGCCAACGCTGTGACCACGGCCAAGATCGCGACGAATGCTGTCACGGCCAACGAAATCGCGGTCGGGACCATCATCGCCGAAAACATCGCGGCCAACGCCATCACCACCCCGAAAATCGCGGCGGGCGCAGTCGAAACGGCCAAGTTGGCCGCCGGGTCTGTGGTCGCCGACCGTATCGCCGCAGGCGCGGTGACCGCCGACAAAGTGTCGGCCAACGCCGTCACCGCAGACAAGATCGCGGCGAATGCGGTGACCACCCAGAAGATCGCGACAAACGCCGTCACGGCAAACGAGATCGCCGCTGGAACTATCGTTGCGGCTAATATCGCGTCGAACGCTGTCACGACTGCCAAGATCGCGGCGGGTGCTGTGACGGCCAATGAAATCGCCGCCGGGTCGATCACCGCCGATAAGGTCGCAGCCAATGCCATCACGGCGGGAAAGATCGCCGCTGGGGCCATCACTTCTACCGAAATCGCGGCCAACGCCATCACGGCAGACAAGGTGCTGATCGGCAATACCGCGAACCTTCTGGCCGAACCCGACTTCAATGCAGGTGGCGCGGGTTGGACTGGTGTCCCCAGCGCCAACTTCAACATCGTCAGCGGGATAGGCCCGCAAGGCAACATGATCAACATGCTGCGGGCCACCCCAACAGCGGCGGACGTCAGCGTCAACAACAGGGATTGGCGCGTCACTACGCAGACGCTTCGCCAAGTCGTTCCGGGGTCGGCATTCCGATACACGATGACGGTTCGCCTTGTGAGCGGGAATTCTGGCTCGATCCGCATCAACCTAGTTGAGCGCGTGACCCCGGATGGATCGAACAACTGGATCAATCCGGTTATCGCCGACGCCGCGACCATGACGCCCGGAGAATGGGTCACCCTGACCGGAGAGAGGGCATTGCCGTTTGCCCGGGGCTTCATGGGCCTGCGTGTCCAATGCTCCAACGCGGTCGGGACAGTTTTCGAGGTTGCCGACGTCTCCATGCAAATGATGGGGACGGGGGAATTGATTGTTGACGGGGCCATCACCTCGCTCAAGATCGCCACCGGCGCGGTTACCGCAGACGCTGTTGCGGCCAATGCGATCACCGCTGACAAGGTTGCGGCCAACGCCATCACGGCAGCCGCCATTTCGTCGGGCGCTGTCACCGCTGCCAAGGTCGCGGCTGGTGCCATCAAAACGGCCAACTTGGCCGCCGGGGCTGTGAAGCCGACACTCTTGCCGCCANCGCCGTCACCGCAGACAAGATCGTATCCAATGCGGTGACCACCGCAAAGATCGCGGCGGGCGCTGTCACGGCGAACGAAGTCGCGGCCAATGCGATCACCGCCGTCAAGATCGCGGCGGGCGCAGTCGAGACTGCCAAACTGGCCGCCGGGTCGGTTGTGGCAGACAAGCTGGC